TAAAGAAAAATTCATAGTTCCATATTTTTTATATTTAATATACTGATAAGCATATTCAACCAAAGCACCTATCAATGTTGAATGTTGATAATAATTTGGTTCACCTTGACAACATACAATCACATTGAATTTAGGATTTTTGCAATTTCTTTGTATCATTCATCATCACCTTCTTTCGGAATACACCTAAGAGAATGACACTTCAAACGAATTAACAAATCACCTTCGTATATATACCCACAATCACAAACACAAATATGATGTACCATATTAAAAGCCATTGTTTTTCCGCATTTAGGGCAAGTTAGAAAAATAGTATCATTCATTCTTCATCAACTGCCTTTTCTATAATCTGCCAGTACAAAGTTTTACATAACGGATTACCTGCAAGATAACAGATATTCTTTGTTTCCAAACAAAAGGAATCCTCGTTATTTATCTTAATGTAAGTGTTGCCTACAAACTGTCTTTCTTTATCAAAAGGCGTAAAGAACTCCCCTATCTCCAAGTCTTTATATGGAACTATTTTAACGTCATACATTTTCGTTGCCCTCTTCTTTCCATTCCATTTCTGCTCCACAGTGGCAAAAAGGGAATTTATCAGGATATTCAAACGGTTTGGTATTAATCACTCTTTGGCACTTAGAACAAAAGAATTTATACTTATCGTTCTTTATCCTTATCCACTCACCTATATTTATTCTTGGGTTTAAATTTTTACCAATTCTCATTCCGTATGTGTATCCTCTATGATATCCACGTTGAATTTCATTGGCTCTGATTGCCCCCAAGTTTATTGTCGGAAGATTCTTTATTTTCGATAACAGTTCGAGAACATATTCAGGAGCGTTTTGACAGATATTCTCCAACTCCTCTACTATCCCTTCAACCTCGTAATGGCTTATATATAAGCCAAATCGAGGCGAGGGTTTATCCTCGTCACAAAGAGATTTTCCATCGTTACACACGGATAATCCAGTGGAAATAGACAATTCATAAGGCTGTCCATCTGTTCCGTACTCAATCCTCTTGTCCATCGTTGTCTCCTGTTTCATCAGTATAAAACTTTTTTATAAACTCGATACTTCCATAATTTTTAGGATTTATGGTAATAAGTTTTACTTCTCCTTCAATGATTTCTCCTGCAACTGTATGCAAAGTCAGAAAGTCTATGTTTCCTAATGTGATATTTTTAAGTTCTGATTCAATATAAGCCAAACTTTCACTAACTTCGTATTCTTTATCGAAGTATGGATTTCTAACCGTTATCAGCGTCGTTATCCTCGTTACTTTGCTCATTGTTTTGCTCCTTTAGGTATTCCAAAACCTTCTCCAACATATTAATAATGCTTTGTTTGTTATAAGCACTCGTGTTTAATTCGTCAGACAAATCTTCCAACATATATGCAAAAGAAGGAAAATCGTTTTTGCATATTAGTGATAAATCGTTTAAAAAAATAGCCTGCGCTACTATTGGCAAATCCCAAATTTCTTGTGCAAGTTCTTCAGGTGTTAACCATATATCAACCTCAAACGTCTTTTTCATTGTTTTGCTCCTTTTCTAAAGCCTCTGTTACACCTTCTTGGCTTATCAAATCGCCTATTGCGTCCTGTTGCCTTAATGCCTCTTTTATCTTTTCTTTCATTTTGCAATCCGAACACCCTGTTTCCCTGTAAGAACACTCGCCACAAATGTTAAGTTCACAATTTCCATGACGGTCTGTTTCTTTAAGTGCCTTGATAGCCATATTTAAGGCTTCTTTTGTCATTCTGTATCACCTCTCTTTCTCTTTTACATCCATATATTTTTCACAATCAGAAGAATTGACCATCGTGAAGTGAAGCGTTAAACACCGCACCTGCAAGTGAATCTGCGATATTCTTGGAATGGTCTGCATCATGGTCTACACGACCTGTTTGATTATCTTGTTTAAGATTTACCAATTCGGTTATCAGTTCTTCTTGGTGTGAGAGAATCATAATTCTTCTTTCTATCAGAGCCGTTTTAAACGTTTGGTATCCGTCAGGTTTCTTATCCAAAGAAACGATAGTAGTATCTTCAAAGCCTGTTGTTTTGAATGTCTGCATCATATCTCTGCTTTGAAAACTATCAAGAGATATTCCTTTTATGTTCCAACCTAATTCGTTTTTTAAATAATATACAAATTCTCTGTCCTTCCTAAAAGATATCTCCGACCCACTAGGACACTGAATGCCGATAGAAAATACCTGTCTGTATGCTAGTTCTTTTATTTTGGTATGTTCTTCTGTGAAGAAGCCACATCCTTGTCTATTAGTGTATCCTAGAACTGCTACACAACTTATTCCTTTACGGTTTCCTACCAACGAACGATTAAAATGAATAAACAAAGGTTTCGTGTAGATTTCAGGCGGTACTTTTTCAGGCTCGAAAAAATCCTGATATTTGAGTTGGTCTAACATTCCGATAGTCAGGACATTTGACTTAAACGGATTGTCTTGTGGAATAATACACTTCTCCAACGATGAATAATCAATGTATTGAAGTTTTCTTTTTAGAGCCTCATGGTTAATTAAATCATTGTTCATTCTTTTTTACCTCTCTTCCTTCTGAACTCTTTGATTTTATCTTTTATATCAAGAAAAATAACTAAGATAACCCAAAAACCAATAACAACAAACAACAAACCCCACCCGATAATTTCTTCAATCATCTTTAATTTAAAATACATTTCCATTCTTTATCACCTCTATCTTTCTTAACGAATTATCTCGATTGATTCTTCGATAGTTTATGCAAACACTTCAAAAGAGCGAACTCGTTTCTCGTTATCCTCTTTGACAGTCTGTTTAGTCTCCTGACTACCCTGTTAGTCTCACGGATATTCGGATGTTCATTGAGTGACTTAGTTGCTTCGTATAAGAGCCTGTCAAACTCTTCAGAATGTCTCTTATTTATCGTCATAAGGCGTTGAGTGATAAGAGACCTTATAAACTCGTTCCTGTCGCTTACAGGCTCTCCTAGAGCCTCTATACAGTCCCTTATGATATCAGGGTCAAGATTTAATTGTTTTGAAAACATTTTTAATACCGCCTGACTTATAATCCTTCTTATCTAAAGCCTTTTCGAAATCAACGATTCTCTTTGCTATGCTCGCCCTCTCGCTCTGTGGAATACCTGCCAGTTCCATTGCTTTCTCAAAGGTCTCGTTCTCTATCCTGTAATAGTGGTGAACAAGAAGTGTCTGTAAAGCCCACTTGCACTCTTCCGTTGTAGGTATCTGAATCGTTTGTCCACCATAGAACTTAATCAGATTAGCAAAACTCTTGCTGTCGGTCAGGTAAGCCAACTCATTAAGCAGGGCATACTTCGGATTGTCAGAGGAAGCGTACAACAGCACACACATCATTGAAAAGGTATCTTCTCTTTTAAGGCTATCCATAATGTCCATCTTAAAGTCCTCCTAGTGGTTCAACCTGTTCCTTAAAGGATTCCAGTGCAAAGTTTTTTATCACATTAAACGATTTGTCTTCTTCGGAATACAGGTCAGATATGATTGCGTCCATAAGGATTCTATATAGCATCCTCGTATAATTCTCGTCCTCTTCGGTCTGATTAAAACTCACAAACCTGCTGTTTGCTATTGACAGTGTTAGCGATATTTTTGCGTTCAGATATTCCTTAGTGTCAGGATAGAAGGTTGAGGCTTCCAAGGCTCTGTCTATCATTCTAGGTATTCCCTCGATAACACTTCTCATACAGATATTGCTTATATCGGGATTATCTATTGAAGAAGCACTGCCCATCCTTATTATGACTTCTTCAAGGTTAGAGTATTTCCCTGTACAGTCTACTATCCTAGGCTGATAATCTCTCTTCCATATCTTGATGTAGTTATGATACCAAGAATTTATGTATCCAATCCAAGATATAATATCAAACCTCTTCATGTACATATCGGTTGCCAACAGGTTTGCTACGAGGTCACAATCTTCTTCAGTGTTGAGAAGTTTGTTCCTCATTAAGAAGCATTTGCATAAGAAGTGGATGCGTTCATATATCTTAGGGTCGTCAGGGTTTTCTGCCAACATATCCTTGATATTCTGCTCCATCGTAACAAGTCTCATGTCATGCTCCTATCAGATTTCTTTGCAGTCCTGACAGATAATCATAGAGTTTATTTCTGAACTCTTCCTGCTTATCTGCGGTAGTTAGTTCGTCATACTTCTTAGCAAACAGGAATATCATGTTGTCAGGAAGATTGTAATTGCTCTTCAGATAACCATAGGCTATCTGTCTCTCTTCCTCATAGAACTCTTTAGGAAGCGGTTTAGTGAATCCGCAGACTTCGGTCTCAAATTCAATCTTACGTTCTATGTCTTCTTCGGTCATGCTTGCTTTCATTATCATATCAACAAGCCTGTACTTTAATTGGGACACTCCCATACTGTCAACAGCCTGTACATCCTCAATAGCCTTGAATATCTCTTTGGTGGAAGGAAAGTAATCACTCTCCTTTGCTACCTGACCGCAAGCCTTTATGAAGGTCTCGTCAGGGATATCTCCAAATAACTGCATCCAGTCTGCCGTGAATAAAGCCTTATCTTCTTTAGTCTTATCTCTGAAGAAATAAGGGAAGTGTGTTTCGAATGTCTTTAACGCTAAAACAACTGTCTCTTCTTTCATGTTGTCTCCTTACAGTCCACATTCTTTAAGAAATGCCTTTTGTTCTTCTTCCGTCATACCACCTGAATGATTGTTAGTAGGCAACGACAGTGGTGTGGAGAACGAAAGTTTAAGTTGCCCATCTATATTTCTTAACGATTTTTCGGAATTGATTCTCTTCAACTCGTCACCGAAATAGTCGTTGGAATCTTTTACTTCAAAGAAACCATCCCAACATCTTTCTATGCTCTGATTGATAATTGCTTCTACCAATCTGACATTATCTCCACCGAGTTTTAAGAGTTTATTTACACTTGTTCTTACTGTTCCTTCTGTCTTCATTTCATATTTCTTGCCTTTTGCTTTTCTCATTTCAGCAAAATCAAGATATGCCTTAACCAAGTTAGGATTATTTACAAAGATAGGGAAGTCATCTAAGACAGTTTCAACCATAGATTTCTTTGCTTTAGTTTCTTTAAATATATTATTATTTTTGTTATTATTTGTGTTATTATTTGGTATTGCTTTGCCCTGTGGGTCACATCCATTTGCCCTGTGGGTCACATCCATCTGCCCTGTGGGGCAAATGGACAACGAAGGGGTTTCTACGGTTTTTAAATGCAAATCAGCATACCATTTCGTCTTATCACAGGCATCATCGTTATAACAGCCTGTCTTTATATATCCCGAATCTTCCAACTTCTTTAGCGAGGTTCTTATCTGCTTTTCAGACATATAAGGAAACTGCTTTTTGTAAGCCTTAATACTGTTATACGTCCAATAGTATCCGTCATAAAAATTCAAATTATTTTCTTCGTTATGTTCACACCAATAAGAAATATTGGCATAGAGAATTGCTGACATTATGCCTACGTCCAAGGCAACATCAGTATCAAAATAATTCTTCCTGTTTTTGTTAGAATCGCTCATACATTAGTTCTCCTGTTCCTTATATTTCTTCTCAAATGCCTCCCACGCTTCATCCGTACCTATGTTATCAGCAACAGCGTAATCTATTGCTTTTATGACTTCGTTTATAGGAAGGTCGGAACTATACCACTCTCCGTCCAACCTGTATCCAAGTTTCGTGTATGTGTTGTGCATCCTTTGTTCAATATCAAAAGCAACATCGCTTTCAATCTTATAGATTAGTTCAAGAGGGAATGGTCTTGTGTCAAGTTGCGACATTCTTTTCTCTACGTTGATAGAATATCCTATTTTATATTTATCAGCGCACTTCAATATATACACAAATCCTTTATTCCTAATCTTTTCTTGTTTTAAATTTGTTGGAAAATCAGAATCATTATTTTCTATCAATTCTGTTTTTAAAAAAGTAGTATAAAAGAACATCCTACCATTCGGTGTTTCTAAGGACAAGCAATCTATAAAATTGCTATTATAGAGACACTTTAAACATTCGATAATTTTCTCGTTAGAAATATAAGGTATAGAATCTTTAACATCTTCAAGAGTTACGCTTGCGTATATCAGACCGTCTATAATCTTCTTTTTTGCTTTACTCATTACGCACCAACGTTTTAGAAAATGGTAAACTATGGAAGCCTCTATCCCAATTTTCATAGCATCAACTTCAATTTCGTGTTCAATTCCAAAGCAATATCCCATAAAAACCTCCCATATCTAGTGGTATTTTTTTGTGCAAACCCCACATATAGTTGCCTTAAACAACCGAAAAAAGGGTAAAAAAAACCGTCTGTGAAGGTGGCTCTTCACTGACGGAATGTTGTTGCATTGAATTGCATTGAAGCCACCCAATGCAACGTTTGTAGAAATAATATTAACACAAGCATTTTAGAAATGCAAGTATCAATCAGATATCAAAAGGCAAATCGTCACCTTCCTCTATAACAGGAGCAACAGGCTCTTGTCTTGGTGCAGGTGCAGGTCTGCTATTGTTCCCACCACTAGATGCACCACAGAAATTAGCGGTCTCTACAAGAACCTCGGTAACAAACACCTTTTTGCCGTTGTTGTCATCATAGTTACGTGTCTGAATCTTGCCGTTCACGACAATCATATCTCCCTTATGAAAATACTGACCGATGAACGAGGCTGTTCCACGCCACGCTACGCAGTTGATAAAGTCAGTCGCCTTATTACCACTGCTGTCTTTAAAGTCTCTCTCACAGGCAAGTGTGAACGAGGCACACGCTACCTGATTTGTTGTGTTCCTAAGTTCAGGGTCTTTTGTGAGACGACCCTGCAAACATACGTTATTGAGCATATGTATCTCCTTCCTTGTTATAAATTAAACGGCAGTTCAACGCCATCTTCGTCTATGATAGGTTCAGGCTGTGGTTCGGGCTTTGGCGGTTCTTCTGCCTTTGCCCTTCTCTTAGCCGAACACTCCATACAGATTGGCACTCCGTACTTCTTCTTAGTAGCCTCGGCTATCTTACTTGCTGATACGCCTTGATGTTCCTTAATCTCACCCTTGCAATCAGCACAGATAAGAGGCTCGATAGGCTTTGTAACAGTCGTTGTCTTAACAGTCTGCTTTGGTGCTGATACAGGCGCATAATCTTCGCTATGGTCTTCAGGCAAATCCTCTTTGCTGTATACACGCAAGCCTAAACCGTGTCTTGCGATACACTTTGTTGCACACCTCTGAATAGCCTTGGTTACATCAAAAGAGGTTACGCTGTCCAATGGGATACTCTTATTCCTGTAATCCATGACAGGCAGATACTCAATCTGTTCCAACCCCTTAACAACTACACCAACCTTAACCCATGCGGTCTTACCGTCAGTATGATAGTTCCATCCATCCTTGTTCTCATAAACAATGATATTAGCATCAGGAAATTGCTTTTTAAGTTCGTTCCACGCAAAAACCCAAGAGACGTAAGAAAAGCCGTTTCTCTTTTCGGTATAGTCGGTTATGTCTATCTTAGACAGATTCTTAAAAACGTCTGCGTCAATGTAATCCTGATAGTTACACATTATCTTTTACCTCCTTCCATAAGTTCGGATGACGAAGCAAGAAGTTTATCACGTTCCCTGCTTCGGCTAGTGCCACGGCACTGTACGAAGCCTTATACTTCGTTGTCTTATCATTAGATGTAGAAACAATCCTCTCAAAATGGTCTTTTAGGTCTATGAGTTCATCCCTTACATCTACACCGTCCATTATACTAAACAATCTGTCCGTTTTAAGGGACACTTTATTGTTTTCTGTCATTACTCCACCTCCTGTAAAATGCTTAAATAACGGTCTTTTTCGTACTTACAATCCACTGTGTCCAAGAACTCGATGAACTTCTGTTTTACATCAAGGTCTGTGAAGTCGTGAACCTGTTCTTCGGTCTCGGAAGACCCTTCTTCCGAGTAGACATTCAATAACTTGAAAGCGATTATATTCTTGCGTTCAGAAAGAATCTTCTGATAGGTTTCTTTGTTATTGTATTCACTATACTTAACGATAAAAGCATAATTGAATCTACGGTCAAAAGTATCGAGGATTGCTTCAAGGTCTGATGAATCTTCAAATCCTTCAATTCTTCTGAACAAGATAGCATTAGGATTTTCGAACCTCAATGTTTCCATTGTATCTGTGTCATAGATAAAAGCAGAAGGAACGTAGTCTTGGTCATCCGAGAAAGAATGAGAAAAAACAGACCCTATGTTATTTACGCTGTGTTTGGTCGTTCTCAATCTGCTAGGAACATGGATGTGACCATTAGCCACAAATCCAAAGTGTTCGGCAAGTTCCTCTGACCTTATTCCTGTTTCCAGTTTCACTCCGTCCCTGATGTAACTCTCTTTGATATCTATGTGAGATACCAAGACGCTATTCGATATTGACATCAGAAGAGCCTCGTCGATATCCTCTGCATCCATATACGGTAGGATAGAAAGTACGTCGTTTATCTTTGTAGGTTTATCCACAACGACCACGTTCTTATATCCTGATAGGATATCTGAAGCGTTGAAGTTATCGTTGACCTTCTCATGGTTTCCTACTGTTACGTAGTGAGGAACATCAACCTTCTCGAAGTATCCAAAGAACCTGCGTATCGCTTCAAGTTCCTCTGCCTTGACCATCGTGCTGTCAAAAGTGTCTCCACCGTTCACGATACAGTCAACGTTGTTTTCTTCGGCTAATTTGGCAAGCCACTTGCCTGTCTCTATGACCCTTCTAAGCCTAACCGTAAACTTAGGGAACTCCGTTTCCTCGTCTATATAGAGAGGAAGTATGCTACTGTTATAAGAACAGTGTAAATCTGTGTAAATCAGAATCTTCATGTTTCGGTAATACCTCCTGACATTCTTAACGAATAAGACGGTTTGAATCTCCGATTGTTAGGGTAGTAGCAATTTACACAAACGACTACCCTAACTATTGTGCAACTTGTCAACTAGGTATTAGGGTAGAATAATGATAATCTTAAATCACACACCAAACAATACAAGATGCAACGCAAATGGAGGTTTTTCTATGAACGATTTTATTAATGAACATTTTTCCGAGTTAGATAACTATATCAAGTCTGTCGCTAGAAGGTTCTCGTACAGCATCCGTGGAATGGAGACTGACGACTTGTATCAGGAACTTTGGCTTGACGTTTGTTCCAAGAACTATACTGAAATGCCTTTGGCGATAACAGCCATCCGTAATAAGGCTAAAGATATCTACTTCAAGGAGAAGGTTCATCTTTCCGACAGATATCTTACCGACGACGAAACCCTCTGTGATATCTTCCTCTTGGAAGAAACTTTGGATGAATATCTCTTCTATATTTCCAACGATGACGAGCATGACAGGGACACTCTCGCTGACATACGCAAGATAGTGGATTCCTTGGATGGTAAGTACAGGAAGTACGTTATCTGCAAGATGTATCTTGACTGCAATATCGAGGAGTACGAGGACGAGTTCAACAGCATTACTGCTAATCTTCCTAAGAATCAGAAGGACGAACTTCTCGGACGTAAAAAGATTGTCAAGAACGATTCACAGAGGAACTTTACTGGTCTCGGTATCGACACCTTGATTTCCAAGTATGTCCTGAATTTCACATCGAAGAACTACATCTATACCTTCAAGAGAGACCTGAAGGAGAAGTTCGCACAGGCTCTTGCCTAACATTACAGCAGTATTACAGGTAGATTGCAGAGAGATTACATTTGTAAACTTTCTGTTAAGTCTACCCTATACCTGTTGACATATACTACCCTACGTGGTAAGGTTAGGGTACAATACTACTATATGTTTAGGAGGAACGCCTATGAGATTTGTTTACAGTGATGGTGGCAGGAGCAACTACTTCAAAGCCACAAAGGTTGGAGATTGTGTAGTACGTGCTATCGCCAATGCCACAGGGATTGACTACAAGGCTGTCTATGACAGTATCAATGCCTTGGCTAAGAATGAGCGCAAGAGCAAGTATAAGAAATCACAATCAAGAAACGGAGTACGCAGGACTACCGCAAAGAAGTATCTTGAATCCCTCGGTTGGGTATGGAAGCCGTGTATGACCATTGGTTCAGGTTGTCAGGTTCACCTTACAGAATCCGAACTCCCTTCAGGCAATCTGATTCTATCCCTGTCTAAGCACTTCACCTGTGTTAAGGATGGAGTTCTCTACGATACCTACGATTGTAGCAGGGACGGTGACAGATGCGTATACGGTTATTGGTACAAGCCAAATCTCGATGCCGAATGGACTGTGTTAGGAAGAGTTGTTACGTCAATTCAAAAACAACAGTTCCATGAGGGAGATATCGCAATCCTTCATACCAATAGCCACGATTGGAAGGTCAAGGTTATTATTCCTTTTCAGGAAGAGGACGGTTCTTGGTATTACGAGGTTGAGTGTATTGACCCTGAAGTATCAGAGTGCGTTCGTAAGAACTTTCACAGAGACGTTGCACAAGACAGATTAAGGAGGGTGTAATATGGCAAAGACAAAATGGGCTACCACTAGAAAGTGGGATGCAAGCAAGGTAGAAGTTGAATTTGAGAAGAGGCTTGCAAAAGATGGATTCAGCATCAAAGGCATTAAGGAGTATACTACTCTGACCGCCTATCTTATAGAAAAGGACGGAATAGAAACAGAATTTCGTATCTGTCATACAGGGGGAATATCGGTTGTTGACTTATACAATAGTTTCCTCTCTTTCCACAAAGTTAGTGAAGAATACTACAAGGTTAAAACAGAGTATGAGAAGAAAATGAAAAAAGATAACGAGGCGAAGCAAATGTCACGTGATGAATACACATCAAAAGAAATGCAGTGGTGCTCCTCTGTGTTGAAGGGAATTGATTTAAGGATAAGGCAAAACATGGATATGTTTAGTCGTATTGATATCACAGCGTTAAGGATGGCAGTAGCCATAATAGAGGAAACGATTTCAAAGCAGGAGCATTTTGAAAAGGAGGTAAAATGATATGGCAAAATCTATGACAGTAAGAGCGTTGATGCACGAGTATTGGATGAACAATCCTGACGGTCACTTCTTCGACCCTAAAACACTACGTTTCTTTGGAGAAACTATCTCCGATATGCGTATCGAAGGAGTAAAAGAGATAGAGACATACAGGGGAGAAAAGCATCAGTGTTATGTCCTGTCTTCCCTTCAGAAGAATCACCCGATGGGTGCAACAAGAGTTAATCATTATTTCGATGTGAACACGTTTGAGTTCATACCACAGTAAGAGAGGAGAATCAGTATGGGCATTTTTGACAAAAAGGTAAAGTATGAAGAGATAGTATCCGTTGCTACGGATAAGATTGCCAAGGTGAGGCATTACGGAGAAACTATCAGCCGTATCTCGTTGCTTCAGTACATCTATCAGTTCTTCGCTAGTAAGCGTGGACAGGTAGACTTCCATGACGCTATGGATGTAGTCGAGGCTTTCTATATGTCAGGTGACGTAAAAGCCTGACATATAATCGTAATAAATATCTTCTTGACATATACTACCCTATCGCTTATAATCAAGATAACTACTAGGACAGGAGGTACAGACCATGACAATTTTCAAGTTCTTGTTTTGGGGATTCAATCTCCTTCTTGCTTGCAAATGGACTGTCTTCTCTATCGAGTGGTTAGAGACGGACAAGCCTAGCAGAGAGTGTTATTGGAAGTACGTTCTCCGCAGGATGTTTCCTGAATTTTACGACAGGTTTTTGTGATAGGAGGAATTGCTAATGGATAAGTTTAACAGTTTGATGACCTGCTTTATGTTGGTCTTCTTCACTTCTCTTATGGGAGTTATCTTCCTTTGGTTCGAGAAGGAAATGGGTGGCAGTCTCATAGACGACCTTAGAAATCTTTTCAGAACCACTGGTGATTCTAAGAAGCAGATTCGTTAAGAGAATTAGGTGGGAGTGCCTCAACGTGCCGAGGACTTTAAAAGAGGGTGTTCCTTCGCTGTGAATGGCTAGGATTGTAATTGAGACCCGAACCCCCCTTCTCCTTTTAAATGCGAGGTGACTATGATGAACGAGATTTTGATTTATCCATATAAGTTCGTAGCCGAAAAGGTTACTACTAACTTGTACTTGATTCGCATATCCAAGTTGAAGACCGTATGGTTTGAACATCTTCATGGGAGTAAGACCTTCGAGTTTGACCGTGAAGTAGGTTGGATGAAAACAAGTAAGTATTGGGCATTAGATATGCCGAGACCGTTTGATTACCACGACTTCTATACATGGTGTAAGGAGTGGTTAGAGAATAAGCAGGAGGAACAGAGAAGTGTTGAAACAGAAGTTGTATGAAAAGATTGAGTATTTGGAAGAAACTGCCAAGACCTATTGGCGGTACGCCAAATACGACAAAGAGGGACTTGCTTCAAGATACGAACAGGATGCCCTCAAATTTGATAAGAAAGCCGACTTGTTTCGTTCTTACATTGACAGGATTGATAAGGGAGAACCCATCTGTAATTGTGAAAACTGTGTTTTCTACAATCCTAATTATGTAGACAAAGACAAGCGTACAGGAATCGAGTTTCATTGTAACTATTGTGAACAGAAGAACCTTGCTTGCTATGACACAGAGTTCGTTCTGTTCTGTGAATCTATGAAGGAGCGTTGATATATATGATGGAGTATTTCGTTGGAGACTTTAGATTTGAGTTGGATAACGACAGTTGTACTATCCACATCTTTGAGCATAACTATAACACCTACGAGAGAATAGATTCGTTCTATGGCACTTTCCCGATGGGCAAGAATTTGTTCAAGGCGTGGTGTGAGAACTGGTACGCCAATAACTAGGAGGAATAAAATGTACAAGCCACCCATAGAGATAGAATCTTATGATAATTTTATAGAAGAAACGTCTAAGGAATTTGCGAATCAAATTGAAAAAGAGACCTTCAACGTCATTCAAAGATTCGGTATCGTTGTTGATAGGGAAGAACTCATAAAAGCATTGAGATATGATAGAGATTCCTATACCAAAGGATATAACGATGCTTTAAAACACGTTTCTAAGAGAGTATCGGAACTTATTGAAGAATGTATGATTAAAACCGAGGAGGGCGAGTAATGAAACTATTACCATTAGTTTGTAGTCAGTGTGGGGGTCACTTAGACCCTGAAACCTTCACCTGTAAATCCTGCGGTACATCATTCGTTTCTAAACTGGGCAATCTGACATTCATTCAGGTTGAAGTTGGAGATATGGCATTTAACCAAGTGAATATGTATATGGAAAAAATACAACAGGAAATAAAAGCCAATGTAGGAGAAGACGAGAAGTTTATCATTCTTCCTACAAGAAATGGCATGGGTGCTGTAACGGTAAAGCAGTTTAAGTATTTAAAGGAGTAACAAAGATGGGAATAGAAAAGGTTAAAAACTGTCCGAATTGTGGAGGCATCCTGAACGATTCGGGTTGTTGTTTATTCTGTGGAAGTAGGGTCTATGACTTTGCTGACCTTTACCTTGCCACAGAAGATATCCCTATACATTCTGATGTTTACATCGGAATAACAGACCATCAAGAGAAAACAACATTCTATCCTGCCTATAATTCTAGTGCTCTTTTTGATTTTAGTTATGATAATGATGTTTATGTAGATTTATGGGGCAGGAGCACACGTTTTAGAAGACCTCCTTCTGTTTCCATAAGTCTTAGTTTTTATCTAACAGGAAATCCTATTGAAAACATTATGGAGGACAAAGAAGGAGAGATATGTCCTAACTGCGGTGGTCACTATGATTCCTTCGGAAGATGTACTTCCTGTGGAAGCAAGATATATCACTTCTCGCTTATTCCGATAACTCTTCCTTATTATCGTCAGGCAAAGAAAGAAGGGAAGCAGTATATCAGAGCAAGAGCAAACAACGAGATAATTCAATTTCCTGTGAAATATGTATCTGAATGCGAAAGAACATTTCGTGGAGGTATATATGACGAACTCATTGTAACGTTTGAGACTTACGAAGATGAAATCATAAAGGAGACAATAGATGAAAGTTAGTAAAGAAAGAATAAGAGAACTCAATGCACTAGGAATACAATTAAGTATGGTAGTAAGTCATATAAAAGCATTTAAGGCTAAAGACGAGGAAGAGAGTTCTTTTAGAAATAGTTATATAAAGAATTTATATGAAGCATATATAGAACTTTTGAAAAGTGTAGAGGTAGAGGATATAGAGTGTGAGCAGTGTGGTAGTGCTTCTATGACCTGTTCGTTTTGTGAGTGTGGAACAGAACATACAAGAAATGGCACAAAATATAGTTTGAGTACATTACGTAAGGCTATTAAGGAGGCAGAAATGAAAGAAATTCATAACGGCATTATCGAAAAGGCAGATGTAGGATTTGACGGAGATTGGCTCTTTACCTATCACCTTCAGTTAAGAGGTGCAGGGACAGGATGTATCTTCGGAGGTCATTGTCTCGGTAAGAGAATGGAGAACAAGTTCTATTTTGATTCAAGGAGCATCGTTGCTCTTATGAAGATTCTTGATGTAGTAGGAGCAGACAACTTCAAGGAGTTGGAAGGAAAGCCTATCAGAATTATGGAAGAGAATTGTTCAGTAATAGGCATAGGGAATTTCTTAGAGGATAAGTGGTTTATCCCTAGAGAGTTCTTCGCAGTAAAAAAGGATTGGGAGGTCTTAGAAGATGATAACAACAGTGGAACAAAGGTTGACGAGAATCTTTGGTGAAGGACACGTCAGGAAGAGCAAACAGAACCTTCCTGACAAAGTTCTGTTTATGAATGACACAACGGAAGAGAAGTGTTCTCATACAGGATATGATGTTCTCGATGGAGAAGATACGCCTAATAATTGGTGGCACTGCTATGTTGACATGGCAGGACGTTACCACTTGGACAGATAAGGAATTACTATGGGATATCGTTTAAATGTTTACAGAGTTACCAAAGCAGACCTAGAGAGCGAAGGTTGGAACGACGAACACGAAGGTATCTTTAGTCAGGAGTTCCTTTATAACACAGGGTCTTTTATCGCAGAGACATACAAGTTTATCGGTTACTACAACATAGACGTTGAACACCTGAAGAGTTTGCAATACCTTATAAAACTCGGAAAACTTGATACGGATTACGGAGTGGATGATTGGGGTCATATACTATTTTCGGGACACCGTTCTCTTACTTATCCGCTAACCGCAGAAGAGTTCAGGAAGTTCTTTGACCTATATAACGAAGATATCAACGACTATCAATTCTCGCCACAAGACCTTGGATATAAAACATACAAGAAGCCTTGGACGCTTGATAGTTGGAAAGATGGAGCACCTGCTCTAGTTAAGGCTTACTATGATAACGACTATAAACTTTTGATTTGGGAGTGATTTACTATGGACATAATTTACGGTGGAAGAGGACAAGGAAAGACTGTCACGCTTGTCAAGTACAGTGCAGAAAAAAGAATCCCTATCGTTGTGTATAACGAACCTTCTCGTAGGCGCATACTCGATATAGCGTATAATCTAGGGGTACGCATTCCCGAACCTATATCCATTGAAAAGATACGTTCAGGAAGAGCAAGAGCCTCTCATGTTGATAAGTGTGTGTTGGACGACATAGAGCGTATTCTTTATGATTCTCTTGACGGTATCAGCGTACAGGCTTTTACCATAGATACAGAAACGCTTAACACTGTTAAGGCAAAAACAGGAGAGAAAAAGAAGCCTAGTTTTCCTAAATTAAAGACTATTTATAAGAATTGGGTGTCCAAGCAGTACCACAAACTGTACGGTGATGTTCCGATTGTTCCAAATATAACAGTTTGCAGAAGGGATGTTGTTACCTTGTGTGGACAGCATATCATTCCCAATCCTCTTTGTTGCCCTCCTGACTTTTTCGACGAAAATGGCATACCGACAGAAACCTTTGTTAACTATGCTGTTGACGAGTTTCTTCGTGGTCATCTGAAGAATATTGCGGATTGTGTAGAGGTCAAGCACGATTATTCTGATTACGGAGAACCTTCTCTTCGCTTTAGTCTCCATATAGCAAGAAATAAATAAAAGGAGGAACTTACAGTGTCAAAAGATTATAAAATAGGAGAAGAAATTAAAAACCATGTGTTGGAAGGTTTGATGGCTTCTTATAACGAAGGTTATGATGATGGTTACAATAAAGGCTATATGGATGCTAAAAGGGATATAACAAAGTCTTTTAGAAAATCCGAATGGTTTCTTCCTGATGATTCTGAAAAGTGTTGTGTCGCTGAAGAATCTAGCAACAAGCCTCGCTCTTGTTTAAATTGTTTCAACTGTTCAAAAAGAGAAAACTTGATAGGTCAATGCTTTTGGACTTGTAACTTCGGAGAGGGAGAATTGTTAGGAGACGACGAAAAACAAGTCTGTTCTCACCCTGTCTGCAATTTTTATATAGAGTGTTGACATATTCTACCCTATCCATTATACTTAGGGTACACTATTAATTATGGAGGTACGGAATATGTGCGATAACAAACGTTTATGGAAGTTGGCAGAGGTTGAGGAATATGTTTCCAACAACAGACCTGCTCGTGACTATGACTTTATTATGTCATATGCCTTAGACCTTCCTTTTATCAGAGAGGCAAGGGATGACGAGCGTTGTGGATTTGTTTTTGATGGACACGGATTCGGAACAGTTCACCTTATTATCAAGGCAGAACCGTGGAATGTCAACGAGAAGACAGGTTCTTCTAACATAGGGTTCTATGTGATTACATACGACCATGGTGCTACCATTCATGTATGGGATGCTTATCAGGACGAGTACGGCATCAGAGACGGTAGCAAAGTAGGAGACTATTCTGTTGACGATATAAAAAGCCTTGATGACTTCATTAGGACACTCGAAAACGATGCTGATACTTGCCCTGTTTGTGGCAAGAAGGTCGGAAGAGAAAATATGAAGCGTTTCTGCTATGCAGGACGTTGTTGTGAAGATTGTCTTCCTGCAATGAAGAATAAGTATGAAACAGCAGGTTGGTATAACTGACAGGAAGGAGAGATAGTATGACGATTAAGGATTTGCTCGGATGCTACGTAGAAACAATGTGCAGGGATACGGTTCGTATCTATGTAGTCAGACGTATAGGAAACAACGAGTTGGTCTATCAAGACCACATTTGCGACCTGAAGGAAGAATACGAAGACCTTGAAGTTTTCCACTGGTTCGCTTCCCCTATTAGGAACGAAGAGACCGACACGGAGATTACGATATTCGTAAAGGAAGATGATTACAAGGCTCTCAACATTGAAGAGGAAGACGTGTTGTTCGGAGACGATAGTGCTGTGGTCATCCACTTCGTTGATACCGCAGATGCTATAAGGGAAATCTATCCTGATTCTTTGGGCAGGTTTTCGTCAATCATAGATTACCTTAGAAAGAAGGGTCGCCTGTGAATGTCATGGTCTGTGTTATTCTCGGAGTATTCTTCTACATAGTTGCATGGGCAACAATTTTAGGAAACGTCTTATTTGTGCCGAATGAACGTAAGGACAAGTTCACTCTTAGGGCATGGATAGGAGTACATATCATAGCAATAGGAATCGTTTTTACATTTTTTATCGGGAGGTGAACATTATGTCAAAGGATAGTGCGTTTGTTCTGTTCTATGCTATTTATCTACTTTTCTTTGCTGTCGCAGGAATAGTTATCTTCCTTATCATCAGGAAGAATATCAGGAAGAATCATGCCAACAACGTGAAGCGTAGAGAAGAAGAGATTCAGGCTAAGAGAGAATCTCTTATGAGGCAGATGATTCAGATGTATGTTAAGTACCATGAGAAGGGATTCGCCCCTTCATGGGTCAAGGAAGACTTTAAGAGGCTCTTTGACGAGTATCTTAAATTAAGAACATCAGAAGAGGAATTGGAAGAAGCAGAAAACTTCAGAGATAAGTTCTATTCCCTTCCTGAATCAGAATCACAAGGAGGTAAATGATATGCAGACAGACTTGCTGAAGTATTGGTCGGAAAAGTTATCTGAAGCAAGCACAGACTTGTCTCACGCTGTAACAGAAAAAGGTGTCTCTTCCTACGATGAAGAGTACGAAGACCTTTTCAACGAGATAACAATGATTAGCCGTACAATCGCCCTGCTTGCTAATACAAAGGAGTGATGCTATGTCGTTAAGGTGTACTTGTTATAAAGACAAAGACCGCTTTAGACAGAAGAGAGAGGAATGGAAGACAGGATATCGCAAGAGAACAGGTGCTTTTTTATATCCTGCTAGGGACTATTCCATACGTGAAGACATGGCAATTCTTGAACATTCTATCCCCGACAGAGAATTGTCAAAGAAGATAGAGCGTTCGGTAAACGCAATTCAAAAGAGAAGATGGTTTTTGAAGAGAAATGAGACCGATTGACGGACAGAATATAGAACAAAAGATATCGGCATTGAGAGAGGGTCAAAAGGATTTACTTTCGGTTGACCTTCTCAATCAATGCCTTGACCTAGTTAAAGAAGAGCCTGAACTGGCAATAGAACCTGACTATGGAGAATTGGTCTATCAGGTAACGATTCCTATCGTTCCTACGACCAAGAAAAACAGTCAGAGGATATTGAAGAACCTCAAAACAGGGAAGAACTTTATTGCACAAGGAACAGCCTATAAGCAATACGAGAACTCTGCCAAGTGGTTTCTTAGACCTTTAGGGATAGATTACCCTGTAAACATCAAGTGTTTGTTTTACAGGGAAAACAAACATAGGGTTGACCTTACTAACTTGCTAGAGAGTATCGACGATATCCTAGTTGGTAAGGGAACTATCAAGGATGACAGTTTCAATATCCTTGTAGGACACGACGGAAGCCGTGTATATGTAGACAAGGAACATCCAAGAACGGAAATCTATATCTACAAGATAAAGGAGTGAATATGGCAACATTTGAGAAATACGTAATCATCCTATTAATCGTGATAATAATCCTTCAGATTTTTAATGGTCTGAACAGTAAATAAAGAAGTGAGGTAATACAATGTCAAAGAAGAAAAAGAATCCTACTAGACCTCGTAGCACTATCGAGGCGCAGGAGCGTTATAAGAGAGAATCTACGAGACAATATGCTATCCGTTTCCTGAAAAATGCGGATGCGGATATCATTGAACTCTTAGATGCCACGCCTAAGAAGTTGGACATTTTAAGAGTGGCTTTGAGAGATTACATAAATAAATATAAATAATTTTCGTCTGCTCTATTGACTTAGGCTACCCTATGCTCTATAATCAAGGTAGTTATACAGGAACTACACTTTTTATGGAGGTACGGAGCAATGACAAAGTTCGCTATTTATGAAGGTCTTATGGAAGACCTTCGCAAGAAGGTAAAGAGAGTAGAGAAGAAGTGCAACCGATATGGATGCCCTTTTTCATACGAGGAAGTCGGAGAGACTTTTAAGAAGTTCAATAACCCTGACGACCCTGACCATCCATTCGTATACAGATTCATCGAGGTCGAGGTTGAGGGAACAGCCAAGAAGGAAGATTGGGAGTTCGTAGCATCTATCGAGCATACCGACAACGGTAATATCTATCACAAGGCACTGACAGATATCGAAATCCCTGTAAGGTATCGTGACTGTCAACCATACTGTGAGCACTGCAACACAGACCGTCCTCGTAAGAAGACGTACATCGTTCACAACACAGAGACAGGCGAGTTCAAGCAACTTGCTTCTTCCTGCGTTAAGGACTACACAAGAGGTCTTAGTGCTGAAATGTTCGCTTTCTACGCTTCAATCGTAGACCTCTTCGCTGAAGAAGAGATTTCCTTCGGTGGTGGTTATCACGGTGAGAAGATGCTCTACAAGGTAGAGGACGTTCTTCTCTACGTATCCGAGTGTATCAACTACTTGGGTTACGTCAAGAAGTACGACGAGTACGGTGAGCGCAATCCTTACGCTACTGTTCATTCTGCAAGACTTCTTTACGAGAATGACTTCTACAAGAGCCAACTCTCCAAGTACGAGAAGGAAGAAATCTACAAACTTCAGGAGAAGATTGAGAAGAAGGGTACATTCAATCCTTCTTCCGACGAGAACAAGGCACGAGTTAAAGAGGCTCTCGATTGGCTCTTCGCACAGGAGAACCCTTCTGACTACATCCACAATGTACAGGTAATCGCAAAGCAGGAGTACATCGAGTGGAAGAACTTCGGTCTCCTCTGTTCCCTTCTCCCTGTTGCTTACAAGGCTATCAACAGCATCAAGGAACAGGCTAAGAGAGTTAAGGAAGAGGCTAACTCCGAGTACGTTGGTACAGTGGGTGAGAGAAAAGACTTCGTACTTACTTTCGTAAGAGAAGCATACTTCGATTCAGAGTTCGGTGTTACCTACGTTTACACTTTCAAGGACGAGAACGGTAACATCTTCGTATGGAAGACTAGCAACATTCTCAACCTGAAGGAGAACGAGCAGGTTACTATCAAGGGAACTATCAAGGCTCACAACGAGTACAAGCACGTTAAGCAGACAGTTATCACACGTTGCAAGGTAGCATAAGGAGTGACAGGCATATGTGTAAGGATTGGCGAAAGAAGTATCCAGTAGACGAGATTCGAAATATCGAAGCAGGTATCAAGAAGTTGCGGAGCATGATTGAGCAGGTGGAGGCATCGGGAACGCCCTTTGAGAAGATTTTCAACAACGACGTAATCAAGTACGATGTTCTCCCTAAGAACTTCTTCGTGTTCAAGCACCACGGTAAGATGAACAGTCAGGTTCGAATCCTGTACCGATTCATCAGAAAACCTGATGGTTCATTTGAAATCGAGATTCATCAGGTGTATATTAAGAGGAAGGACTTAGGTAAGTTACAGAATATTTACCTAAAAGACTTCGAGAAATATGTTAAGAACTACACCGAATAGTAAGCGGTAACAAGTGTGGAGACTAAAGTTACCTACAAGCCAAATGAATTTGCAAAGTTAGTTGGGGTATCGGTAAAGACACTTCAACGTTGGGACAGACAAGGACTTCTTAAAGCGAATCGTACTGTTTCTAATCGCAGATTCTATACCGAAGAACATTATAAGGTTTGTATGAATCAGTCCAAAGACAAATTATGTTGAAGAGTTTTAAGACGGAAATCAATCCTACTAAAGAACAGATTGTTTTGATTAACAAAACTATTGGTGTATGCAGATTCATTTATAATTTCTATATTGCTCACAATCAGGAACTCTATAAGACTAATCATTCCTTTATGAGTGGAAGAGAATTTAGTGTATGGATGAATAACGAATACCTTCCCGATAATCCTGAATATTCTTGGATTAAGGAAGTCAGTAGCAAGTCAGTTAAACAATCTATAATGAATGGATATGAAGCCTTTTCAAAGTTCTTTCAAGGTAAGAGCAGATTTCCAAGATTCAAAAAGAAACATCAAGACCTTGTGAAGATGTACTTTGTGAAAACTAATCCTACTGATTGTTATTGTGAAAGACACAGAATAAAGATACCTACTCTTGGTTGGGTAAGACTTAAAGAAAAAGGATACATACCACTAACTAAGAACGATTATGTAATAAGAAGTGGAACTATTTCTAAACAGGCAGGTCGTTACTATGTATCAGCCATTGTAGAAATCCCTGACAAGATAGTTAACGAATATTCTGAAGGTATAGGAATAGATTTAGGTATAAAAGACCTAGCAATAATATCCACAGGACAATCTTTTAAGAACATTAACAAGAGTTCAAATGTAAGAAAGTTAGAAAAGAGATTAAAGAGAGAACAAAGAAGGTTATCTCGTAAACAAATAAAAAAGAAAGGAGAAGTTGCTCAAAACAGAGAAAAGCAAAGACTGAAGGTACAGAAACTTCATCAAAGGATATCTAATATCCGTACAGACTACATTAACAAGACAATAGTAGAGATAGTGAAAACCAAACCATCTTATATAACTATTGAAGACCTTAATGTAAAGGGAATGATGAAGAATAAGCATCTTTCAAAGGCTGTATCGTCACAAAGGTTCTATGAGTTTAGAACAAAACTAAAAAGCAAATGTGACGAGTACAGAATAGAGTTAAGAATAGCAGACAGGTTTTATCCTTCTTCCAAGACTTGTAACTCTTGTGGAAGAATAAACAAGACTTTAAAGTTGTCTGATAGAATCTTCAAATGTGAATGTGGATACATAGCAGATAGAGATTTCAATGCTAGTCTTAACTTGAAGGATTTGAAAATCTATACAGTAGCATAGGCAAGCATTTATAGATATGTACCGATGGTCAGTCGGGAATTTACGACTGTGGAGTGTACAAGAACTTGTGAGTAGATTACTTAGTAATCAAAAGCATACACGTTGAAACAGTAAGAAGTATCCGTGAGGACTTCATTTCTCATATATTTGAGTGACAGGTGTAGATTTAATAACTGTTTTTCGTTTAGAGAATTAGGAACAAATATATTGAGGGGGTTTAGTATGGAAAACTCAAACGAAAGCAAGAACAATATAATTCAGTTAACCGAAAAGGACTACGTAAATCTCTTTGCTTGGATATCCTTGCTTGAAAACAGAGTAGAGGTTTTAGAGAAGGAACTTGGTATCCTTAATAACACTCCGAGACCGAAAACTCTTTCAAAGGTTCGTATCTACGAAGAAACAGCCAAGTCGGAGGTTAACGCATGAATATAAGATTTACGAAACTCGTTATCGAGGGTTTCCAATCTATCGGGAGCAGAGAAGAACTTGACCTCGAAGGGCAGGGCATAACAATCATCAAAGGTATCAACGAATATGAAAAAAAGGCTTCAAGTAACGGCACAGGAAAGTCGAGTACGGTAGAGGCATTAAATTGGTGTTTGTTCGGTAAGACCTCGGCAGGTGTTACCAACGTCACAAACCGTTATTATCCGAACGGATGCTTCGTATCCGTAGAGTTCCATAAGGACAGCGAGAAATACCTCATAGAACGCTTCCTAGACCACAAGGAACGCAAGACAGGTATTTCCTTATTCTGTAATGGTCTCGACCTGTCGTGCCGTAATAAGAGCGATACAGACAAGTTGATTAAGGAGAAGGTGCTTCCATTCAATCAAGATGTATTCTTATCGACAATCTTCCTGTCGCAAGGATTCAGTGGCAGGTTGTCCCTGCTCACACCTACGGCTCGTAAAGAGAGATTAGAAGTGCTCGCAAATATCGACGAGAGAATCACCGCTTTCAAAGAGCAGGTCAATAATAAAAAGTCCGATTATTCGGACAGTTTAAGAGAGTGTGATAAGCAGGTCTCATACATCAACGGTCAACTTGATTCGGTCATCAGGAACAAAGAGAATGCCGAGAAGTTGAAGGAAAAGTCAGTGGATATTCCCGACCTCGACGTTGATGAAGTTACGGCTAAAATGAATGAATTAGAGAAGACCATCGGAGACCTTAAAGAAGATTCTAAGAACTACTCCGAGAAGATTAACAAGTGCGAGTATCAGTATTCCTCGTTGAACATTGAGAAGGACAGGATTAACAGAGATAAGAATAAACTTGAAGTACAGTTGAACGCTGTCGGAGAATCCTTCGAGTGCCCGACCTGTCATCAGACCGTGAGTGCGGAACTCGGAGAAGAAATCAAAGCGGATATCGAAGAGAAGATATCTGATTTGGAGGATGAAATCTTTGACAAGTCCGAACAGATAATGCTCGTTGAATCAGACCTTATGACTTACAGAAGAAATTCTGAAGACGTGAATAACAGGCTTAACGCTATGTCTAAGACCCATAAGGAACTCACAGAGAAGATGTATGCCTATAACAAGGCGGTAAGAGAAAATGCCACCTTGCAGGGTCAATTAGCGAACCTCGCAAATATCAGTGAGTTAGAAAAGAATATCCTCGACCTTAACTCACAGATTCAGGAGGTCAACGACAAGAGGGGAGAAGTAGAGATTGACTATAACATCACCGACCATATCCTGAAGTTGATTACCAAAGAGTTCAGGACATATCTGTTGTCAGGCATCATCGAGTACATGAATCAGAAGTTACAGAAGTATTCGGAATATCTCTTCGAAAACTCCGATGACAAGATTTGGGTCGATGCAGATACGTCTAAGTTGACCATCATGCTCAATGACAGTCTCTATGAGAGTTTGTCAGGCGGTGAGAAGAAAAAGGTTGACCTTTCCCTTGTCTTGGCACAGAGAGACCTTGCCCTGAAGGTGTCAGGCTTTACCTGTAATCTCATGGTCTGTGATGAAATATTGGAGAACTGCGACGAGGTTGCTTCCAACGTCTGCCTTAAACTCTTGAACGACGTATCAGAAGAAATCGAATCTGTATACCTGATTTCACACAATAACTACTCCCTGCCTATTGATAACACAATCACTGTTATCAAAGGAAGTGACAGAATTTCAAGAATTTCTTACAGTTAAGTGGAGATTCAATCTCTACTTACCGTTAAGAGAGATAGGAAAATAAAAGAGAGGTGTCGGTTATGCCAAGTGCTTATATCACATTCCCATTGGCAATGCTTATAGGAATAGAATTTGGAATGATTCTTTTGGTCATATCTCTGTACAGTTCTAGGGTCAAGGCTTTGAACAAGACCATTAAGGAACAGGAAAAAGAGATAGATGAACTGAAGAAGTCTGAACTTAAAATCTAACGTCGTGCAGACGTAGAAAATAAAATAAAAGGAGACTTTTGCCTATGCTTTCACAGGAAAAGAGAGTTATCAACTACCTTTTGGAACATGATACCATTTCACAGTTGGAGGCGACCAAGTTGTTTGGTGCTACTCGTCTAGGGGCTATCGTGTTCAACATCAGAGAGAAGTACGGATATGATGCTGTCGCTTCTATTTGGGTAGAAGAGCCAAACCGCTATGGAGTGAAGACACGTTTTGTTCGTTACAAGTTGAACAAGCGTAAGGTCAAGGTAAAGAAGGGAAAGAAGTAATCCATTACCCTCCATAACACGATAAGGCGGTAAGAGACCGAAACTTACCGCCTTATCTATCCAATTTAGAGTTGTTCCACAGGAGGTGCTAGGGTGGGGCAACTCTTTTTAGTAGAGTGTCTTTATTATGGTTCTTCTTCCTCGTCAGGGGTTTCCTCTTCGTCAGGATTGCCTAACATGAACAGGGACAACGGTGCTTGACCTTCTCTGTACATATAGAACTTGTCATCGTCATTACAAGGATAGAAGACATTATTGACCAATTCCAATACTCCGATATGCTCATTCTGTCTCTTCGGTACGAACGACTTTATGAGGTTCTGATTCTCGTCGTAGATAGAGAGTTTATAGAACTTGCCATAGTTTCCATAAAGAGCATCGACCATCTTGTATGCACCAAGAATCTTACCATCAACTAAAGAATAATCTTTCGGAGCAAGAAGCATAAATCCAGTATAAGTTCTTTCTTCCTGATTTACATAAATCCTGTTTGGTCTAGTAGCAGGATAGAACTTATTGGAAACCTTATCTCTTACACCTGATACTCCTTCATATGCTTCAGGAATAAAGTCAGCGACTACATTGTTACTTGCATCCTTTATCTTTATCTCCTGAACTGTACCACATCCATTGACGAACGGAGCAATGTAGGTATAAGCAGGAACAAACGGTTCATCGTTGATACTATCTCTACCGTTCATAATATAGAAACCACCACTAGTAGCCTGTGTATGACTTCCGTTACCTGCTAATACAAACGTATGTGGTGTGTTTATGTAAGGTCTGATATCTTCGTTGGATATTACTCCTGTGTTATACTGAATACCTGTCTGTAAATTGAGGAAATTACCATTGTTACCGTCTTCACAGACAAATAGACCTTCGGTATTTGTAGCACCTGTACCACCGATTATCGTGTAACATCTGCCAAACTCTTTATCAAGACTTCCTGTTATCTCGAAGGTATAGTCAGTATAGAGTTCCATATCGTCAACATAGATATATCCATCATCTACCGAGCCATAAGTGTCAGTCGTCCATACCTGATTCATGGAAGGTGTTATCGAACTGCCATGTAAGGTGTAAGTATTTCTACCTTCTACAATGTCCAACGGAGGGCAATCATCACTAGACTGCTGTCCTGCAAGTTCCATTCTTAACTTACCTGTTTCTCCGTCCAGTACAAGGAACAATCCTCTATACTTAAACTCTCTGTCATCAGGTGTATATTGATATGAACCACCTGCTATAGTCCACAGTCTGCTAGGTGTGGAAGGATTCAGGTCTGCATCTATCTCATAAGTATAGGTAGTTTTTAATTCCAAGTCAGGAATAGTAATCCATCCACCGTAAGTTTGAGAATCACTATTAGTGTATTGAGCCGTTGTCTGCATGAGATAATAGTCAGCAAGCACTGTCTTAGTATGTAAGTGCCAGTACAGCAGGAAATACGACCATGACACATTAAACTCGCTTGCCGAATACAGAGGCAAACCGTCTGCTCCCTCAACAGGAACATTACCATTGACACTCCTGAAGGTATAGTTGTAATTTCCTAACGGCTGTTGGAAATACTTGTTGTATTCTTCAGCATAGTCATCAGGAACTTCCGACAGTTGACTAAGACCTGTCTTCTTGTTTGTGATAGCAAAGATATGGTCATAGACTTCAGGATTGCTCTTTAAATAGGCAGGAGCGTTAGAAGAAAGTGACCCATCAGGCGAAATTGCCCTCGGCATTTCATAACGCTTAACATTATCCCAACCTGCTGTTGCCAAATAAAGGGCGTTAATTGGCTCTATAAGGCTTTGCAGGTCTGTGTACTTAATCTTCTCTCCTGCCACCACGGAAGCCGAAACAGACCCATCTGCGAACGTAGCAACGACATTTCTTGCCTCAATGAACTTATTCATGCTCTCGGCAGAGATAGGATAGCCTCTTGGATAGTCACCGTTTGAACCGTCTTCGGCAACAGCGAGAGGGAAGTCTTCAATATAAATCTTGTAATTAGCACTTCTTTTAGAACCATATTGAGATTCTACTTCGATTTTTATCCTGTAAAATTTCTTCTCTTCCCCTTGTTCTATTGCCGTAATAGGGTCTAAGTCTATTCCTGTCAGGTCAATTATAACAGTGTTCTGATGCGTAAGTTCACCGCTACCCGATACACAGATATAAGTCGGGTTATCTTCAGTGGAGTTGTCTGATATATCGTAGGTAAGAAAAAAGCCTGTTTCATCACCAATATATGTTACTTCCAAGGAATTATACCTGTATGCGTCCTTCTCTTCCTGTGTTAAGAAATCATAGTTGTTGTCTTTAGGTAATCTGACCGCTATCCTGAAAAGAGATTTTTCTCCGTTATCTGTGTCACCGACGAACCATGTGGCACGAGTGGAAGTAGGTGAAATTCTCTGAATATTAGAAAGACCACTGTCCACCAAAAGAAAATCAGTGTACGTTGCAGGATTTGTACCTTCTAAAGTCTCACTGAAAAGAGGAGTGATTATAAGTGTGTATTCTACTCCAAGAGAAATATTTTCAAAATTAATACTTGCACTTTTTTGAGGCACAATAAATGTTGCCACATTAACAAATTCGAGTTTGTAGTAGTTTGCAATACCTGTTTCGGCAGGGTTGCTGTCATCGTAAGACCATATCAACTCTAAAGGTTCTTGTTTTGGTTTAACAACATGGTCAACTTCGACATATTCTCCGTTTACTTTGACCTTCAAATTAGTTATCTGATTGGTCGGTCTAGGGTCTCTGCGAACATAGTTATTGTATGTGGCAGGTGAACCTGTCAGACTGTAAATATGAGCACCGTTCTGAATGTAACTACCGTCATAGACAGGAGTTACTTTACAGGAATAATATCCGCTAGTTTGGATGTTTATATTCTGAAGGTTAACAGGTATTGTGTACGTCTTTACCCCTGCGTTGCTGTTCGCATATGAGTTAGTTACTGTACCAACACTATACGTTGTTCCTCCGTTTACCAAGACCACAACAAACTTCTTAACAACACCGTTGCTTTCAGGTTTGTTGTTATATGAGAAGGTTATGTTGAAGTTTTGCTCGTCTCTTCTGATGTTAGGAGAGAGCGCATTAATGGAAGGTAATACCTGCGGTCTCGGATTGAAGGTCACATAGTTATTTACCGTAGTAATAATATTCGTATAACGGTAATTTGTTCCGTTGAACTTATAGTAAGGTGTTATCTTTAAAGAGTAACTATGTTCAGGGATAAGGTCTTTTGAGTTGCAAATATTCCAAGTGAATTTAAGTTTTGAAGACCCATCTACATTAGTCCCTTCAGACTTTGCCACTTCCTTATAATATTTGCGAGTGTTGTTTGCTTGGTCGTAGAGTTCAACTAAAAAATGCGTAGCAGTGCCACTAGTTGAACTGTAAGGGAATGTCCAACTAACAGAAATAGCACGCTCGTTCCTGACCGTTCCATAACTAGCACTAATGTTGCCTACGTTAACCCTAGGCTTAATATAGAACTGTCTTTTGATATATTCGTCGCCTTCGCCAACACCTGCTCCGAAGTCCTTCTTAATTTGAAAAGCAACCTTTTCAGAGTTGTTATTAAGAGCCTGATTGTTCCCTGATTCAAGAAGATTTCTAAAAGGATAACTAGATTTATTTAAGAAAAAATCATCAAAGACAAGGATTTCACTTTGAGGAGTACCATAGCCTACCCACCACGAATTACTTGCATTTGTCTTATTTTTATATCCAACCGCACTGTTATTCTGATATGCAGGTTCAATAAAATAAACTCCACCGTAATCAGACCCCCAAACACCATTTTTGCGTCCTATTGTCGAAGCCCAACTAAAAACAGTAATATTATTGCCTGTTCCTGATTCATACATATAAATGTCAAAGACAGGCATACGTGCTGTATCATTAAAATATTGGTCGCTGATATATATATCCGAACAATTTCTTGTATTAAGAAAAGTCGGGGGTGGATAAGGATTAGACGTAATAGGAAAAGGGGGTTTATTTAAAACAGGTTGTCCTAAGACACTATAATTTGCCCATACCATGTAGTTAGAACTTCTATCACTTGATTCCTGAAATATCTGTTTCCCTGTACGTGCCATAGTATCCTCCTTTGTTTGTTATTAGTTGTAGACAGCGTTATATACCTTGTCTCCTGTTATCGTTCCTCCGACACTAAGATTGCCTGTAATCTCTACATCAGTTGTATCCAGTATAATCTTACTCGAAGAAGATATTGTCGGTTCTCCTGCTGTTGACAGGTCGATTGTAATGTCTCCTATCGTAACTGTGTTATTAGAGACAACAACTGTTGTTCCATTGACGTTAAGTGTGATGCTAGAATCTGAACTGATTACGCTTCCGAGAATGTCGAGCAATGTCGTTGTATCATCCTTGAAAACAATCTCCTGATTATCTACGGTAACAGACTTCTTATCGGTAAGAACGTTACTAGATATGAACTTAGCATAGCCAACCTTTTCATCATCGGTTGTCTTGTTCAGGTATGTATCGCTTACATCACTAGCGAGGAACGTTTCGAGAGACTTACTATTATCAGTATTACTCCTAATCTCGTTAGTAGAGAACGGAAACGGATTCGGTGTGAAGTCAGTGTCCACATCACCGTTAGAATCAAGTACGCCAATCTGAAGATATTTGTACTCGTCTCCTACCTGTGGGTCATCGAACTCAATCGTGATACCTTCAATCAGGGTATTATCAACAGGGTCAACACCTGCCATAAGAAGGTTGTTAACGTCAAAATCTATCTTAATCCACACGTTCTTGCTCGAAGGTGCGTTAGCAATAGTAAGAGTGTCCGTAATAGTAATAAGGTATCCGTCAATATTGCACCTGCCAACGGCTATCTCCAAATCAGAGCCACTCTTAGAAATACCAAGACCCTCAACAACGAAGTTAAGGGTATTAAGCCTTGTTACTATTGCCTTAATATTTCCCTCGGCTGTTATCTTACCCTGTGTAGTGGAATTGCTTGAAGGGAATACTTCGATATCGGAATAAGGTATATTTGCCATAGTTTATCTCCTTTATGTATTTTCATTGATTGACGTAATAGAGATATCCCATACTACGTCTATAAAGTCGTTTTCTTTCTTTTCTATCGGTGTAGGCATTACATACCTAGCGCAAAGTTGATGATTAGGTGTAAGAAGACCTATCTCTTTGATAACAGTAGGGTCATCTGTCGTTCCTGCTAATACATCGGAAGCAATATAAAATCTTAGAGAGAGTGTAATAGTAGTAGAACTTTCATTATATCCGCTTGAACCTACACATATTTTCTCTAAGTCTGTGCCAACAGAATACGGTGGAGAATCATCCTTACTTCCATCATAGTAAAGATATTGTCCAAGACTTGTATCGGTAAAAGATGTAGGGTTATCAGAATATCCAACTACAAAGAAGTGCGGATAAAAATCTGCCATTACGTCTTCTGTGTTCTTTCTGTCAAAGTCTCCCCTAAGAAATTTGAAGACCCCAAGGGACATTTGCTTAGTACCTAAGTTGTGACCGAAATACTCTTTATATTTACCTGTATTTCCGTCTACAACTCTTATCCCGACGTTTACATTTAACTTAAAATCTATACCTTGCACACGCACACCTCCATTACGGTTGTTGTTCGTTTACTTCACCAAAGCCTACCATATTAACATCATCATCAGGGTCAGACATAGGCATAACCTTGTTTCTGTTGTTGACCGAGAAATCCAAGTTGGAAACCGTAACGAGGTCTCCAAGTATGAGGGCTTCTTTAGGTCTGATGTTAACAGACTGCTTGATTTGTACCGCCATTCCGACAGGTCTTACCACTTCTATTAATTCATAGAGTTTCTTTGTCAGGACATTTGCTCCGACAAACACATTAAGAACATTGTTAGTCGTGTCATATATGATATTCAGGTAATCCATATCACCGCTTATATCATCCTTCTCTAAAGCACTGTTTATAGCAACGGCACACGCTAATCTGATGCCCTTTTCACTTCCCCTGTATTTTATCATTAACGGATAGTATTTGATTATCAATCTGTTCGTTTCATACGACAGGGAATAGTCATACTCGTATCCTACATACGAAGCAAGAAGAGGAAGATGCTTGCTAGGGCATTTATCAGCATTAACTAACGATACCATGTTGTTGATATCGTTCTTTTCTACATTGGTTATGATATCAAGTAATCTAAGGATTGCTTGAAAATCTCTCGATGTAGTGTATATATCAGGTACATTGTCTCTCGAATGTATTAACATCGAAACTCTCCTTATATTCTAATGCTGTCTTCTGCTATCTCCAAGTCACCTGCATTGATTTCAGGCAATACCATATTGATTACATTCTGCTGATATGTGATGTTCAATGTCGTTGTCATAGCACCTGTGAAGTTAACCGTGATATCGCCTGTCTGATAATCAACCGTTCCCGATAAGAACACAGCCGATTCGCAACTTAGTCCACCTGCGTTGTCGTCAAAGATAGTGCTTCTTCCGTTATCAAAACTGATAGTCAGGGTAGAAGGTTTGATAGGGGCACTAAGAGTAGCCGTGTACGTGGATACTCCTGTTATGTCAACCTTGCTATTCTTCTTTCCTGTTATGATTGTCTTATCCGTAACAGGTGTCGTGCTTGTTATATTACCGTCGATATCATAGGTATGGAGACAATATTCTATACCGTCCACATCCACGTTATAAATCAACGGAGAAGCCGAATGAATCGTATTGATAAGACCCGAATATCCGATAACAGAATTGTACCTGATATCTTCTCTCTTATAAGACTGTTGTATTGCGTCTATGACAGCGTTGTAGATGTTGTTAGCGGTTGTCTTGTCTACTTTCTCTTTGAGATATATTGTCCCTTTAATCGTCCAATTATAATAAGTGATATCATCAAAATCTATCATCAGGTTCAACGGCATCAACTTGTTCTTTTGTAACGCATTAAGGATTGTCGTTCTGAAGTCTGCATCAGTTACGCTCTGCTCAAAAGCCTCGGTCTTAGTCACATATATCTTAACATCATTAGCATGGAACTCTGTACCGTTTCCATCAAAGTCGTCAGGGTTCGGGTCTGTGGTCAAGTCCGTTACCATGCAATTAGCGACACCCTCAATCCTTCTAGTTGCTTTCTCAAAGTCACTAGCCGTTATTAAGGTGTCATAAGTGTTGATATAGTTGACTACATTATCTCTTGCTTCTTCAGGCGTTTCCGCATTAAATCCATAAGTGCTGTTATCGTTTACGATATTGATATCTGAAGATACATCTACCTGATTTCCGTTAACGGTCTTGATAATTCTCGAAGTAGCCTTAACGATAGAGTTCTGCTCTACCTGTCCGTTGATACCTGCGGATACAAGATAGAACAACTTGAACTTCGTTGCTCCAAAGTTCTGCCAATAGGATACGAGTTCAATATACGGTCTGTCATCACTGTCTGTCTTTAACTCGAAGTATCTTCCTGTATAGGTAAGAGCATCTACGTTGTCAACCTGCTTCCATTCCTGACCCTCTCCAAGTCCTGAATCGTCAATAAGGATTATTGAGGTTTCGTCTACGGTTATATCATCAAGGTAAATCTTGTTACCTGCAATGATATCTTCGCTTGCAACATTGTAATTAAAGACAGTATGCCAAGCCTTATTAGGGTCAGCAGGTACAACTTCCGCACCAACATAACTAGGAGTTTTCGGAATGCCCTGTACTAATTCTACTTCGATTGCCGTGTTACCATTAGCAGGGATATTCGTTTGATTTCCGATATATGTGTATGTTGTATCTCCGTTCTGTGTTGCGAACGATGTGAACTTTGGAAGCGTAGCATCTGAAGTTCCAATATTGGTAAGAGAAGCATTACATCTAGCAGATTGATACCAATGAAGTTTATAGCCTACGAGACCGAAGACCTGTACTGCGTTCTTCCTCTGTGACACCGTAGCAGGATAAACTTCCAAGACAGCCTTATCATGGTTATATGACAGCATATCTCCGTACATACTAATCAACTTGATAAGCAATACGCCCACGTCAGATTCGTCCGACGTGTTCCAAGTTTGAGACATATTCTGTACGCTGTCTACAAGGTCTGCATAGATAGAAGCAAAGTCCCTAGAATCAACTTTAATCTCGTTTATGTTGTTTGTGTCGATAGCCATTAATTGCGCCCTCCTGCCATTGCAAGTGAGAAATTAGAATATATACCTTCAGCCTTAATGTAGTACCTCATATTGATAATTACTGCATCCTCTTCATAGGTAAAGGTAATATCGTCCGAGTTCATTTCAATTCTCTTCTCATATAAGTTTACCGCATTTAATATCTTAGAGCGAATCATTTCTTCAAGAAGTGCTCCCTCATAATCAAATACGTGCTCCACTATATCCGAACCGAATATCGGGTCTCCGAGAAGTTCAGGAGTAGTAGAGTTAAGAAGCAGATACAGACAACGGTCAATAGACTGTTTGCCTGATTCAAGATTGACCTTGCCTGTTGTCACATTAAATATATTAGGAAATCCAATCGTCTGATTCATTTTTACACCTTAACCTGTATACCTAAGAACATAGTCCCAACCTTTTGAATAGATACGGTACTCACAAACAAGAACCTCTCTGCCTGTTTGGTCTCCACCTTGACCGTAGATACCGCCTGTCTCCGAGATACTTGCCTGTACCATCATTCCGTTTCCAATGTAGCAAGCCGTGTGATGCGCCTCGTTAAGAAGTACGTCGCCACGAACTAACTCCATATTAGCATTAAATGGAATAGCCGTAAATCCGCATTGTGTAAATACGGAACGCATATTTCCTGTATATGTCGCCCCTTTATCTCTAACCCCTGTTCCTGCGTTTTGGTATCCCATGATGACAAGGCTAGAACAATCCACATCGGGGTTGAGGTAACGGTTCTTCTGACTGTATCCGTGAGAATCGTCATTAGCGATATCTATCATCCAATTTACAGCCGTGTCGATTACTCCATTGCCCGAAGCGTTAACGTTGTTGCTTACACCTTCGAGATATGGTAAAGGGTCAACAGCGACACCGTTCATATACATTTCAAAGCCAAGGAATACCGAGTTAGCATCACCGCTTCTTCCGACATATCCAATGACTTCTCCCTGCTCTATGTCTACTGTATCCGTAGGGGCATGATTACGATGATTATTAGGGAAGTTACGCAGGTGAGTATATCTAGTTGTATACTTGCCCTGTTTAATCTCTACGAACTTACCATAGCCGTTAGCACCTCTGTCTAAGAACTTAGCCGTTCCACTATGCGAGGCTCTTACTTCTGCACCCATGATACCTTCTTCAAATATCTTGATGCCTTTATTCTTTCCACGCTCAAATCCCTCGACAATCTCTTTACAGTCTGTCGGATATTCGACAGCAAATCCAAGAGAATTAGTTCCTTGTAAATCTGAAGAGGTTGCTGTGGTCAAAGCCTTGTTGATATCAAGAACTTTGACCTCGTTATAGACCCTAGTCCTTCTGTCTCTGTTTCCATAAGCCGAACTGCCAAGCCAATAGTCACCGTTAAGGGTCTCGTTATAAAGACCGTCCAAGTCTTTCTTTCTCGACGCTTTAGCGATATTCATTGCTCCTTTTGGAGATTGGTTATACATATCGCAGAAATATATCTGTGCTCTGAAGTCCGTTACGCCCACAGATTCGCCCTGTGCTACGTAGTTAGACAGATATTCGTTAGTATATTCATCCTGTACCGTATGACCGTTAGGAGTGTCGATAATAGCCTTTATCGCATTGTAGTTGCTGTCATCTTTGATTACATAGAAATCACTCCACGATTTCTCTAAGGAGAAGTTAGCACCGTAGTTACTGTACAGCGCATTATATTGAGAAGGGTTAGCGTCCCTTATCCTTCTCATTAACTCCCTGCCGTTGTTAGCGTGCCACTGAAGAAGTCCGATAGAGATTGCATCTACATCTTTAGGATTAATTATGTTATAGTTCTTACCGCCTGATTCATTGGCAAATATAACATCAGCCATGACACTAAGATTGGATGTGCCATTTGAAATAGACAGATTATTGTTATCGCTTCCTGTGTAAGCACCTGACACCAACTCGTTGATTTCACCCTTGGCAAGAGAACCCATATAGATAGGGGAACGCAAATCTCCACCTTCGAACATGACCCAACCTACTGTTCCGACTGAAGGTAAAATGATAGGCATATCACCTGCAAAGAGTTCCTTCATAGAATCAATAGTGAACATATCCATATCCTTAAATATGGTCGTACACATAGTTGCCCAAGGGTATTCTCCGAGTTCATCAGAATATCCTGTTTTTTGTTCTACAAACTCACCGTGACAGGTAGGTATATAGACTTGTACCCTATTCAGTTGTTGAGGGTCATCTACTCTCGTTACTCTTGCTTTAAGTGGAGAATAATAACCCTTGTAAGCATTGTTCTCGTCCATATCATCACCTGTACATATTCTTCAGATAAGTAGGGTCGTATACATCGTCTTTTTCATACGGTGTAGGAGGTTCATTGCCTGTAATCTCACGATACACCTTCTTTGCCATAGAAGTCTTCGTGTTAGGTTGCGATTTGGTTTGAGTTTCCGTCGCAGGAGGATTATACGTAGGTGTATAAGGAATATCCTTGCCACTATAAGTAAATGAGGTCTCAATCCTAATCTTTGAAGATTCTGCTTCCTGCTTAACCCTCTCGGTAATGAGATTGACTGCACCAGTTATAGTTTTGACAATGGCTCTCTTAATCCTAAGATACCTACTGCTCGTATCATCAACGATAATCTTGAACAAGGAGAGGTTCGTGGTGAAGCCACCACTAGTTATGTTGCTCCTTCCTCCGATTACCATATACAGACCTGCTGTATGATGTTTCTGTCCATAAAACATAGGGTTAACAGATATGATTGCTCCGATAGGGATATCGGCAGGGATACCTTCAAGTTCGATAGAGGCATTGTAAGCCCAATCCATAGGCTTAGACCATTCCCTAGTCGTTACCCTGTTATCCTGTTCCATGTAGTCACCGACTTCAAGTTCTTCCATACCTTCAATGGATACATCCTTACCCGAAGAATCTATTCCGTATCTTGTCTCCATTATGTTTTCCGAAGTGGCAATATTGAGTTCACCCTTGAACTCCGTCTCAAACGCCTTTACGAGATTGTTCGTGGAATTGTCCTTGTGGTTTCCACCCCAATCAAAAGTAAAGATGATTGCTTTTCTGTTCAACCTGCCGTTAGAGATAACTGAAGTCCTGTGAATATTAATATTCTTCTTGCCTTTGATATCACTCACGGAATACCAGTATTGAGCCGTAGGGTCTTCCTTATCGTCAATGTTCATAAGAAGAGTATCAAGATACTCGTACACGGTTACGTCGGATACAGCGTCCATATCCATGTTGTTTGCATAGGAATCACAGTTGTCAATCAACTCGATATCATAATCCTGAAAATAAGATATGCCTTTATTTCCAAGAGCATCATCCTTGACGAGATTTTTTACTATAAAAGTATCTTCCATGTTGAAAAGGTTTCTGACAGCAAGCAACGGATTGCCATTGACTATTGGAGGGAAGTTATATCTCTTCTCTCTCAAAGTCATAGCCGTGGATACTCCGTTTATCGTGTAATAGATGATGCTGTCTCTAAGGGAAATCGAATATCCGAGGATGATACATTCATATTCCTGTGATACGAGATTAAATCCGTCCACTCCACCGTAGCCGAATCTCAATCTGCAAGGTTGCTTTGTCGCTGTTACTCCGTCAAGTGCTCTGTCAATAGCATTAGGGTCTTGATTAGGTTGTGGAACATACGCAATGCTGATAGTAAATTTGTTAGCCGAACCAACACCTGTTCCTGCATACTCCATGTCCATCTGCATGAAGTAGTCAACATTGCGCTTGTTATATGTAGACATTTTTAAATCCCCTACATAAAAGTCTATGAAGGGGGTACACTTGCTACCTGTCATTGCTTTGGTGACATTAGTGATAGCGTTTTTGAATTGTGTCATCCTATCTACATATTGTGCCATTAACTCAATACACTTCCATCAGAATATAAAGATACTAAAGGTGGACACCTAAGAACTGTTCCACATGGAACATCAAAAGGGTCTATGATATCATTTGCCATTGCTATTATCCACCAGTAAGGAGCAAAGCCGTAAACGATATTGGCAATAACATCCAATCTGTTTTCCGTCTGTCTGTTGACCGTTATATACGTATCATTCTCGGTAACAGGGATTTCCTTCTTATCAACAGTGGAATGATAGTAAACTCCGATATGAGAATCAAACAATCTGTCGGTTGTCTGATACCTAGACAGAGTAGGATAAATCCTCGGAGAATAATACTCCAAGGGTTCATATATTTTTCTAGTCTCGGCTATCGAACCGAGTTCTACTTTTACATAATCACTCATTCTTAGCCTCCCTTAATTGGCGGTCTGTTATAAGGGTTAGTCGGAACAGAATTAAGGTCAGAAGCCGAGAAGACACTATCAGGCACGTCAACGAAATTAAGTGACACATCACAGCACTGATAGTATCCGTCAATGATTGGTTTCTGCCAATTAAAAGATACGCTCTCTACATAACCTTTGCATCTGAATTGTCCGAACTGAAATGTAGTTACAGGCGGTTGAAGACCCTTCTCAACATAAAAAGGAAATACTGACCTTCTTAATTCAACAAGAATCCTGTCAATATATTCTTCATCACCGTTGACCATTTCACGGTGAAGTCTGAAATTAAGTCCAAACGTCCTGTATCCTGTTCCTGTAAAGGTGGATATTGGAGAACTTCTTCCCAACGGTTGAGACTGTGACCAATTAGCCGACTGTGATTCACTGATTTGGTCAGGATAGCAAGGAAGAGTGAACACTATGTCTGTGCCCTTATTAAAGGCTAATTCTGCATATCTGTCTCCTATACGAGAATATCCGTTATGATGTACTATCATAAAACACTCGGAAGAAAGATTGCGTATTTCCGTGTTAACAGTAGGATTGATATATTCCTTCAGATTGTCTGTCGCATTCAACTGAACAGGATAAACTAGAAATTCTCTTCTAGGCATACTTTATCTCCTTCCTGACTTAATAATATAATTGTACACCATTTTCGGTGTCTTTGAGTATCTGACCTTCAGTTTGAACATCAACATATCCCAAAGAATAAAACATCTTCGGTCTCCTGTCTAAGTAACGAGGGGTCTTGTATAACTCCTGATACTCCTTCACTATCTGTCTAAATTCTTCGGTGTACATTCCACTAGGCTCAATGCCCCTCTTAGGAAGGATATTAGCCAACAGTTTTTGAATGTAGTATATGTCCGATTCATCGGACAGTTCGCACAATGAAGACCCGAAGAGATAATCAAAGAACTTGGAATGAATAAGCCAATAAGAATCTATAAAACCATCAGTGTCTATGTCACTTCCCGACAGGTTGTTTTTCTTCAGGATAAGGAACGAGTTGTTGTATGTATACTCGTTATACTCATAGGACAAAAGGATATTGTTTGCTCTCGAACTCGTTTTGTATGTGACACAAGTTCCACGAACAACGCTCTTCTCTTCTATCTCGGAAACAGAGTTATTTACCTGACTAGGGAATGTTTGGCTAGTAGACCCTACATAGAACGTAACAGGAAGTTGGTCTCCGTTTCCGTCCTCGTTGTCAAACCTGTGGCAGATAAGGTATTCTGTATCAGGCTTGCAAGGAACAATCATCGTACAATAGGAATTGTTAAGTGATATGACGTTCCCCTCTATCTTAGAATCAAACATGAAATCTTCAGTAGACAGGTTGACCAATGAACTTGCGTCCAACGGTATAAGGTTTTTCCTCTTGCTCTGTGTAAGAACAATCCTGTACTCGTCAGTCGAGTTAGTGTCAACATAACTGATAAACGTGGTCAAGTCCCAACCGTACTCCTTGGCAAATTCAAGAAGACTAGGTTGAGTATTTGCGTCCATGATATATCTCATTGCCTGTTCAACTATATCGTCAGGTTTATTGACTGATTTTGAAGAGCAGGTAATCGTGTTAACTGTACGGACAACCGCAAAACAATACGTGATGGATTTATACTCCGTCACTCCGTTTATCTCTATCGGTATCTGACTATATTGAGAGGCAAGAGCATCATACATTTCTTCGCTCGAAACAACCTTCGGGAGATTGATATACTCGATAAGGTTGTTATGAGTGTATGTATCATAAATACCACTTACTCTCAAAGTGTTGTTGTATTCTTCCTGCAAGAATGCTTCCAAGTATCTTACAGTTAAATTCGAATCACCGTACTTGATATTCATTAATGACCGCCCTTCCCACTCATAACAGGTTTAAGACTTGTAGATATATTACCTGACATAAGACCTGAAGATGAATCAATATAGATTGAACCACCGTTTTCTGCTATTGCTTTTACGATTGCTAATCCTACTTCTCTGATAACCGCCTCAACATCAGTTGTGTCAGGCTTGTTGTTCTTGTTAGCAAGGTTAACTCCACGCATTACCGCACTACTTAATTGTGGGATAGGCGATATGATTTCTCCGTAAGGGTTATCGCCTACTACGGCAAGTTCAGGGGTTTTAACATAACCACCTGTTCCGTATTTCTTGACCCAATTACCGTTTTCGTCTTGTACATATCCTGACTGTACAAGTTGTGCTACTGACATTCCTGTTGTTCCAACACCTGCATCGTAACCGCCCAAATCAACGTGTGCTATCTCTTTGGCTTTTTTCTTGTACTTATGCAGATTCCAAAGGTCTCCCATCATCGTTGAATCAAAATCGCCAAAGGCTAATTTTACGGCATCTGATGAAAGAGCACCTATTGGGATATACTCGTACCATTCTTTGTCTTTTAATTGACCTATTGCGTAACTTCCTACTGCTTGGTCTATGTACTTTTGCTTTTCCTTTTCGGTCTCGGCTACCATTGCCTTGTTAAGCATTTCCTCCTGATATGCCTCGTCACCGCCTAATACACGAGCCTTGTCGAAAACATCCGCAAGAAGTTCTGCGATAAAGGCTACATCAGTAGCAATAAGTTGAAGTGCTCCGTTGATATCGTTTGCTACTGTGCTGTTAGAAGCAATGTTCTCCAACATTTCTTCAGCAGTTGTAAACAGGTCATCGTTTGCAAATGCCTGTACCAAATCCTCGTATGCACTTTCAGGCGAATAGTCTTTTTTGAGTTCTTCTTCTAAGTTCTTCTTGAAGTCTGCATCTATCTTCTGATAGTTAGCCCAATCACTTAACCACGAAGCCCCCAAAGCGGAATTGACAGCACCTTGCGTAAGGGCATTGCTCGTTCCACTAGTGAACATTCCTGCAAGTCCTATCTGCTGTCCTATAAGTGCTTCCCACGAAGAAGGAACACCACCTGATTGAGCAAGGGCAATCCTCTGAAGAGTGTTACCACCTGTCAGTCCCTTATAAGGCGAGTAAAACGCTTCGATAGAATCGTTAACAAGGTTGATAGCATCAGCCGTGGACATTCCACTCTTTTCAAGAGCCGAAAGATATGCTCTTGCTTCATTGGTCATCAACTCTCTCTTCGTATAGAGTTCAACAGGAACGAGTTTGTCTATGATAGTAGACATAGAACCCATCGTTACCCTCGAACTACCTGCTGTATCTCTTACTGCTTCTACGATACCGCCAAGAGACCTAGACATATTGAAAAGACCCTGCTGTTGCAGGTCAAGGAAATACTGATTGTTCGTATCAAGAGTGGGCGCAATCTTAGTCAACAAAACATTCTCTAAGGATGCCTGTTCCGATTGACTAGCAGAGAAACCTTTTTCAAGAAGTCCTGCCTGTGTCTTCCACCACTCTGTTGCCTTTACATTGTTTCTAAGGTTGTTGTTAGCGATAGAATTAATCCTATCTTCCATCATGTTATGGTACAACGCACCCTGTTCATTGGCATCGTCGGCACGTTCAAGATACAATCCAAACGTCTTGTACGTCTCTTGCTGTGTATGATAGATATCTGTTAGTCCGTCTCCAAGCCAACCGAGGAGGTAATTAACGGCAATCATTATCAGGGAGACAACAGAATCAGCCATGGATTCCTGCTTTTGGAAGACCTTGACAACATCGAGAATATCATCAACAAGGCGGTTCATGTACTTGCCCTGTACCAAGTTCCTCTGCGTCGTGTTAAGCACATCCATGACACTTGCATTGACTTCTTTCATAGAGGACACTTGTTTCTTTCTGTCTTTTTCCTCTTCTTTATCTCTTGAAGTAGGGGTCTTTGAATCCTTGATTCCTTTTTCAATAGAATCTTTGAGTTCCCTAGCGTACTTGCTGTTATCCTTATCGGTCTTTTCAAGATACCTGCCGATAGCATAAGTGTTGTTAGCACCTGTTTGAGCATTGGAAGATATAGTGGCAAGTTGACTAGTCAGGTCTTTATACAGACTTTCATTTGCCAAGGAGGATGTATTGTTATCGACAGTTCCACTTACTGCGTCTCCTACACCAACATTACCGCCTATCTTTTTAAGATATTCGGTATGTCTCTTTTCAAGTCGGTCATACAGGTCATCATACTTCTCATAAATTAAACCCTTCTGCCCTTGACCGCCTGTAAGTTTACTGTAATGACTTAATTCTGCTGTCTTGATATGACCAAGATAAGTTGTGTGCAGTGTTTCAAGTTTTCCATACAACTGCGTATAAAAACTAAGAGTAGTGTCTGACACACTCTTTAAGTTTCCCTTAGTCTGCTTATCAGGTCTTATATCATTAAATACAGAGTTAGCATTTGCTCCTGTATTGCCGATTTTAAACTTACCGTTGTATAAGTTGTTAAAATTATCAGGCATACTCTATTCTCCGTGTCATATCTCGTTATATTTACAGCCTAGCACTGTTCCTGTTGCGTTCCAAGAACAAATTAAGGAAATTATACTCAAATTAGCCAAAAGGCTCTAAAGGGCAATTAAGGCTATCCTTTTCTTGCTTCTTTAAGAGCCTCCGCTTCTTCTTCTTTTATCTTCTTCAGTTCCTTGAAGATGAACGTCCTGTCGTAATATGACATTTTATCCGTGTCTCCAAAGGTTATACCGTTGCAAATCATACTTATCATAATTTGCTGTCTCATTATGTCGTCACGCTGAAGATAAGTTGTTAACCCTCCATCTTCAGTTGGGGAGGGAAGGTCGAAAAAATTCTTCAGTCATTGGAAGAACGAACTTAATCTTCCTTTTACATTCAGGACACTCTGCCTCGACCCTCTTATCAATTCCGTAAGAACCTACAAGTTCATCGTACTTCTGTTCAAAGTATTGGAAGTCTCTTGCGTGCATCGTCTCGACGTACTTTTCGAGTTTGAATGTAGGCAGGAGTTGTCCGTTTACCGTACATACTCTTCTTGATTGTTCAAGAATCCAAGAAGGGTCTCCCTCATAGTCAGGGAACTTCTCTAACTTAGCCTGACCATCTTCGATAATCTTCATGTAGTCTTCAGTGGTATATAACTTGCATTGCAAGGTATCACCACTTACAGGAAGAGCACCGATTTCGAACGGTTCTTTGAACGTATCAGGAAGGACACGTACATCAAGTTCGTCAAGGTCAAACGTAAGGTCAACGGTTCTTCCACAATGAGGACACTTAGTTGTAATCTTATAGTCCTTGCCATAAGTCTCAATCCTAAGTTTGTACATCAGGAATTGAAGGTCAACTAACTTCAATTTTGTTACATCAACATTCTCATTAGAGGTCAAGCACCTCTGAATGAGTTTTGCTGTTGTATCGAATGTACTTGAAGACAGTCTTAACTTTTCTTCCATTGTGGTCATCGGTCTGAAAGTAAAAGTCCTGCCAACCTTCTCTTTGTTGTAAAGCGGATAGCAAGGAACACTATCGCAATCTTTCAACTTAATGGTCTTTGCTTCATTCATATTTGCACCTCCGAATGAATCTTTAAAACAGGTTAGGTAGCACCCTGTTTGAGTGCTACCTGCCTAGCGTTACCTTTATATTTTACCCGAACTTTTGGTCATTATCCAGTGGGAAACAATGGTCGTATTGGAAGGTACAAGCAATCTTCCTTACATCGTTTGTTCCCTGTGCAAATGAGCCGAGGTCGAGCGAAGATATCCAACATCCGTTGAGTTGCCATACACGGCTATACTCACCTGAAGGGTCATACTCGATAAGGTATGCTGTCTTCTTATAACGGCTTGCTCTACCGACCTTCTGATTTCTCGGATTGTAAACTTCCTTGAACCATGCCATAAGAAGTCTCTCTGTGTTCATTCCGAGGAAGTCGTTGAACTGAATAGAACCGCCCTCGTAGTTAGGTACACCCGCATACTTAACCTTGTTGTTTGCGTATGGAACTTCAAGAGCACTTACGTTGAAGTTCGGTGCGGAGAACGAATCAATAGAAAGTGTAAGTTGGTCACTAATATTGCTAGGAACATTACTTTCACTAATGCCTGATTCATCGTCATCGAACATCTTCAATCCTGCAAGTCCTGTAATCTGAAGTTCGAAGTTATTGGTACGCTGTGGCTCGTACTCGTCACGTCCGACCATATGGTACGTACCACGCTTATAGTTCTTTGTATTCAAACCATCTGCCATAGTGATTTACTCCTTCCTATCAAGATTCAGAAAACAGAGCCGAATCGTTTGTTACGATGAAGTCGATGTTAAAGTCTTCGGCTGTTCTCGCTATTCTTACGATAACCTGACCACGAACTGTGTTGTTGTTGATATCGTCTTCAGTAGTTGTCGTCTCGTCCATGATAATCTTATAGTTATCAAGTGCTCCATCTGCTGATATCTGTGAGAGGAATGGGTCGAGTTGTCCCCTAAACTCATTCCACGTCTTCAGGTTATTTCCTTCAAATGTGAGAGAGATAGAAATGTCTCTTATCTTTCTCTTAATCTCGTTAGCAGTGATACGAACATTGAGGTCTTGGAATGCACTTCTTATTGAACCTGTTGTATCTCCGCTTACGACATACAATGTCTTCTGACCGAAGATAGCGTAGCCGTAGTTGAGAATCTTACGGATAGGGTTAACATACGGAAGTGTGCTCTGCATCTTATCTGCGAGAACAGAACCGATTTCAAATACAGCCTTGCTTGCTTCAGGTACAAGACCACGCCTTACGCCAGCAGGTGAAAGCCATATCGGATTACCGTTCTTGATGCTCTTAGCCAACTCGTAAAGGAATACGAATGACGGAGGCATTATCTTTACTTCTGCTGTTCTAGGAAGTTGGAAATAAATCCAAGATTCAAATGTCGTAGCATAAGAAGAAGCAACATAGTTGAAGTGACCATTGATATTTTCAACATCATTATCCTTCGGTTCGATGGAAGAGGGAATGTCAAGCACAACGAGACAGTCTTTTCTCTCTTCCGCTACATCAACAAGAGCCGTAACTGCCTTTTTGGTGTATGTTGTTCCATCAGTGTTCAAGAGGTCTGTCATACCACCAAGAGTAAGGAACTTAACAGCAAACAGGTCTTGGTCTTTGAGAACATCGAAGAAACTTTGGTCTACTTCCAAAGCGTAAGCAATCGTGTTAGTGTTTGTGATAACGTCTGTTTCAAGAGGGTCTGTACCATTAGCAAGAGTAAATTGAACTGTTGTTGTTGCTGTTGCCTGATTGAGCCAACCCTCATTAAGAACAAAGTCTGCAAGTTCTTCAAGAAGCACAAACTTTACAAGGGATGAATCAACAAGTTGGATACCTGCATAGAACAGTTTTGTTACCGTTACATCTGCACTTCCCGAAACAGGTGTATCAGCAGGGACAGAACATACTGTGAAGGATTCTTTCTTTGTTCCCTTGGTAATCGTTACAGTGATATCACCTACTGCCATTGTGTCAGGCGTTCCTGAAGTAATAGTAGGACAATCAAACTGAACCGTAATGCCGTTTGCTCCTGTACCTGCGATTTTCGCAAGAATCTTCATTTCGTCTGTCGGTGTTTCTTCCCCATCATCGAGAACAACTTCAGCAGTATCAGAAATGGAAACTGTCTGCTGTAAGTCAGCATCATAATAGGAAACAACTCTTTGGAAGAGTACAGGGAAACCTGCAAGCAAAAGGTTTGTTGCATAGTCCCAAGCACAACCGTATGTACCAACATTTACAGACGGAGGTGTAGAACCAAACTCGGCAATGAACTCATTGTAGTTCCTGCAAAGTTTCGGCTCGGTTGTACCTGTTGTTGCTGAACCTATTACGTATACTATGTTGTCAGAGGAATTTTGAGATACGTTATACAACGTATTGTCTTTTTCGTTAATAGTAATACTAGGCATTAACTTTTTTCTCCTTTTTTAGATTTCTTTCTTCCCCTTTTTGTAGTTGTTTCCGAAGCAAGGGAAGTCGCTTCTTGGTTAACTGATTTCTTTTCTTCTATGCTTACACTAGAGATTATACCGCTATTCTCTAATTTTTTAATAGTAGAAGATAAAATCTGCCCTTCATAGTCAGAAATAGTAACCGTATCATAAATGCCGATTGCTACGCTTCCTATGAAGACAGGTCTGTTAGTTCTGTTAGTTATCCTTAACATATTTGTCTCCGTCCTTTACATACAAATCCACACCACCAAAGATGTGCGGTTTTTCTGTTGTGCTCTTCCACAGATAAGCATCAGGTATATATGCCGATAAGGTAGTCCTGAAATACTCACCGTGTTCTAACTGACCCATTATGTCAGAGTTGTCTTCGATATTTTGGTCGAAGAAGAGATTGAACGTGTGTTTTAGATTTGTTCCATATGGAATTTTTACTTCCAAAGTAGGATGTGTCATATAATAAAACAACAGTTCCCTTACTATATTATCATTCTCTTCACGGTGTTTTGTCCATACGTCAAACAAATAATTCATCTGTATCGGTATAACCTGTATCCTCGACGTTATTTGTTCGTCTTCAGATATGTTGGAAAGACCACCAGTGAATCTCATTGGATGCGAAGAATCACGAAGAGAAGGATTCAGCCTTGCCACACTTATAAGCGGTAACTTAATATCATCCTCTTCGAGCCTTGCTATCGTGTTGAAGACTTTCTCGGCAGGTTCAATGTATATTCTGTCATCATCGAAGACACTTCTAAAGTCTTCTATGATTGCGTTGTCATAAAGATAGAACATCTTTAAACCTCCCTGCCATCGAGCGCATAGCCCAATTTTTTATAGGCTTCCCAATGCTTGTCTATGTTTTTCTGATAGTTGTTAAACACCCGACTAAGCATTGTGGTCGCCTTTGTTACTTCGTTACCCTTGTCGATATATCTAGCAACCTGCTCTAAGGTTGTGTTGACTGTATTCGGCATCTTTATATCACGACGGATATAAACCTCATACGAGTATTTTCTTTTCCTCCAAGTGATACATTTAAGTATCGAATTTATCAGCCTGTTTATGTTTATATGTTTAGGTGGCTTTATCCACCTTATCCAAGTAGCGTTGATTAGAGATTGCTCCAACAAAGGGAACTTTGCAGGGATAAGTCCCTGTTTAATCTCCGTTCTTACACTATCGACCAAGGCATCACAAAACTTGTCTGCGAGGTCTTGGTCGTACACTTCTTTACTGTTAAGTTCAAAGTCAATTTCCATTATTCTCTTTTACCCTGTTTTGGTCTTTTACCTTGATGTAAGAATATCCTTCTTCGTAGTTGTCAGAATACTCTCCACTTGTTGTCTTGTCTCCGTCTATGTAATTGTAATTACTGTTCGAGTAATCGTTCTTAGGCGTACCATCTTTAGTCTCAAAGATAGGTGCTAATGTACAAGTCCAACTTTCAGGAAATTCAAGCAACGTATTGATTGACGTAATCTTAAAATCTCTGTATTGGTCGTTAAGAGAATCTATCGGTCTGATACGAATGACACACTCCGTACAAAGGTTAGGTGCATCAAACGGAAGAATAGCGATATACGGTTTATCGTTAGGTAACTCACTCGCCCAATGAATCTTCTTTAAAGTAGAAGTCTTCGGGTTAGTTTCGAAGATAATATCCATCGGCATTTCTTCAGACAATTCTGATATCATTTCCGAATGGATTGTCGGGTCAACTTTAACAGGGTAACGATACAGAACAGGAATGCCACGCAAACGGCAACACTCCTTGAACCAATTTCTATATAACGTTACGTCTCTTTCAGTTAAATAACCCATATGTTATTTCTTGTACTCCCATCTATCAGAACCATATCTAAGCAGGTATTTTTTATTTTCTCCCATTCTGCTGTATCCCTGATGGCATCTTACAATAGCGGAATAATAAGGATTAACGTCGGCAACGGCTGTTATTGAACCGCTAATCTGAACATAGTCGTCATCAGCCAAGAAACAACTTAATACGCCCAATTCTGACATTTCTACTTCATAACTTTCAAATCCAATTTCTGAACGATAATTAGAAGTGGATGGTATTTCTACTTCTTTAAGGTCTACTTTAAAACCCTGACACGCTGTATCAAGAAGAGCCTGTATCTGCTCGTTGGTTATAGCCTGATACATTTCGTCTTTTGTTACCTTCTTGATATCGAGTTGAGAGAAGTCTTTCCTGAAATCAAATTTCCTCGGCATCGTGTTCCCCTCCCAATTCTTCAATTCTTATTGTCAGGTCTTTTTCATCTTGTATTAGACTTTCTAAGTCTCTAATAAATGACCTTGTTTTATATCCACTTTCTGTCCAATTATTTGAATCATAACTAGTTGCTTTAGTTTGAAGTTCATTTTCTAGTCTTGAAACTAGGCTAAGATATTGTCTTTTACATATTTCCATAGTCCTATACAAACCATTAGCATCATCTTCTGAAACAGAACTAAGAAGGGAAATACCCTTGTCAAACAAATCTGTCAGATTGTCGTACTCAACATCAAGTTTTTTGAAAAGTTTGTTAAGATTAGCGTCTCTTTTTAATCCTGCCTGATAATCCTTGACATAGTATTCAGGGTCTCTAAGATGCTTCAAGGTATTAGCCATTGACCTTCTGTCTTGTCTCTTAGTTTTAAGTTTGTCTCTCTCTTTGTCACCCTTATAGATAACACCATATTCGAGAACGTAAGGCTTAATCTCTTTCCAATCGTTGTTCCAAAAATCAAAAGAATCTTTCCAAGCACTATTAAACCTGCCTGTATCGGATGTTGCCTTTGAGTATTTATCAGGTTCGATGATATAAACAACAGGTTCTTTGTTTGGCATCTGTAATTGGATTACAGGAGTGTTACCATCAAGAAAATCCCTCTCGATTTCTTTCCTAGTCGAAGGAATACCCTTGTTTTTAAAGAGCATCTTATCAAGAGGGTAGTGACCCACTCTATCCTTAGTTTTCCAAGAGTTCCCAAAACCCTGTTTGTTATTATCTAAAGCCTGTCTAAGCCAATCAGGAATTGAGGAAGATAGTCTCTCAATTAGATATACAGCCATATAGTTCTCCTTTACTGTGAATACAACTCGTTACGCTCTTCTTCATCCATATCAACATCATTGTTCCTGTTCTTCGTAGTCCTGTCAATATACGGCAAGTCTTTATGAATCTTAGAACGCATATCCTGTGGACGGATACCGATATATTTCGGATTGTGTTGACCACTCTTGTTGATAAAGAAGTGTGTTTTATCGAGGTCGTAATACTTAATGATTTCGTCGTAATATTCTTTAATGAGGTAATTGATAACGTTAGTTAATTTCCTGACCCAAGTTTTATTCTTCAATATCATCGTCAGATGCTTACAAAACGAGCCGATGTTATCGTGAGGATTTCTGATAGGAGCAGGAATAAGTTGTCTCTTACCGTTCTTATATCCATTCTTAGTAGCAACGTAAGAATAGCGATAGTAGAAGTCAGGACACGTACAATTTACCTTCAGGAATTTCTCTTGGTCGATTGCTTTGTTCAATGCCTTTTCTACTGAATCGAAATTCACGTTACCTCTATGCTGTCTGTCAACAACATAAATGATTGTCTGAAGAGCCTTACGAAGTTCAATCGTACAGGTGTACTGATTGACAGGAATGGAGATAACCAATAAGTCATCCTCGATAAACTTGGATACGTCGATTTCCATCTGTCCAGTTATCTTGTATCCCTTACTTCTCTGTACTCTTTCAGGTGATTGACGAGTTGTTTTTAAGACCAACTCACGTCTGTTTACTTCGTTAAGATAAGATAAAGAGTGGCTACCTAAACCACCGTTATATCTTCTTATAACTGTCATAGATAGCCACTCCTTTAACTCAATTTCTTATCTTTCTGTGTTCCTTGTGGAAGGTCTGCGAACAGAACGTCTTGTTGCTGATTCAGCGATTCTGCTTGCTGTACTTCTACGGATAGGTCTCCTTGATTCAGAAACCCTGCGAGCAGGTCTTACAGATTTCTTCTCGTTGAGGTATTTACCTACAACCTGATATGACTTGCTCTCATTCTTTGTGTTACGCTTTGTGATGAAGTTGCACTTCATACCCTCACAACGGATGATGTTCTTGACAGTGGAAATCTTGAACATAAAAGGTGCTCTCTTGGATTCAACCTTGAATGTACCGTTATCCCTTGCTGTCATAATGGAAGACTTAGGATTGAAGTTACAGTTGAGAACTGTCTTTCTCTCCTTGCCTGATACCATCGTAATCTTACATTCAAGTCTAAGGTTAGAGCCGTTCTTCTTTGCTCCAACTACCTCAAAAGACTTTGCACCGTTGTAATTTTCACGGATGAACTTTGTGAGGATAGGATTGAATGTCTTCTCGTCGAGATTGTAACCTTCACGCTTCATAGCAGGTCTGCATACAAGCCCCTTGGATTCAGTACGAACTGACGGTCTTACAGAAGGTCTGCGAAGCATTGGTCTTGCGTTCTCACTGCGTACAGACTGTCTTGCTGACGGTCTACGTGCAAGTCTGTTCTCTCCACGAACGGAACGCCTAGCAGAAGGTCTGCGAGCGAGTTCATTCTCACCACGTACTACTGACGGTCTACGAGCAATAGTCCTCTCGCCACGAACTGCACGAGCAGGTCTGCGAAGAGCACTTCTCTCTCCTACAACTCTGTTCCTGCGAGCAACCTTGTTCTCGTCACGTACTGTACGTGTAACAGGTCTGCGTGCTCTGTTCTCGTCTTTAACAGACTTCTCGTCCTTTACAGGATTCTTGCTCTCGTCAAGGTCTTTCTCGTCTTCGTCGAAGTCAACCTTAACCTCTTCACCATCGAAGTCAAAGTCCTCTTCTCCGTCAACCTTTTTCTCTTCACCCTCGTCGTCGTTCTTAGCAACGTCTTCGTCAGGATTCTCGGAGTTCTCTACCTCACCAACCTTAACAAATCCATCAGGGGATTCTTGGTTACACATAAGGCAAATGTCTCCTGCGCCCATAGGCAGTTCAGAGAAGAATGTCTGTCCACAGATAGGACAACCGTAGATGTTGTCACCTACGTACTCGTCAGTTGTCGGTGTTACATCAGCAGGTGCATCATCAATCAACTGTTGGAAGCCGAGAGCAACGGAAGTCATTTCGTCTGCATCGAGGTCAGGGTCAACAACGGCAATGATATCGTCGGCTGTCTCCATTTCGAGGTCGTCCTTCTCTATCTCTTCGTCGTCTTCCTTCTCGTCTGCTTCCTTCTTGAATCTCTTCTTGTCAACCTTCTCAACAAGTTTTGTATCCTTCTTGGATTCAACGATTGTCTTCTTGGAAGGTTTCTTCTTGGATTCAAGGCAAGCGTTCATCAACTTTGTAAAATTGTCAATGTTAGCCATTTAGTTTTTCTCCTTTACTTTGTTTTGCTTATATATTTATTTTATATCACTTGTGCGGAATATCAATCCATTGGTAAGAGTAAATCCTTATTGGAATTGAGGAACGTTCTAATCTCTGTTAACTCCGCTTGTGCTTCACTAAGAAGTTGGTCGGCATCGAGATTGTAAGTTGCACTACCGAGAGTGTACTTACCTCTTACTCTTCCCAACGCTTCCTTGGTCATTGCCAAGGAAAGTCTCTTTAGCAGGTTAATCCAAAACTCTTCGTAGATTTCGGATACGTCTTCATATTCAGGTGTGTATACCAGTGTTACCGTGTTAGATACCACTTTCTGTTCATACAAGTATAACTTCTCGTTCTTCCTGTCATACATAAAATCCAAGTCGGTTGACAGGGCATTCTTATTCTGTTGTACCATTAAGGCTCTTGCGTAGTCGCTTAAAGTAAAGGAATTGGTTACACCACTCGTTCTGTTTCTTGATGTATAAATGTACATCATATCCTGCAATCCTGATACGGATATGTTCGGTGAACCTCTCATAACGTAAGATATACTTGCTATCTTCTTACCTGCTAAATCTATCACATTAGCATAAGGCACTGTCATGGTCTCACAGTCAGTGATATAGCCCTTCAATTCCTGAAAAGCCATATCAATGATATCATCAAGAAAGTCTTCGAGTTCAATCCATATGATAGGTGCTCCAAGTTGAAGTTTGATGTACCTCATATACTGTTCTTTTGTAAGACCTGTCTTTGCCATATCCTAACTCCGCTTCTTATTCAGCCTTTTTCTTGGATGTTTTCTTCTTAGGCTTCGCTTCTGTCTTTGCCTCTTCTGTCTTCTCTACAACAGGTTCTTCAACCTTGGTCTCTACGACAGGTTCTTCAACCTTTGCTTCTTCAACAGATTCGACAAGAATCTTCTTACCTTCCTTTACAGGTGTCGGCTCTTCAAGAACCTTCTTCTCGGTTTCTTTTACAGTAGCCTTGGCAACTGTCTTAGGCGTGGCAAGAATGATTCTCCTCTTTTCATAGCCTTTTGCGTGAAACATTCTCATTACCTCTTTCTATATTATGTTATTTTCGCCCCTAGCGTTTATCCTAATCGTTTCTATCTGTTTCTATGAGTAATTCTACTCTGTGACCAGTAAACGGCTTAGAAACGAAAATAGACGGTGTTTAGAAGATATGTAGAGCAGGTCAGGAGGGGAGGTTAATAGAACAAGTAAAACAAATTGCGATACACACCATGACAAGATGTTTTTAACCTGACCTGCCTACAAACCACACTATCCATAAAGCAACTGTCTAAGGGGATTCCCCCTAGACAGTAGGAACTTTATTTCTTAATTACTCTTCAGAGGAAATAGCATCGAGGGTGATTGTAACGCCTGTCGGCTTTTCCAGTGAATCGTAGTAGATTGCTTCCTCGGAAGATGTTGCTGTGAGTTCAAGACCCTGACCTTCAGAGTGGTCGTCGTCTACACCACCGACTGTCTTCCAAAGATTTGCACGATACAACTGAAAAGTAAAAGGCTTATCAGATACATTCTGAATTGTAACCTTCATAGGCTCTTTGTAATCAACGTTAGTAATAGCCATATTCTTTACTCCTTTTAAGTTTGTTTTTAGAAATCCCTCTAGGTGAGTTGCCCCACCTAGAGTTCATCCGAAAGATAAATGAGGGTATATGATGAAACTGCTTATGCTGTTACCTGTCCTGCAATGTAGAGGTTAGGGTTAACCATCTTCTTGCCGTACATCGTAGCCCATGCTCTCTGACCACGGAAGTCTGCATCCATGATAAGGTCAGTAGCCGTGATAGGCATATAAGGACAATAGAAGTAACCTGCGTCAAACATATTGTTACCCTTGTAGCCCATTACATACTTATCCTGTGGGAAAGCAGGGTTTACATAAACCTTGATGTTACCAATCATACCGCAGTAGTAAGAACCGTTTGCAACGTTACCACTCGGTTTGAAGTTCCTCATGGATTCGAGAACTGTCTTTACACCAAGACCGCAAATCATAAAGTTTGCGGATACCTTACGTGTAGCACCTGCGATAGCGTTAGAACTATCGTTGATTCTCTCGATGAATCCGTCGTAGTGGTCTGCAAGACTTACGCCACCAGGCAGTGACTTAGACCATGTACGAGGTGTGAGAAGAGGATTTGTGTTACCAACAGCACTCTTCAGGAGGTCAAACGTAATCTCGTTGTCGATTTCGTAAGCCATTTCGCCCGAAGCCTGTGTAGCAAGCAACTCTTCGATGTTCTGACCATATTCCTTCTGAAGTTCATAAGAAGCATCAAAAGCCCAATATGCTCTAAGTGTACGAGCCGTTGCAATAACAGGGAGGCTCTGCATTTCGAGACCGATTTCAGGAACGTTTGTGAATCCTGCGCCACCGATAGCACCGTCACCCTCTGTACCACTTGCTGTCTCACCTGCTGTACCGAATGTATCGAAGCCGTTAGAACGTACTTCCTCATTCATAAAGTAGTAAGATACGAATACCTTCTTACCGTTTGTAGGTGCTGTTGTAAGCGTTACAGATGTTGCTGTAAGACCGTTTGTGTCGATAGCATAAGTTGTGCCATCTTCGTCAACGATAACAGCCTTGTAGTCACCGTTAGCATCCTTAGATGTGTCAACAGGTGTCCAATCGAGGCTGAACTGCTTGTTAGAACCATCACCTGTTCCTACCATTTCTCTGTTAACGAATGCGGATGTGTAATCCATGTCAGAGAACGAACCGTGGATGGAACTATTGAATGTAGTACCTGCCTTTGTCTCACCCTTGTTAGACTGATACTGATAGTTGAGGTAGTTAATCATACCAACTCTGTTATCCATTGGCTGAACAGCAACTACGTCAAATGCGATAAGGTTAGGTACGGAAGCGGTAAGGATATCAAGAGCATATCTCTTGTACTGACCGATTTGAGCAGGGTTTGTTGCTTCCATAGCCTTAATACGAGACTGTGTGTTCTCCAAGCAATGAGCAAGAGCGACCTTCTTCTCGAAAGTCATAGGCTTACCCTGTACCTTCTCTACCATTGCAATTCTCTTAGCGAACTTACTGATAAGGTAAGCACTTCTTTGGTTAATCAAATTAGCCATAGTAAAAAATCTCCTTTATTAGTCTACTTTGTGTCCGAAGTTCTGTAAGAAATTCATTGTCTGTCTATCTTCATCATTGAGACCAATACTGCTTTCAAATCCGACAGGCTTAATAGCGATAGGAAGTTTACTAAGTCTTCTCTTCTCGTCTGACAACTGCTCAACTATCATATCAACGTCTTGAATACCATAGTTAGCAGGAAGCATCTGTCTGACCTTGTTTTGGTCTATTCCTTCGGATAAACACTTTGTTCCAATGTATCTTTCGAGCACTTCAGACATTTGTGTTTTTTGTTCTGTAAGTCTGTTAGATACATTTTGCATCTTGTTCTCGGTCAACATCTGACTGTTGTTAACCTTTTCCAAGTCAGAGTTAAGAGCGTTGTTCTCTTCGTAGAGAGAATCCAACTCGTTAGCCTTGTTAGACAACTCGTTCTCCAACTCAATTATCCTGCCCTCGTTTTCCTTATTGGCTTCGGTAAGGCTTTCTAACTGATTGTCCTTAGATTCGAGTTCCTTTGTCAAAGTAGAAGTTTCCCTCTTTGCCTCCGACAATTCTCTTCTAAGAGAATGAATCTGTCTCTTTGCTTCTTCGAGTTGTGCCTTTAAAGTTTCTGTTTCTTCGGAATAGGATTCTTCAAGTCTCCTGACCCTAGAACTTGCCTTATTCAACTTTTCCATAACGTCACGGTTTACTCTTTCAAGTCTCTCGTTCTTTACTTCAAGTCTCCTAAGAACTCTCTTGCTAGAAATGGATTCGGCTTTGTAGTCCTCTTTGAGTTCGTTCATCTTCTTATCACTAATATTATTAGCCTCTTTAAGAGATTCTAACTCGGACTTCAAGTTCTCGTTCTCTTCTGCAAGATTTCCCAAATCTTCTTCCAACTTGCTAGACAGATTCGCTCCGTCTACGTTGGACAATCTATTGTCGATTGATTCTCTGATAGAATCAAGATTCGGCATATTTACGGATTCTGCTAATCTCTTTAACCCGATTAGTTCATCCTTAGTCGTGGCATTCTCTATCTCCTTTGTGAAGATATCAGTTACCTTTGCCCTTGCAACTGATTCAACCTTGTCAGGTCTTGCTGACTTAACAGCAGGTTGTACTACCATATCGTGACCGTAATACGAATATGTGTCAGGGTCGATTATCGTCTCTCCGTTTCTTTCGATTTCATCACCGAGACCTCTTGATGAAACACCTATCTTACATCCATAATCAATGAGAGACTTCAGGATACGTCCCTGCGGTGTGTCGAGGATATCGAACTCTACCCAAAGGATACTTTCATTCTCTCTGATTTCCATATTGGTAAGAACAACTGCAACCTCTTTTAGTGAAGAATCTATGCGTTCTGTCGGATGGTCAAGTTCCCCAAAACAAGTGTGAGTTTCCATCATTTCCTTGTAATCGTCAGAGTTCATTACATTACGCCACAACTGAATGTCATATCTACGACCATTTCTTGTTGGTGCGTTGAACTCTGCTCCGATACCTGCAAGGTGTCCTAAACAATTCGGATTAGTTACAGGTGCTTCACTGTATTCGAGTACAGTCTGAAGTCTCTCTGTCAAAACTTTCTTAGCCATTATCTCGCCCTTCTCTTTTGACATATGATAAGCGTCAGAATCGCTCCAACGCTAGTTTCCGTCTCCAAAATTTACAGTACAGGTGATAGGGTAGTTTTGTTCTGTTTTTTAGGCTACCGTAACATAACCTGTACTATTATTGTACCACTTCCCTTTAATTTTAACTTTTCTTCTTTTATTTTGCAATAAGGAAAACCCCTTACCACGTTTGCAATGGTAAGGGGTTCAAGGAGAATAGTATGAGATATAAGAGTTGGATAGTGACTTATTCAAGTGACCTTTTTATCGGTCAGGTACATTATACCATAAGTTTAACTGTTCTGCTACCTGCCTAGAGTAAAGTTTTCTCGATGAAAGGGGGGTTGTCCTTTCTATGTGTTTTTGTCATCTAGGCAAGTAACACAGCCTTTAACTGTCAGTCAGGATTAAATCTAACCTCGAATCTATCCTGCGGAGGATAACCGCAATTCCCACAATCGTCTACAAGGATAAGATAACCCTCGGAGGAAATATACCAATCGTCGATATCACAGTAGATAAGGTTGGACTGTTTAAACCACTTCTCTTTGAAGATGTGATTATGGTCGAAGATAGGTTCTTTGCCTGTCCTCTTGTCTATAACGATGAATGATAACTTAGCCATAGATAATCTCCCTGATTTTCTCTAATGCTTTCTCGCTGTCTATGTCGGGGTCGAGCCAACGTTCTACTTCGTTTACCTTGCGGATACATTCGATTGCCTTGCGTATTGCATCTATCTGCTCTTCAAAAGTATAATTAAGAAATGCAGATATAGACAGATTATCAAGTATCTTGATTGTTTCTTCACTATTCACGATTGTTTCTCCCTGTATCTCTTTAAAGTCTCCAAGGCTGTCTCGATATCATTACGTTCCTTGCTTGTCAGATACAGTTCAAGAACGATATCGTCTTTGTGCCTTATGAGAATGTCCATTGCTTCTTCCAAGGTCATCTTAGTCATCCCCTTCCTTGTTAAAGCCTACTTAATTCTTTCAGAATAGTGTTGAGCAGGTTTTTCTTAAATCTGTCAATCCTGCCGTTGGTGTCATCGTTATAACCTCTAAGCCACTTTTCCTTAAAGTTCTTGACAGTTTCCCTGTATTTGCTCTCACTTATGTCTAAACTTTGCCACCACTCTAGGTCGTGAAGGACTTCTGCTAAGTCGTGGATAAGTTCTTCAAGTTCACTGTCGCTCATTTCACCCGAATAAGTGCTTTCGAATGTATTGTACATATAGTTAAAACTTCCACCTGACATGGTTAACTCTTCTCTCTTTCTTTATTGTCTTTCATAGTATCTTAACGAATGTTTAGGATTGAATCTCCTCTTTAGGAGCGAGTATTACCTTTTCAGGTTCATCAGGAACGGTATAAGGGAATGTTACCTCTACACGGCTTTGTCCACTCTGAAACCATGACTTGCCACCATCATCAGAAAATACCTTGCCCTCTATGTCATAGGCTTTGCCATCCTTGTCTTTGAACACAGAAGAATATCTCTTGTTCTGATAATGTCCGTTTGTTATCTCTCCCCATTCGTCATCCTCTCCTGTAAGTGGAGATAATGGCTTGAACCTTGCAAGTCTGTTGAAGTAGTCACAGTTAATGCTGAATCCTGAATGTCCCTGACTGCTGATAACCTTGATAAGAGCGAGAACATCCTTGTTCAGTCTTTCCTGATACTCGTCTCCTATGCGAGTAATCCTACGCAACTCACTCTTGGCGTACTTAACAAGATGGTCTTCTTCGTCATAGTAGTCGGTTTCTTCGTCACAATAAGTTCTTTCTTCTTCGTCTTCTTCTTCATCAAAGTCTTCGTCATCTTCATATTCAACTTTGCGCACTCTCATTAGTTCTTTACCGTTTTTCGCTTTTTCCTCTTCTTCGGTATCAACTAATCTTCTGCAAAGGTCTTGAAGTTCAGAAAATGTTTCCCTTTTGTCTGTCCTAAAATCGACATGATACCATCCGCAATCATAAGTTATTGAAAAAGACGAATACTTTTCCTTGAAAACCTCTTTGCAGAATTTTTCTACCGTTTCTAAAGAATCTTCACATTCGGTATGAAACTCAATACAATACCTGTTGGTTGATTCATATGATGTTCTAAAAAATGACATTATCTTGTTCCTCCTTACTTTTTTGCCTTTAACCTCTGTCCGTCGTGTTCACAGTATTCACCGTCTATTCCATATCTGCTCCCACATTCAGGACAAAACTTAGAATGACCTTCCTCAATCCAATACCCTGCAATCATACCTGCAAAAAAACTTAGTACCAATACAAGTCCAATCACTGTTACAAGCACATCAAATGAAATGCTAATCTTGTCTTTCAAGTTCATAGGACACACTTCGCAATTATGGAAGCAGTGATGTTCAAACGTATATTTTATTTTCTCTGAATCAACAAGTGACATATTACCTCCTACAATAATAGTGTTCACACTTCGTTGCGTCTAAGGGTACTATTGTTCTCATACAGGCACATCCGAATCCGTGGTCATCAAGCCATTCCCACTCTGTACAGGTCTCACAGGAAGGGAATACAAGTTGTATTTCAAGAACAGGACGACCCCAAGCATCTACCGAGAGAGTGTATTTCTTTACATAAGCCTCATAATAGTTCTTAGGAACGTCGTTTATTACACCGTCGAAAAAGAAGTTTCTCCCTCTTCCAATATCAACGGTTATCGACACAACAGTATATTCATCAAAGGGTTTAAAGATTTGTTCTAACGTCATATTAGTATTCCTCGTACTGTATAGAATAATTCCATGACATAGGATAACTCCATGATAAACCGCCTCTTTCAAGTTCGAAGCGTTCTATCAGGTATTCCCTGACCACATTTTCTTCCTCATAATCAAGAAGAATATCTATGTGACGAATCCCTCCAATCATCCCTCTAAAATTCATTAGACGAACTAATCTACTTAAAGAGATAGAAAGTTCTGATTCTTTTAAGTCCTTTAAGTTTGTTATCCACTCTGCCACTTGTTCATATAAATCGGCTTTATCACGGTATTCTTTTACTATGGGATTATATGGAGATAGAGGACTTGCTATTCTTTCTCCCATGGGTCTGTATCTTTCCGCATCTTCTCTAAGTTTTTCAGCCTTTTTTATAAAGTATTTGACCGCAAAGTATTTGATTGTTTCTTCGTTATCCATTGCTTTCTCCCTTCAAGGCTTCGATTGCCATATCTATCGCCTCGTTCACTTCTATGTCTTTAGGATATTCGGGAAACGGATATTTAAGAGATTCCAGTGTCTTGATTGCATCTTCTTTTGTCGGTAACAAATCTTCCTGTTCGAATCCTTCTCCATAACCGTAATCGTATTCACACTTCCATACAGTACCATCAGGTTCAATCATTTCTGCAATATAAGGATTATTAGTGTTGTATCCTGAAGTAAATCTGAACTTGTAGTCATTGTACTCAAACTCAACTTCACCATAATCCCACCAATCCATTTCGTCGGTCTTATACGAAATCTCTTTAATTCCGTCTTCGGTGAGTTTGTAGATTTCAGGAAGACCTTGTTTGTGGCAAAGAACACGAATGTTTCCATCACCCAAAATTCCATGATGGATATGGTCTATCCAATCTATAAGAATTTCGTTACTTACCTTAAAAGTCCCTTCATTGGGTTTAAACAATGGAACGTCCTCTTTATCTTTGCGACGTTCACCGTTCTTGTAAACAAAAGCACCATAATCGCAATAAGCCATATTATTCCTCCTCTTCTTGCCTTGCGTCAATTAGTCGTGTCATTCTTTATCACCTCTCATATCTGTACCACAGTGCCAACAATAAGGAACTTCTATTGAACCCGAATGTATATCACTATGATGACATTTATTGCATTCGTAAAGGTTGTTACCCCCATCGTCGTAATCGGTTTCTTTTAAAATCCACTCACCTTTTGGTCTTTCATTATAAGGTGTTCCGTTTGCAATAATATTTTGGTCTACTGTGTCCGTTCTGTTAAACACACACTCTCTGCAAAATTCATAATACCTTTCGGGTATATCAATTATCAGTTTCATTGTCTGCCTCCTGTTTTGGGTATACCTGTTCGCCTCCTATCAGAACCTTAACTTGCTTCTTCTGTTCGGCTTCGAGCAATCCGTATTTGTATCCACGTTCCCATGCTTGCGCTACTATCTGTTCGATTGCCCCCTTCATTCCCTCAAGATTTTTCAGTTTTGTTTCTGTCTTTGTCTTACTCATTGTCTGCCTCCTTTAACCTCTTATTTGTATCACCGTAATCATAACCAACAGGCACTCTCTTTTCTATCCAATCGCCTTGCGGTCTTTTTTGACCATCTTCTAAGCCTTGAACATATCCAATATCGAAGTTATCTCTGATTTCAACTGTCGGGGCATTGTCAATCATACCTAAAACTTCATCTTTCATTATCCAAGTGTTTACACCATCATAAGAATAAGCACATTCTTTAAGCACTTCTTTCAAAGCACTACGGCTTATTAAATCATTGTTCATTGTCTGCCTCCTTCATATCATCAACCAAAGTGTCAATATACAATCTTGTAGTCTTTTTAGTGTGAATATCAGTACAAGCCACATATCCGTTAGTATTTTCTATAAGGTGTCCTATTTTGTACTGTCTACCATTAAATTCAAATATTTCGCCTGTGTGCATAAATCCTATGGTTGTTTTACTCATTCTTCTTTCTCCTTATATGGTCTTGGTAATTCTTGCCAAGCAACAACTTTTGAATATGAATGGAACTCACTTCCCAAACTACCTAATGTTCGGCTGTCAAATTGTTCTTGCCAAATACCGAATTGTTCACACCCTTCATCATAACTTCCTATAAATGAATATTCATCTTCTTCGCTTTCATCTATTTTGCCCCATAGTAAGTAATCACCCTCTTCTTCGGGCAATCTCTCGCTAACAGGAATCCACTCGCCCTTTGTTCTTTCATCATAAGGTTTACCTTTCCTCAGAATATCCCTCATATCAGCACAAAGCAGAGCAGACCATTGGTTTTCTTCATCAAAACTCTTTTTCATTCCTTCAGGAAGTTCAATTACTAGTTTCATTTTCTTTGCCTCTCATATTCCTTTATCCTATCTTCTTCAAGTTCAAGATAGAAACCACATTTTTTGCAATTATGAAACGGATTCCTACAACAACAATAGTCGTGTCCGTAAATATTTGAAAAGAAGTGATACAGTTTGAGTTTTATCTTAAAAAACAACGGTTCTTTCATTCTTTATCACCTCTCATACTCTTTTAAAGAAAAATTCATAGTTCCATATTTTTTATATTTAATATACTGATAAGCATATTCAACCAAAGCACCTATCAATGTTGAATGTTGATAATAATTTGGTTCACCTTGACAACATACTATCACATTGAATTTAGGGAAATTGCATTTTCTTCGTATCATTCCTTCTCACCCCTTCTTCTTTTAATACCTTCATAAATCATACAAGCAAGCCAACCTGCGAAAAACGATAAGAAAATCATCATTATTTACCACCCCAACTTCTCAACAGCCTTATGTCTTATCTCGTCAACATCACTGAACCTGTCTAGGTTTTCAATGATAAACTCTCTGTAACTGGCAAACCCAACACATCCGTCCTTTGCCATCATATATTCAAAGATACTGTCTTTGTCTATGCCGTAAAGGATATTGTCATTTAACAACGCACAGGCTATGTCTAATGCTCTATCGAGTTTATCGGCTCTTGACATTTCGTATTCTCTTTCATATGAAGGATTGTACACAGTACCTAATATCTTTTCGTTCATTTATCCTGTTCCTCTCTCTCGTTGTTCAGTTCCTTTAACAACTTGACTACAAAACCAAGTTCTTTAGCAACTAGGGAATAATGCGGATGTTTTCTTGCCTGACTGTTATAGAACAGCAACTTGGCTTCATAAAGTCTTATCTCTTTGTCTAAATCAATCATCATAGTCTCCTACTTTTCTTAACGGATTTCGAGAATTAAATCTTCAATATTTTATTCTCTCCATCATTTCGTAGACTACTCTTTCGTGCATATTGTTCGCCTCGATATCAGGGCGAGGATATTTCTCCAATAACTCGTCGTGGTCTTTGGCACAAAGTCCCCTCTTTTCAATCGTAATATCCTTCGTTGTGTTTGCATCAAGATATGGAGATTCAGGGTCAACTTCAAATACTCTTGTCTCATAGTAAGTATCAAGAGCCACCGTTTCCATTTTGCCATCTGTTATATAATCCCCTATTGTAGATACAACCCAAGCCTTGTCCTCATATTCAAGAAGAGTATTTCTTCTGAATTGGCACTTTTCATAGCCTATGAAGTGTCCTGCCCACCCTCTTTCTGTTCTTTTCACTTCGTTGGATTTTGCTACTTCCACAAGAAGAATCTCTCCTTCCCTTTGTGGATGCACCATGTACTTGTGGTTTTTCAAATATACCGTTTCTTTAACATCTGTAAGATGGGCATAAGGAAGAAGCATTTGAGGAGAATACTCGATTTCTTTACCATCAGTATTCTTTATATAAACAGAAGTACAAGAATAAGGGTTTATGTTCGATATCTTGCGTTTCTCTGTAAACTTCTTGTCCTCACTAAGATAGACATTATTATAGAAATTCCCTGCTTTACACAAGGGATTTATTACTACCTCTTCCCCACAACTAAAAATATATTGGTGAGATTTAACAAGAATAAGATTCTCTCTTCTCTCAAACTCTACCAAGCCATTCTTGTTGATAAGTTCTACTGTTACTTCTAATGGCGAAAATGAATTAATAAATTCTCCTTTAACTTCATAAAAACCAAGGTCTCTCTTGTGCTGAACGATATCTCCTTTGTTAAATTCCATCTTTATTATAAGCCTCCTTCCAGTTGTCGTCTCCTTCAAACTCCCAAAAAGTAGGGAAGTCCCCACAGGCGCAAGGGTATGCCATAGGACACCCCCTTGTTTTTGATTCCTTGAAATTCTCACAATCCTTGCAGAACTCTCTTACGGTCTCAAACGCCTTTCTTATTTCTTCTTTGTTATACTAATAGTCCATATTTCTCGACCAACTTCAAAAACTTCGGGTCATAAGCCCCGACCTGAAATACTTCGATGTATTCGTCAAAAGGGTCATCAAGATTGATTCTCTTTGCCACATTACCGCCTATCTTTCCTTTAGGATTGTTAGACAGATAGGTGAACTGCTTATCCTTAGTGAACTTCAACTGAAGCGGATAAGTATAGTCTCCATCCATAATGTATGAGAACGGTCTGTTATATCCAATCTCGTCAATAACATCTTTGACCGTCTTACCTTCGAAACGAATCTTCACACTGTTAATCATACCGCCTCCTGAATACTGCGTATGTCTTTACCATAGAAGGAGCAAGGTTCATTGGTATCCCTGTCTACGATGTTAAGATACCTGCTGTCAGCCGACAGGAAGCCTGTGAGAGTTCTGCCATCTTTGAGAGTGACCGTACACTGCTTGCCAACAAAGTCGTCCACGCATACCGATACGACCAGTTCCTTCTTCATACGCTCCGTGTTGAGTTCGAGAAGAGCCTCTTCAACGTCTCTGAAGTATTCGAGTTCTTCCGTTACCTCAACTCCACAGTCGTCCTCTTCCTTCTTCAATCCCTTGTACTTGGAAGTCAGGGTAATCAACTGATAGAGCCTCTTGTTGTCTAGTGCCATAAAATCCCCCTTAGTATCCGTACTTAGTAAGGTACTCGTCGTCGGAGATAATCTCTTCATTGTCTCCGTCACTTCTTACATCAGTGATAATACCCATCTGCTCCGCTACCTTCAAGACCTCCCTTACGGTGTAGTCGTAAGGCTTGCGTGCTGTCTTACAGAAGTTGAAACCCTTCTCGTCTTCGTTGCTGAAGTAACAGGTCTCGTGGTCGAGGTCTTTGGAAGCATCACCATTGAATGCTACGGTGTCGAGAGTGATGATAGGCTCGCCCTCTCCCCATCCGTTACCGATGAAAATGCCCTTTGCCTTGCTGTCCTCGATAATCTTCCTTACCGCCTCACAGAAGTCCTCTGTGATTGGCTGACTTGTTCTGTTCCAATAACGTGTGTAACCCATATTGTGCCTCCTTATTTCATTCTGTTGATAAGAGTACGGAAGTGGAATCTCTGTCCTCTTCTTCCACTGTCGAGGATAACGTGTTCGTTGTATCCACCTGCTCCGATAGTCTCTACCTTCGCTTTTCCTGTTGTTCCTACGATGTAACCGTTGAGGTCGCCCTTCTCTCCGATACAGAGATTAGAAGCATCGGTTATCTCGGTTACGATAGCCTGTGTACGCTCGATGATGAAATCGTACTTGCGGTCTGCTTCGGCATTGAGGTCTTTGAGAAGTTTCTCTTCGTTCAGATGGTCAGACTGTGAATAGTCGAATAACCACTGCCATGCGCCATAGAACTTAGCCCTCTGCTTGTCGTACTCCTTACGGAGTTCTTCTCTCTTAGCAATGCGCTCCTCTTTGTCCTCGATGTTCCAAAGACCGTCTTCCCTCTCTCTGTGTCCACGACACCAAGCGTACCATTCAGCACGCTCTTCCAAGTACCTAGGATACATTGCCCTGTAAAAATCAAGGGTCTTCTGCTTCCAGTCTGCAAGAAAGTCCAAGATGACCTGAATGTTACGAGACTTAGCCTTGTGGTCGAAGACCTCCAAATCCTTCTTGTATCCTTCGAGACCTGTCTTGGCGTTCTCTAGGTCTCTCAACGCCCACTTCAGGTCGGATTCGTGATAGTAATAAGGATTCTTCTCCCAATTACTAGCCTTTGCCTCTTCGATTCGGGAAATCTTCTTCTCTAACTTCTCGATTTCCTTCTCTTTACCTTCGATTCTCTTTAAGATAAATTCCCTAGTAGCCATGATTAGCACCTCCTGTATATCTTAGTGTACCCTAAGTATAAACGATAGGGTATCCTAAGTCAAGGGGTTATTTAAAATTTCTATACGGCTTTATCGGAATCAGGGCTTTTGACATAGAAAGAATCTGACTTGGTGTATTGCTCTTTGTATTTTTCTATTGCTTTGTCGTAGACACGCTTTCTCTCTTTATTAAGCGCATCAAAGAACTCTTCTATGCTTGTATAAGAAGTTCCTACAACCTTGCCTGAACTCATATGGAAGTCAAGGTGTCCGTTGGTGCACCTGATATAATCTATTCTTTCAAGGTGGATAGCAGTGTTGTCATCCACCATGAAAAAACCATCATTAATCATTTCCATTACTTGTTCTCTCCTTCGTCTTCTGTCCCAACAAGGTTCTTAACAAAGTCATTAAAGTCTACACCCTTGATTTCTATCACTCTTCCTGACAGGAATGTGATTCTTACGCACTCATTCCTAGTAAGACTTGTCTCCATCGGCTGAATTGATTCAACCGTATCCAAGTCGATGATAGCCTTGCCCTTTACACTGATAAGATTTGACATTATTCTTTTTCCTCTCTTTCTTCAAATCTGATGTAATCGTTGTTTCTACATTTTAACCACTCGGTATTGTCCAGTTGACACAGAGGAACATCAAAGTCCATACGTCCCACTTGGACAATCTCGGAGTATTTACATTGCTTACAATCTCTCATTTCCTGCTCCTTATATCTTTATTACACGGTTAAGCATCTTAGGATACTTGTACCTTACTATTGCGGTCTTACCTGATTCACGCTCCTGTTCTATCGTAACCTCGTCAGGCTTAACTTCTATTACCGTTCCGTAACACACCTGATATTTCCTTCTCTTTTTACTCATACACTCTACCTTGTCTCCTACCTTGAATACAGGAAGGAAACTAGGGTTGATACGGAGGGTAGGCTTTTTATCTGATAAATCCTCAACGTTGACTTCCTTTTCTTTGTAGGCATAACAATGAGAACTCCCTATACACGTCATACATAAGTGTTTACAATAACCGCTTTCTCCGTGATAGATACATCTTCTCTTGTGTCTCCTGTCGTCAGTAGCACGAAGAAATTCTTTATGCCAAGGAACGCCTGTCATTTCGCTTGCACCCATCAGATATCTCCTTTATACAATAGAGTTCCAAATCCTAACTGCATCCGCTATACTCTCGATTAAAGTACCCCCTGTCATGCTGAAGAAGGGTTCTCTAGCGGTGCACTTCTTGTTAGTGCCCTCGTGCCAAAAATTGTATTCCTTCCCTAAAGAGTTATAGGTGATACTCATTTTGCTTCCACAGAAGGGACATGGTTTAAGAAACGGTACTTCTCTCTTATTCTGTTTTGTCATTCCTTTTCTCCATTTCCAATCTTTCTCTGTTCTGCCAGTATGTGAAGACTGTCTTTCCTTCAACACAGTGTTCTGTCGGAAGACATATCTGCCAACGTTCAACAGGGAAACGACAATTTTCTGTACTGCCTGAATAATCTAAGTGACTATATAGGTCAATCCCAAGATATCCCATAAGATTTCCTGTTATATCATACACAGGCTGTCCTATTGAAAAGGTGTCCTCTGCTCCTAGTTGCTGATATCCGATATAGAAGTGATGTTCTTCTTGATAAACTCTCCCTGCATTAAACACAGTGTTGTGTTCTGCTTCGAAGTCATCTATGAATTTCTTTATTTCCATTTTCATCAAAACCTCCTTGACGTTTATCCTTGTCAGAATCTTCACATAACTTAACAACAGCATTGCTCAAATTCCTCTGCATTACATAGCGGTATTGAGCAAAGTCTATCTCGGAAGCCATCGGTTCTATCCTGACCAAATCCTTTACCATTGCTTCATGGATAGCCTCTTCTAAGTTTTTTGCTTCAGTTAACCAGTTAACGAGATTGCGTTCATTCTGCATCATTATCTCTTCGCCTGTCTCCTTGTAGAACTCGGCATTGCCTTTGTGAAGAGCGATAGCCTCGTCTATGTTTAATACTTTTGCCATAATGTCTCCTTATATATGAGTTTTGTAAAACTTGCATCCAAAAGGACTTGGTAGTGGAACAGTGTCTAATGTGCATCCATTATACCCATCATTATGAACACATTCCCACGCAGAACAGAAGGTTTCAGGTATGTCGTCTCTTAGTTCTGTTCCGTCTTCCTCGTCTTCAGGATTCGGGTCTTCATCCGTCCAAGATTGCCAAGACATATCGTGATAGTCTAAACAAGCAGGTGGCATTCCCACTCCACCGTAATCTATCTCTATCTCTTCGAGAGTACAATAACCGTCTTTGACAAACTTACAATCAGCATTGCATTTAATCTTCATCCTTTAAACCTCCAACGGTCTTCGTGTTCTCTTCTTACAAACTCATAGATGTAAGAATCCCTGAATTTACCCTGCCTGTCTCTGAATGTATCCTTCAGGACAAACTTGTTCACGTCCCACATAAAACTCTCTGCGTACTTAGTACGGATTTTGTCATAAGCCTTGACAGCAGGATTGCCCTCTATTGCTCTGAACTCAACTCTATGTGGATTGTAGGATTCTATCATTGTTATCATTTCCTTAACCGCATTGGTAATCACCCAACTAGGTTTATCTTTGAACGATATAAGACCTACTCCCCATACTCCGCTTGCATAGAAGTCAACATAGAATCCGAGATAACCTATGAGTTCTGTGGTCTTCTTTATCTCTTTATCTTCCTTCTTTTCTTCTTCAATGTCTTCGTTTTTGTCTTCATCTTCTATGATTTTCTCTTCAACGATAGCAAATTGAAATCGTCCCTCACTCGCTTCGTCGCTGATATTAAGTCTGCCAAACTCAATACATCCGTTGAAGTACATTGCCTTTTCAGAGTATCTCAAAAGGTCGAACTGCTTTATCAGTTCATCTTTGTATACGATTGCAGGTACTAACATTATTCCTTAAACCTCTCTGACTTCAATTTGCTTGAATCTATAATAAACTCACGGTAATCCTCATAGTCTTTGAATGTACGGAACTCTCCCCTGATTACATCAAGACAGTTCATGTTCCTAGCAAACTCATAAGAGTTAGTAGATACGACAATGTAGAGTTCAAGACCCATCTGCTTTGCGTCTTCAATCATCATATTAAACACGCCTTTAACTTCATCCATGTTATCAATGCTAAATCCCGAATCAACAGCATCTAACAAGATAAATCTTTTCTTAGGAAGAGGCTTCTTTTCTTCTTCGTTTCCGAATGCTGAACAAAAAACATCAGAGAATCTATCTCTGCTGTATTCCCCTGCTTTTAGGAACGTGTATATCTTCCTGCACAACTCACCGATTTTAAAACCTATCTGTTCCCCTTCTGAAGAAAGAAACATAGTAGCCATCTTAGACATTTGGTTCGAATACATAAATTCCTCATAATATTTATGTTCGTTCTCTTCTTTATTATCGAACAAAATAGTAGGAATGTCCTTTTTCCTTGTTTGTTCTTTGATGGTTTGTAGCATTGTCGTTTTCCCTGCTCCGTTACATCCTACAAGGATTGTTACTCCTTCAGGAAGAGAAACGGTATCTGCTAATGTAACACGGAAACCTTCTCCGTAAGGGTCATCATTAATCTTTATCTTGAACATAAATTCCTCCAATAAAAAACTTCCTAATTCTCTTAACGAAAAAGGAAGTTTAAATCTTCACTCTTGTATCGAAATCGCCTTTTTTATTTCTAAGGCAAGGCGTTTAGCCTGTTCCATCTGTTTGTCGGATAAAGGGATACCTCTCTGTACCCTTTGAGCGAACGAGTAAATGTAATCATATCCTTTGAACGTGTTGGAAGGAGGAGTACGGTTGCTAGGAACGTCGATACGTTCCAAGTCGGCAATCAGGTCGTCCTCGTTGTCATAGATATCAGTCCAAGGAACTCTCCTGAAATGAGCCTTGTACTCATAATCTAGTTCCGTACATATCTTCTGTGGATTTCTTTTGTACATATCATTTCCTCCAATCTATCTCTGTCCATCCGTCATCATCGGCATCCATGAAGTCTTCAAAGTATATCGCATGGTTTCTGAACATGATATGCAGTCCATCAACACGATTGTACATCACCTTGCGCCTACATGACCTTACAGGCTGACCCTCGAACTGATATTCAAGAGTAATTACCTGACCTTCACTGAAGTATCCGTCACATCTGATACGAAGTTTCGTCCAGTTGTTGTCATCAAGTTCAGGTGACATATAGGAATATTGAGCGTCGTCTTTGATGTGGAACATCTTAAATCTCCTTAAACTTATCCCTGAAGTCGAACTTCTCGAATCCGTGTCTCTTGTTCTTACTGTCCCTTACAAAAATGCAAGGAAGACCGTCGATGGAGACTTCCTTCTCAAATGTGAACTGTTCTCCGTTCGGGTCGTTCCTGCGTACATAGACCTTCTTTTCATTCTCTGTTACTCTCAACATAAGTGTCTCCTTTACTGATAGGAATAGTACCATAGGTCGTTGATGATATCCTGTATCTTCCAACCTAGTTTCTTGCTAATGTTCTTCCTTATAAACTTAGCACACTTTGAAAGAGTATGAAAGAACTTGTCTTTACGATTTCTCTCTTTGATTGTCATAGCCGTATCCTCCTTATAAAACCTCGTACTCGATACCTTCTTCGTCAAAGGTAGAAGTATAGATATGAAGTTCGTCAGTAGGAACTTGGATAGTTCCCCACTTACCCTTCATTGCTCCTTGTGACTTGCTGTGTACTCTAAGAGTAGTCTTAGGCTTTGCAACCCATCTAAGGTGGCTCTCTACGGCTCTGTTGAACTGTTCGATAAAGAAGTTAACGAATGTGAGTACGTGTACTCTGCTGTCTCTTGTACACTCGTCAAGGTCTGATACATCAGATTCAAGGTGAGCAATCTGCTCGGAGAATTTGCACTGAACCCTGTCCCAACAATCGTAAGGATGGTCGCCCAACTCATACTTCTCGCAAGCATCCTTGACTTCCTGCATCTTCAGCATAGCCTGTTCCTGTGTAGTTGTTCGTTTGTCTAAAAGAGTAATAGGCGTAAACATACTTAGTACCTCCGTGTATTTGTAGTAGTGTCCTAAGTATAAACTATATGCTACCCTACGTCAATACCCTGTTTGCAGATTATCAAAATCAAATCCCATTTGTCCGTCAAGTTCGTATTCCTTCTTAGCAGGAAGTTCCCCTGTCGTCATATGGATTCTCTTATTGGCTATATCGAACCATTCCTTGTTAAGTTCACAACCTAGCCATTGTCTATGGAGTTGCTTCGCAACAAGTAAGTGACTTCCTGAACCACAACAAGGGTCAAATACCACATCATTCTCGTTGCTGTTGTCGAGAATAAGTTCCTGAAGAAGTCCGTGTGGTTTTTCCGTTGGATGAATCTTACTTGCCCCAACAGGATAATTGAACACTGTTCCTTTACAGAATGCGTTAAACACTCCCCCACGCTTTTTAAACCACACAGCATTCTCTATGCTTGACAAATAGATGGTCTGACCATTCATAGGGGAAGGATTGGTTTTGTTGTAAATCAGTTGTCTAACTGTTCCTTTTCCTTGCTTTTGTTTGTTATCAAAGTATTCGTGTATTTCTGAAAACTGATTCTTCCCACAGAATATAATTATCGTACTCGAAGTTATCCTGTAAAGTTCATCTAAAAAAGAGATAAGGTCGAAGGTCATAATATCTGCCTTACCCTTATCTAGTTCTCTTAGTCCGTTGCTAGACCTGTTTACTTCTCCATAGGGAATATCTGTGAGAGTAAGTGTTACCCCCCCTCAACTATATTTGACATATATTCCATACAGTCAACATTCACTAGTTCATTCATTTTTTATTTCTCCAAATCTTCAAAAGTGACCTGACCTTCTATCGGACACTCTGCATTACTATCAGGTTTGAAGTCCTCGTACTCTTCCAAGTCTTCGAGCAGGACATATCTCTTACAGTTGTTTTTGAAGAAGACAACAGCGACTTTCGGTTTGTCAGTTATCTCTTTAAAGACTGTTTTACTCTCTACGCCTCTGAAATCCCACGCTGTATCCGTTCCTATTAAACCTTTGATATTGATACGAGTATAGCCAACAAGAAAACCGTTAAAGGATTTCTCGACCCTCTCACGGTATTCCTTCTCTACGGATTCACCACACCAATCTGACAGGTCGGCAAGTTTTTCTTTCCCTTTGAACGCTTCGGCTGTATCCCACTCTCTACGACTTTGAGCAAATCCACCATCTTTGTTGTATATCTGAATATAAACACCATCACTGATTTTTTTCATATAAGCCTTACAGTGAACCTTGGTAAAGATTTTCATATCGGTCTCCTTTACTGTCCATATGGTTTCGGGAACGGTTTCCAAGCGATAATCTCTATCGCTGAATCAATCAAGTCCCAATCCTGTGCTCTTCCGTATTCCTTCAGGAAGTCAACTATCGTAGCGTGCCACCAATACCAATCCCCTTTACATAGAACGGCAATAGCGACCTTCGGTACATCCTTTATTTTATCATAATAAGGCGGTGGATTGTGGTTAACGTAGGTTACTATGACAGGCTCGCAATCTTCAGGAAGAACCTGCGAAGCAACCGTCCAATCCACTTCAGGCTTGGGTGTTCCCTTAGAGACACCTTCCTTATATCCTTCCTGATAAGCCTGAAGAATAAGTCCCTGTATCTCCATCTTCTTTTCTTCAACTTGCTTGTAGATATTGTCATGTTTTTTCATTTTTATCTTCTCCATCGTCATTCACAAGATAGTTCACATAATGGTCTCTTTCTTTTTCAAGTCTGACATAATGTTTATAAACCCAATCAGCACCTTCAAACCAACCCTTTGTTTCTTCTTCGGTCATACCATCAAAGCATTTCACAATCTGACGACATTCTTCGTCAAAGAACCTAAAAGGACAACAGTAAGGTCTATACTCGTGTGTTTTACCGTCCTTGTCTTTTGTGTTAACTCTATTGTCAGCAACACAGGTCTCTTCTTTTGTTAGAAAGCGACAAGTCTTACAACTGTGTGCAACATCTTTATCTTTCGACAGAAAAATCAGATAACTCATTCCTAACTACCTCGTCCCTGTTTCTGATTGCCATTTTAATCACCTCTTATTCTATCTTATGGTCTCCACATAAGGAACAATGGTAAGAGTGCTCATTGTGTCCTTCTGCGTACTGACCATCGTCTATCCAGTTGTGCTCACATAATTCAGGACATATCTTGCCCTGAACTTCTAAACATCTTTTGCCGTACTTTTTACAGTATCCATAAGCGTGTGTCACTCCAATCCTGTGAAAGTTAGCAGGTACATATGAAGTAACCCACGTCCTTCTCTGATAATAGTTACACTTCTCGCAAGCAGACACCTTCATCTTACTTTACCTCCAAATCAGGGTCATAGACCAGTGTACAGCCGAACAAATGAACACAGTATTTCTTTCCGTCCATGCTGATAACGAGCCTGTTGTATTCCTTATCTATCGACCAAGAATCAATCTTACCTTCAACACACTCTCCATTCTGTAATCTTATATAGGCATAGTCTACTATATATCCTTCTCTTTCAAGCAATTCGAACAATTCGACTGCATCATCCCCGAAGAAATGGGTTACTTTAATTTCCGCTACTTTCCTGAACATTATTGTCAACCTTCCTTCGGTTTCATCCCGAAAACTACATATTCTTCATTCACTCCCCATCCGCTTAAAACGTAGGTGATTTTGAATGTCATATGTTCAAGCATATCGTAAATAGGTAGCCTATCATATACAGGCAAACCGTGTCTGTTCACAACGTTAAATCTCACGGTGTCGCCTTTTTGGAATCCCCTGTCGTTTTGTCTTACTTCAAAATTTTTATCCCCCGATACGATAGGTTCTACAAATTGAGATTGAATTTTAAGAACGTGTTCCATTGTTTTCCTCCTTCATCTTCTTACCGCAGAACGAACAAAAATTGCCATCTTCTTTGGTTATCCACTCACCCTCTTGCCTTGCCTCAACTGTCGGGGCATTGTCGATTTCTGTTAATGGTGCATCATAAGTGTCTATTCCTGCCATAATGCCCATACAGATAAATTCCATATTTTTTCTCAATAAATCTGCATCAATCGGTCTTGTCATTGTCTGCCTCCCTTAGTTCTTTCAGTATCTTGACTATTTCTGAATTTTTCTTCCCTGTTGTCTGTATATCCTGAAGTTTGGCGTCCCCCATATGATAGCCATACCATACTAAAACCAAAATCAAAGGGTCATCAAGATTTCCGATTTGATAAGGTTCACGAACTATGATTCCTTTGCATCCGTCAACAATTACCTCGTCACCAACCGCAACATTTGGCAACTCTCTTTCTTCGAATCTTGAGCAATAGTCACTATCGGGTTCTATCTGTGAATAATCAGAAATTCCGAATCTGTTATCACAAACGTATTTTATGTAAGGCTTTTCTCCTTCTTTTTCATAATGATTCTCTTTACAATATTTACAGTATTTGCATTTTTTAGTCATTGTCTGCCTCCCATTGCCTTGCGTATTTTTTCTTTTATCTCACAATCTGAACAACCTGTTTTGTTATATGAACATTCACCAAACATTGTTAATACACAGTTTACCGCATTTTCAGGTACTTCAACTGTTGGAGCATTGTCGATGATACCTAAAACTTCATCTTTCATTATCCAAGTGTTTACACCATCATAAGAATAAGCACATTCTTTAAGCACTTCTTTCAAAGCACTACGGCTAATCAAATCAGTATCTCTACCATAGATTCTCCACCCTTCTTCCTGAAGTTTCTTGACAAATTCTGCCTGTTGTTCTTTTACAAGTTTCATCATAGAATCTCCGAAAGTAAACCTCGCTGATAACTTCTTCAAATCAGAAGTTATTTTAGATAGCAGTCTTGTAACTTCTTTATTGTATGCTTCATCTGCTAATTCATATCCTTTTATCTCTTGTTTATTTTTCATCTTGATTTCTCCCTATAACAAACTCATACAACGGAAGTCCGTGAAATTGCTTTGAAGAAAGTTTAATCTTCCCCTCTTTAAGAAGTCTATTAAAGGTTGACTTTGCCACCACAGGAATCATTTCAGCCCAACCTTCACGATAGGTTTGAGTTACCAACTGATAGATTGCCCCATTGTCAAGTATTTTGTCTTTTTCAGTAACTTCAAATTCTCTTCTGCCACACTTAATCTTCATTTTGCTCACCTCCATTTTATTTAATCTCGCTCCACAGTAGTCAGGCACACCCTCACTAACAGGTGTCCACTTTTGCTCCTGCTCTGTCTTATCCTCTTCGTAAGGTACAGAACTTTGGATTAGATTAAGTGCCACCCTGCTTGCTACACTTCCGTTTTGCACTTTGTTATTAAGTATTGCTTCATAAAGTGCGTCAGAAATATCAATAATTCGTTTCATCGTCTTTTACCTCATGTACATCTTAGTGTACCCTAAGTATAAATGATAGGGTAGCATATGTCAACACATATTTTCATCATCAAGTAGAGACATGGTTTTTATGTATGTTTTATATCCTTTGTACGGACTGTTCTTTGCGAATATCCTGCCGTTCCATTTCTCTTCGGCAATTTCTCTCTGCTTGCGAGCCACCTCTATATTAGCGCAAACAGCGTCAAGATGGTCTGACCCATTAAAGGTGTGAGTTATAACCGCAAACGCAACTTTAGGTGATTCTTCATCCATCAACAAATTGCGTCTCATACTGAATCCTCGCTTGTTAACTTTAGATGTATATCGTTCATTTCTTCTGAAAAGCGAATCAAGCATTCCTTACACATTACTAAGTGATGGCTAAACGCCACATTATCAATAGGTATCTTGATATCGTACATTTTGGCTAAAGAATGGCAATACATACAGGTTGAAGTAGAGAAGGGCATCTTCTTTACTTCTATTTTTCCGTATTTCATTAGTATTCCTCCTTAAATGGTCTTCACCCTTCTTAACGAATTTTTTCGATTGAAACTACAAAGGACAGAGAAATTAATCTCTGTCCCTTGCGAGGAATATATGGATACCCTGTGGGGAGGGTAGGCTTGATATTAGTTATTCCCATTGTCCATAAGCATCTGCCATGATGTAGGATTCTAACCAGTCTGATTCTCCATCACTAGATTTACCTGCACTTACATTGATTTGATACAGGGTCTTTTTTACAATATCATACCAGTCAAAAGTTATCGTAAAGTTTCTTTCATTCTCTTCTTCAGAAAGTACACAAGTGCTGATAGATACTCTTTTTGTTACTGTTTGTGAAGGGTTTGTTTCATCATAAGTCAAATTAAAATAGACCGCTTGGTAATTGCTTATTGCTTCCCAAATCTCTTCAAAGTCTTTATTTATCGTCAATTCTTCATACGTGGTCAGTGCGTCTATTGTAGCCGAAATAACAAGAGGCGCATTGATACCAAGGTCTTCGTTGGTCAAGTTTCCTTCCAGTTTTACACCGTTGATTTGCGGTTTGCCCTGAAGGTCGTTGTAGTTCATAGGCGCAAGGTTTGTTACTGTATCAAACTCTGCATCTATCACTAGAGGTTCTTCTATCGGTTCTGTCACATTCAGGTTAGCACCGTACATAATACCTTCTCTAATCGACTGAAGGATTGTAATAGAAACCTTTTTGGAAATGGTTCTTACACCGTTGTCAAGCAGGACGCTAAGTTCCATATCTGTTGTAAGGTTATTCTGATACCCAACAGACTTGACCGTAGGAATAAGTCTAAGGGTCTCCTGCTGTGTAAGAAGTACCCATACCCTGTTATTCTCCACGTCTACATTGATAGTATCTGTTTCTCTCTTGATGATAGGTTCTGATGTAGCACCGCATTGAGAGATTGAGAACCAAAGATTTCTTGCTTGGCTTATATCTACCTGTTCTTTTGGAACGTTAACGATAATAGTCGGGGTCGTTCCACGTTTTATCTGCAAAACCTTGTCTCCCATATTTTTCTCCTTCCTGTCAGATAAGTAATTCGTCATCTAAGTCTATGTCACCTAAGAGCATATCTATGTTGTCTATATTTGACGTTACTCTATCGTAAAGGTCTTCCTCGTCTTCTTCATCATTGATACCGCTAAAGTAATCAGACAAAGTTCCTTCAAACACTACCTGATAATCGTCAGGCACAGGCAGTCCTTGTATATTGGTCACATACACCTTTATTGTATCAGATTCCACGTCTTCTTCGATATCGGTTATAACATCATATCCTTCTTTTTTACAACCCTCTTTAAACGCATCTAAGATAGCCCCTAGGCAAGAATCCGTAAGTTCATAGTTATGTTCTTTTGCTACATCCCAAATAATATCCTCTACGTCACAATCAGAATTAAACTGTTCCATCCAGTATTTAAGGTCTTTTATGTTACTGATAGCATTGTATCTATCTTCCTTTTCTTGGTCGTATGCTCTGACTATAAGGACAGGAAACTTCTTGTCCCAACCGTACAGATTGCCCACAACTAACATACGGTGTAGTCCTTCTTGTCCTTTGTCAGCAAAATTGATAAAAGGAAGGTTGAGTTGTCTTCCGCTTTGTAGTTCGTTAGTCATCCATTCTATCGTATCAGTATCACGTTCTCTCTGTCTCTTCAAGTCTTCTACGCTTGATTTAGGATGAATATATTTCGAATCAAGTTCAAAGTATTCTTTTGGAGACATATAAACGATTTCCCCTGTCCTGTTCTTGGCTTTCTGCTTGTAAGCCAATTCTTCAGGGTCGAGGAAATCATCGTAATAGGACATACCTACTTTGTCTGTCCTAAAAGGTTGTTTAGTTAGTTCTTCATAAACACGTAACATATCAATCTCACAAGTTTAGTTTATTGACACTGTATTTAATTACAGGCTTTCTTCGCCACTCGTCCATATCATTGTCCCACGCTTCTTGATTAAACCTGAAACTACATACATAACTGTACCCATCTTCAACAAGTTCTTCTACACTGTCTGTATTGCAAACAGAATACTGATTATCCAATTTTATAACAGACACATCCTGTTGATTCATAGCGTGTTTCTTTGCATTGTTCACCGCACCTTGATAAGTCATATTATCCACGTCCAATAGCCTTAATCAAAGCAGGTGTGTATCCACCCTTGCCTCCATTAGCCTTGTAGTATGCCATACAGAGGTCTTCAATATATCTGTACCAATCAGCCATTTCATAATCCGACGTAATGCAAGAATATCCTGTATATTTGAACTCTCCATTCTTGACAATCCAATCAATATATATGTATTCTGCATCGAATATCTTAGACCTACTTGTTCTTATGTAAGCCTTACCGCCTACGTATTCAGCCATAGCCTTTGCTGTCTCTACATAGCCTACGTCCTTACGAACGTCATACATACGAACTAACTCGTCATATACGTCTCTTACATCAGGAAGAAGAGGGTCGCCTGTAAAGTCACTCTCGGTCAACCTAGATTCATAAGCAAAACGATAGGACAATCCACCACGCTTTCCACGTCCGTAATAGTCCATTGTATCGAGGTCATAAGGCATCGGGTCTTTACCCTTTACCTGCTCGTAGGAAACGTCCTCAATAGCATCCTCGTTATCTGCGTTCATAGGAAATGCCTTGTACTTAGGTCTGCCTCCACCAAGGCTGTTTTTCTGATAGCAATACCAACCTCCCTGACTTCCGACATAAGTATAACCATCCTGCTTTAACTTGTCGTGAAGGGGAGCGTTGTAGAACTCTGTAAGACAGGATTCGTCATAGATATCCATATCATATTCTTCATCCTGCCAAGCGAAGTTAATCCTGTCTTTCAGGTCATAATATGTCTCATAGTCATAATCAGACCACTCGTTCTCGTTAGGATGCTTCTTTAAAAAGTCCTGAAGTTGTCTTTCTAACGCTCTAGGGTCTTCATAATCCCTATACGTCTCAACTACTCTAATCATACTTAATTCTCCAATATAGAAAACTTATAAGAAGAAAACTTCTATGTTTCTTTCCTACTTCAACGAGTGTGCTTTCTTAATTGTTACCAATCAATACTCACAAGTTCTCGCACTCTCCATAGGCGTTAATTTCCGACTATTGTATCGGTATCTGTTTTGAAATTATATCAGGGCATAATTTCTTAGATTTACACTTGCCTGATAATCTCTATCTATTATATTCCCACAAACATCACATCTATAAATCCTATTACTTAGTTTTAAGTTATGTTTTATGTTTCCACACTTACAACACTTCTTAGAACTAGGATAGAACCTGTCAGCAATAACAAGTCTTATGTTGTTCCATTCACATTTGTATTCTAACTGTCTGTGAATCTCACGGAAACATTGTACCTGTATTGCCTTAGATAAGTGTTTGTTCTTCATCATTCCTTTTACATTCAGGTCTTCTATAACAATGAAACTTGGTTCTCGTCTTATTATTTCAGAAGTCATTTGATGTATAAAATTATGACGAATATTAGATACCTTATGATTTAGTCGAAGAAATTTAATCTGTTTCTTCTTAATATTCTTAGTTTTTCTATACTTACCTCCTTCTTTATTATTTTCATAACTACGAGATATACTTCTTTGTATTCTCTTTGTCTTTTTATCTAATTGTATCAGTTTCTTGGCTTTATTGATATTAGAATATACAATTTCATCAGAACAAATTGCTAAATCTTTAATTCCTAAGTCAATTCCTATTCCTTCATTAGAAGGATTCTTTTCTTCTAATTCTTCCTCAACGCCAACTGTTACCCACCAATTTATACCATCAAAAGTGAATCTTGGATTATAGTATTTAACTCCTGTTGGTATTCTATTTCTTTCTGCTAGTCTAATCCAATTTATCTTTTGTTTATTGGATTTCTTACTTTGAGTGAACCCTTCAACTTTAATCTGCGTTTCTGTCACTTTGATTTTACAAGAATCTTGAAAGAAACTAGGCTTACTTTTTCTTTTACTTTTGAATCTTGGATACTCGGATTTTCCTTTGAAGAATTTAATATAAGAAGAACAAGCATCTTTTATCGCTTGTTTTGTTACTTCATTAGAAACCCTATAAAGCCATTCATTCTCTTTTTGTTTCTTGTATTGAGTGAACAGTTTCCTAAGTTCTCCGTCTTGAACAAAGGTTTTGTTTTCTTGATAAGACTTATTTTCTTGTTCTATAACCCAATTATAAGCATAACGAGAAACATTTGCATAGGCAAACATCTTTGTCATTTGCTTATTATTAGGTAAGAGCATTACTTTATAAGTCTTTATCAAGTTTCTGTACCTCCATCATAATCTTCAAGGGTAATCTTTTTTCCTGTGACAGCAAACTTCCTTGTATCGTACAATTCTCTCTTCAATTCAGGTCTTTGCTGAAGAACGGATTCTTTTATCATTTCGTACTCTTCGTCATCCATATTATCAAGCAAAGAAGTAACCGTTGAATTTCTCTCGCTCTCCATCCAATCCTTAATGACCGCACAAATAATCTCTTTGTTGTCATTGATAATCTCGTACAGGTCTTCTCTCTTGGCGAACGCTTCATCAGGTTCGATAGTATGACCTTCAGGACAGAGTTCGGTCAACTCGTTCTCGTATACATCAAGGTTGTTTGCGAACAGGTTGATAATCTCTTCGAAAGCAAGGTCAAAACCTTGAACGAAAGAATCGTCTCCCTCGTTCAAGAACTTCTCATTGTAATCACTGTCATTTCTTACATCAGGAAATAAGGACATATGCACCTCACAACATTGTAAATAGTTTAGAATTACGGTTTGTTATAGCGTACAGGTCTCCTGTATTTTTATCTCTAAAGAGAATTGCATTGTAGCCATAACCGTTTCTACTTTTGCCTAAAACCTCTTTCTTGATAGACTGAAGAAACTTTTTAAATTCCTCGTAGGAATAGTTAGATACATCTTCTGCCATACCGTTTTCTACGTACCAAAGTATGTCCTCTTTAGTACAGGATGTACCTCTTGTATTGAGAAGGTCTTTGTATTGATGATTCGACTTAGACCTTCCCCACGTTCTTGCCTCTACCTTGATTTCTCTTATCATAACTCAATAGTCTCTGCATCCCACTCGTAACCGTCGTCAGAAACGCCCTTGGATACAAACAGATAAGCAGGTTCGTCATCGTCGTTAAAGAATCCTACTTCGCAAGGCTTGTCATATTCACCTTCGTCGATATATCCTGCGAGCGTGTAGTCAACGAGACCGTTGTTTACCTTCTTAGGAGAAGCATTGTCGTCAATCCAATATGTGACACCGCCACCTGTTCTCGGTGCATCTTCACCGCAAACCTTTTTCTGATTGAGAACCTTCTTCTTTTTCTTCTTAGAGCCACAACCTTCGTAAAGGTCTGAATCCTCGTCGTCGAAGTCGTCCCAATCATCATCGTCAGCAGGGAGGTTAGCGTTGAACTCGTCGATAAACTTATATCCTTCATCGAGAATCCATCCGAAGTCTGAAGAATCTGCTGAATAGATTGACATATCGGTATCCAATGTGTCACCGTATTCGTTTACAGGATAAGGCATAAGCCAATCCCACTCGTACTCGTTCATCATAGAGTTTCTAGGACAGTAAGCGAACTTTGCCTGTACAAAGTCTGATTCTCCGTCATAGCCGTAACTCTCTGCACTATCTTCGTCCATATAGCACATAACAACAGCGAAGTCGTTCTCGTCGTTGTAACCGATATCTACCCAATAAGTAGCGGATGGGTCTTTATCACTCATTGCTCTATTGAACTGTTCCTCGCACTCTTTAAGAGCCTGTTCCATTTTCTTAGTAACAGTGATTTCAGTATCACCTGCGGAATTTCCAAATCTTTCACTCATATTCGTTTTATTCTCCTTTACATAGTGAGAATTGCCACCGTTATAATAGTTTTGAAGCAGGTACAACGCTTCTGTGTCAAGACTAATAGCCTTACTGTTAGCACTCTTCAACATAGCGTGTGCGTATTCGTCATTTGCTAAATCATTTAACATAACGCTTATTTGTTTAACTTTGTAATCGTCAAAAGGCATATTCATTCTCCTTTACTCTTCTTCGTCAAAATCTTCGTCTTCTTCGTCCTCGTCCCAATCAGGTTCGAGTTCGTCTTTGTGTTCTTCCCACTTTTCTTTCGCCCAACGTTCGAAGTTCTTATAAAAATCTTGTTCGAATCTTTCAAGTTCTTCCCTTGTTAGGTTATCTATTTCAAAACCATCGTATTGATTATATACATCAATATAACCATTATCACGAACATAATCTCCATAATCAATGAAGTCTTCTATTACATCTGAAGCATCAATAATACCTGCTTCGTGGAGTTCATCAAAATAAGAGTTCATTCCAAGGTTTGCATCGTAACTATGACAGTGACCTTTTTCTTCCCAATACTCAACGTGACTATTGTCTATTTCTTCATCATAAGAACGACAATCTGCTGTTGCAGGTTCAGCAAATAATTCAAGGTTTGCTTCAAGATAATCTACGATTGCTCCTGCAAGAGTTTCTTCGATAAACTTAGTATAAGCATCGTCGTTTATTTGATAATATTCTATATGTTTATAAGCATAATCTTTAAGAAGTCTTGCGATAGTATCATCTGTTTCTTCAATAAGGAATGAGGCATCACCGCCACACGTTTCAAGACCATAACCTTCGTAGTATAAATCGCCATCATTATAGTTACGGTAAGCAATCCTGTTGTACGCTCTTACAATCTCACCGCCTTGCGTATCGGAAGTGCCTGACTGTTTAACAAAAGGCTTAAACAAATCTTCCAACTTCTCGTCTGCGGTCTTATCGCTTTCAAGGATATCTCTAGCAACAGAAATCTCGGCTTCGTGCTCCTTGATGAAAGCCTGTTTTTGTCTCTCGGCTTCCTCACGCTCTTTAGCCAATCTCTCTGCTTCCTTCTCGTCATCGTACTTCTGCTGTGTCTTACGAGTAACCGTGTCGTAAGAATCGTATCCGTACTGACTTGCATCTTTAGGAAGCATTATATTACCAACACGGATATAATCATCTTCCGCTTCAAACAGATTAAGTCTCATAATTATTCTCCTTTAGATTTTTACATAAAAATACCTACTGTTTCCATTATTAAATAAAAAGCCCCTAAATGCAAGACTTAGGGACTTTAAACATCAAACATTATTAGAAATAAAAGTCTACGTAGACCATCTTATCGCCCTTGAAATCACGCCAAGAGTTCATATCGGAATACTTCGTACAACCGAACGTTCTTGTTGCCCTGTCATACTCACCCTTGATATAAACCTGCGAATCCTTTGGAGAAGGAATATCCTTCAGCGTAAAGAGGTCTCCCTGCTTCAAGGACTTCAACGGAACAGGTGTTTGAGCACTCCAATTAGTCGTATCAACAGCATCTTCGTCGTACTTCTCTGTGAACCTGATAGGAACTCTGAAACTTACCAACTGATTGTTCTTGTACTTTCCTGTCGGTATGTATCCTTCAAATTGGAAGCCAAACCTATTAATTTTGTCTTTAGGAAGTTTAGTTCCGAACTTGTCGTCATCGTCAGTAGCGTTATTAGGTCTAGTGAAGTTCAACGTTCTCTTGTCGAACGTTACCATCGTAGAACCGTCGGATACATAGATAATGCCGAAGAAATCTTCATCCTTCCAAATGATAGATTCCTGATTGAGAAGTCTACCGATTTCAAGAGCCGTTTCCTTCTCAATGTTGTAGAGAATAAAACTCTTCTCAAAGCCTACCGTTCCACTATCATAGGTATAAGTTCCGTTGACAAAGTTGAAGCCACGAACCTTGCCCTTGTCCGAATACTTGCGGATAAGGTCTCTAAGTTCGTCATACCTGCTCTCGTAGGTATCCTTGTCCTGACTTCCTATAATAGCAAAAGTAACACTATCGGTAAGATGTTGATAGATTCTACCATAACTTGCTTCTAACAGATTGTCTCTGCTTTCAAGTTCTATAACTGCCATTTGTCTTTCCTCCTTCTTCTTAGATTACAGGGCATCCCTGCATCTTTCTTAACGAGACAGCGAGATTGAATCACCACCCACGTTTAATATACTTCCAAAAACGATTGATTGCTTCTTCATCCGAATTTGCTCTTAGGGACATTTTTGCATCGTCGTCCTTCAGGATGATATACTCGTCGGTGTCACCAAATGTGGAATCCTTGATAAGTTCCCACTCGCCTCTCTTGATGATAGATACTTCATCAGTAGTCTTGGTGTTAAGAGCCTCTACCTCATAGGATGTTGTGTTATCGTCAATCATCTTGTCAAGAGCCTTTGTATTAGCAAAGTAAGCAGAACCGTTATCATCTGTTACAACAAGGTTTCCGTTTGCATCTGAACCAAGAACCAAGTTGTACTTAGCAATAGTCTTTACTGTTTCCCAATTAGTAAAGTTGTCGTTAATAAGTTCTTCCAACTGATATGTGTCACAAACTACAACTTCACTTCTCTTTGATTTTAATAACTTACAGATATTGTCATCGGCTCTTACCCAGTAATCCATGTCCTTATCGTCCATGTTGTTAATCATACCTTCTTCGATATCATCGAGAAATCTATAATCTACCTTATCGCTTGCACTCTCTAACTTCCTTCTCATAGTCCTGTTTCCCTTTCTGCTTTCAAGTGTTGTTTTATTTAATGGAATAAGTTTGAGTTCACTATAATCAGGGTGATGTATAAGTTGAGCCTCAAAGTTCTTATCACAGTCATTGCAAAATACTTCTGTGTAGTCTCCGATAGAATCTATATGGATGGAGTTCTTAGCACCGCATTCAGGGCAATCTACGTCTTTATCAATATATGTCATAGACCACTCGTTTTTTCTCTGTCTGTTTTCAAGTGAAAGTTCCTGCGACCTTAACTTCATATAACTGTCCTTTAAATCGGACAGCAGACCAAGGTTGCGAATCTCCTTGAAGGTCTGATTTCCTTTGCCGTATTCTCCTTCAGCAAGGAGACCGTTCTTACGAAGCAGGTACAGGTCATCGACCATCTTGTTTATCTTATCAGGGTCTTTGCTGTCAAGAGCCTCATTTATCTTATTCTTCCATTCGTCGATATCTGCTTCGATATCAATTTCAGGAACTTCGATAGGTTCGGGTTTCTTTATCCACTCTTCCGTCATTACGGAGTAAATGCCGTTACTCATAGTGGATGCGTTTACATCTTCAACATAGAGTTCAACGTCTATGCCGTGAATAGAAATATCATAGGATTCGTTGAAGTCTGCCTTGGAGAAGTTCATAAGGGTCTGCACTAATCCTGTATTGTCATCTATTGTCAGAAAGTTAACAACGATATGAACGTCAATATCGGAATGACTTGTATAGTTATAAGAAGCATTAGAACCCAACAGATATATATCTATCGGGTTGATATCTATTTCGGTCATGCCTTTAATTGTCTCTCTGAACTCTTCCACGATTTCGAGAATCTTTTCTCTTACGTCAGGAAGCAGGTTCATATTGGTATCCCACAACTTAGGATTGAGTTCTTTGTGTACCTCTAATTTCTCCGTTATTAGGCTTTCAGTAGCGAACGGTGGATTATATGGTTTGAGTTCTTTGCTAGAGAACACAGGAGCACTGTCACCGTTCCAAAGGCTAACAGAGTATTCGTCGTCTTCCTCATTAGCATCAACGACCTTACCCCACTCGCCACCGTACCATTCACTGTTTTTCTTTATCTCTACGTAGTCGCCTACTTTAAACTTCTTCGCCATAGTCTTAATCCTTATTCTTCAAATTTATCAAGCAGTTCATCTTCGTAGTATATCTCGTCATATTCAATGCCGAGTTCGTTCAGATACTCTACTAACGGATACCTGCCATACTCGTCTTCTAAATTTTCCCACAGGTCTTCATAATAATACGAGCGATAATTCTCGCCATCATCTATTTCTTCGACCAATCCTTCTTCAAAGTAGTCATTATAATTCATGTCGCTATCAACTTCTATGCCTAACGATATGCAAGCAAATATTTCAGGGTCAACTTCAACAACATCAAACAACGTCCAATGGAGTTGAGGCATATAGGCTGTGCTTAAATCTGTTTCTGCTACAACTATTCTCATATCTCATTTTCTCCTATGTTCATATAGTTTACCGAAGATATAGAACCTTCTTATTTTATCCACAACTTCATCAGATATCATATCAGACAATCTATACTTCTGCACCTGTCCATCGTAGGTATAGACTTCAACGAAGTTTTGTTTCGCCCCTAACATATCAAGCCACACAAGAAGAACCTTGTACTGTTCATCGGTCAACTGTCTTTCAGGTAAGACCATATACCACTTTGTCGTATCGCATCTGATACATCCAAGGTCAAACATGGTTTGACTTCCCTGTGTTGCTTTATACTCGTTTTCGGAGTATCCGTTGTCAATCAGGAACTTCTCAACGTCCGAATGATGTGTATATCTTCTTAAATCCAAGAACTTGCCATCAGGCATTATGTAGGTAATGCCTTTAAACGGTAAATCTTCTGTTCCAAATTCTTTTTCAATTATGGAAAGAAGTTCTTTTTCAGTTTGTTCCTGTTCTAAGAAGAGTTTCATTTAATCACCCAAAATAAATGTCACTAGGAAGGTCATAACCCTTCATATATTCTTCAACACCCTCTGCGGTATAGAGATAGTCGCTATAATCATCAAGTCCTCTCGGAACTCCAACAGCACCGAAGTTTTCTCCACCATAATAATCTACACAGGCTCTAGCAAACCACATAGGGTCTGTGTCCTTCTTACAATCTGCATAGGATTCAACCGCATCAACGTCAATCCAAGAATCGTTGATATCAACTGTTCCATCTTCAATAAGATAAACGTATTCATCATCAGGTGTGTCATAAACATAATTGCACCTAACGAAATCATATGTTCCGTCACCGTTATCAGAAATAATAAAGCCACCGTCAAGGAAGTTAACGTCTCCAATGTTCTCCCAATTTTGAGCGTTCCTGTTCTCGAAAAGATTAAGTTTCATAGTATTTATTCTCCTACTTTCTCCAAAATACTCGGCTACATAAGTGTCGAACTCTTCGCCTGTATATAATGCTTTTTTCTTGCCACTCTGAATGTCTTCAATCTCGTCATCAAGAGCCTCGGCAAAGAATGTTTCCGTATCGGTAACTATTCCATTATCATCATCCAACATCAGGAACAAATCATCGTGAGAATAGAATCCGTATTCCTTGGTCTTCAGCATACATTCAAAATCAACTATACCGATATAATCCTGCGGAAATGAGATAAGAATTTGACCCTGATATTTGCTCCTGTTCTTGATGCTGTCAAAGATGCTCCAATCGTTGTTGAACTCGAAGTCGGTTACATCGTCTCTAAAGTATGCGTTAACAACATCAGAGAAGAGTTCTTCAGCACTAAGATTGGCTGAAGTGAAGGTCGAGATACCGCCCTCGTACTTCTCGTCTTCAACATAAAAAGTGATTTCATCAAACTCGATTTCAGAGCCAACAGTAAGACCTTCGATTTCGAATCTTCCCTGCTTGCCTGAAAACTGATTTCCACTCTTAAATTGGAATGTCAGGTTAGTTACCTTTGCCATGTTCTTTCTCCTTTAATCTAACACTTCGATTTGCGGAATCCCTAACTTGTTGCAAGTATCGAAAGCGAACTGTTTTTCTTCTTCAGTAGGTCTGTAAAGTCCATCCTTCGCATACTTCTTGAAAAGGCTGTAAAACGTATCTTCACAATCCTTATATTCATCTTCGTTGGATGCGATATAAATGAAGTCATCTTCCGATGGTTCGTCAGGACATACGTAAATCCAAGAGTAATAAGCATCCTCGTTGTTCATCGAAGTCATAACGTTGTGCATCAACTTAATGTTGTTCAAGAGTTGCTCGTCGTACTTCGGGGGTTCATCTTCTTTTACTCCGTTGTTAAGGATATCCTGTACATAATCCATTATGAAGTCTAATGCCTGTTCATAGGTCTCTATATCGTAGATATTACTTGCATCTAACGTTTCGTTTTCCTTGCTGTATGTAACCCTTACCCAACTTGCTGTAACAATCCTTTTTCCAAAGGCATTTATACTATATTCAAAATCCCAATTTACCTTGAATGTTTCTTCGTATTCTTCTACTCTGAAAATATCTATATACCTTGAAAATCTTTCTGTATCAAACGGAATACCTAAAGATTTAATCGCCATATCTATTCCGAATCCAACAACCTCACGGAAATAAGCAGGGTCGATTTCATCTGAAAAAGCAATGTTAACGGATGAACCATCATTCTTGAATACATCATAGAACCTGTATCTAGCATTATCGTTAATGCCGTATTTGTCCTCACAGAGATTGAGTTTCATAGAGCCGTTGTTTTTGTTCTCATAGAATACGTCATCATATTCAAGAATTTCGCTCTCTCCTGTTTCTGTATCCGTGATTTCTACTACGTGTCCGTTGCCTACAAATTCATAGGCGTTAGCATAAGCCTCGGATTTGTCATCAGTATAGAAATCATCTGCGAGACCACGAAGGTTTCCGTCGTAGTATGCTTTCACCTCATATCTGTAATCTCCGTATGCCATTTATCTAATCTCCTTCTCAATCTGTTCTACTGTCATATCATCAAGGCTCTTTAAAACCGCCCTAATTTCGTCGCTGTCGCAATCGTACCTGTCCGAATAGAAATCTATTACTTTTTCTTTCAACGCAATCTGAAGCGATTCTGTGAGGTCACAGAGCCTTTTACTCTTTAATCTGTATGGAATTTTCAGATTTGCTGTTGTCATCGTGTATCTCCTTGTCTATCAGACGTGTCACAAACTGTTCCAATTCTTCTTCTGTCATACTGTTAACCGCCTGTCTATTTTGTGGGAATAGAACCACGCCCAAAGGAGGGCGTGGGGTTAACCTTTACTCTTCTTCGTAATACTCTCCGTTAACATACTCGTCGTAGTCAGCGTCATCTTCTGCGTTATAGACAGTTTCGTAATAGTCATCATAGTCCCAATCTCCTTTACCGCTTGTAAGGATTTCGTACTCCATGTCTACATAGCAATCAGACCAGTCTATGTCACCAACTTTACCTTCGGCAATCTCGTTGTCGATATATTCCTTCAGGTAACTAATCGCTTCATCATCATCCTCAAAACCGTCCAGTGGCTCTCCATTAAATCTAGCCGTATAGATACGGTTATCGCCTGTTACGGCTTTATCAATATAGTCTGTTACGAACTTCTCGACTACATGGAGATTTGCAACGCCCTCGTCATAACTATTCTCTATATCAAGGTCTTCAATATCGCCTGTGAAGGTTGAGTGCGACCAACCGCCACCGAGTTTAGCCGTTCCTGACCAATTTATATCTTTGATAAGGTCTTGGATGTATAGAGGGTCTATATCATCAGCATCAATACTACTAGCAATCCAGTCAGGGTCAAGGTCGTCAATATCTTCTGCGACCCTAGAGTACCAATTCTCTTTTCCACGGTATTCTTCGACCATTCTCTCGATAGCATCTTCTGTAAGAATGTCGCCATTATAGCCGTTACCAATGCCAAGAGGAATACTTATTTCAGTACAAACAAGGTCTACGTCCTTAATGTCACCTGTTCCGTAGTAATAAGATTCAGCACTAACATCTGCCTGTATCTTGATATCACACTTGATTTTTACTGTAACATCGTAGTTGTTTTTTTCTTCGATTTCGAATGACTTTACTTCGATATCTCCTTCGATTGAACCGTTACTGATTGTTACGGTATATCCTGCTCCTGCGCCCATACTTTTTCCTCCTTAAATTTCTGCCCAAACACGAAGGGCATCACAAAGGTCATAGAAGTTATTAAGAATATAGTTTACATTATCCTCAACATCTTCGTATTCCATACCGTATTCTTCATAGTTTTCAAGGTTGTCTTCCTCATTCTCAATTTCATCAAGGTCATCCTGAAGGTCGTCTTCGTCATACTCTTCAGGGAACTTCCTGTGAATTTCATCATAGCAATCTTTAAGAAGTTCAAGAACTCTTCCCATATTATCACTACGAATTGCGTGTCTTAGTGCCTTACCATGTTTAAGTGTATACTTCCATTCAGCCATAGTTTTTCTCCTTTATTTTACTTCCCAATCACATCTATCGGTCACATCATAATACTTGCCATTTAAATCCCAACTTAAAAGTTTCCCACTATCGGTAACAATATATGAAGTCCACCAATTAGATTCGTCTTCAGGTGTATATTCATAACCATCACCAAATTCAGACCCTTGTCGAGTTCTTCTTATGTATTCTTTGCCATCAACATAGAGTTTATCTTCAATGCTTTCTCTTACAGGTATCATTCTTATTCTCCTTACTTATACTGACTAAGTTTTCTGACCCAGTGCATGAAAATTCCAAACGAAGGGAATGTGTTCGGGTCAAGGTCATCACTTATATTGTCGTAATACTCTCTCAACTCTTCGTTAGACAGACCTCTCAACATTTCAAGTTCCTTGCTAGAAAAGTCGTGAGTACCAAGTTTGTCCTTCTTGGCTTCCGTAACTTCGATAACCATATTAATTCTCCTTCCAATAACATCATTAGTTTAGCACTATACTACCCTAATGTCAACAACTATCCTTTATTAAGTTAAATTTACACTTTTCAACATAAAAAGGCAAGAGTTGAATCAACTCTTACCTTCCCAAAATTCTGATGTTAGTGCGTCCTCTTTAGCCAAGGCATACAGACTATCTATGTCATATCCTTGGTCGTCTGTCCAATAATCCTTAAAGATTGCAAACTCGTCGTTCTCAATAGGATAGATGGAGTAGAATACATCGGGGTTCTGTCTGTCTCCAACGAACCACCACCTGCGTCTTGCATCGTCTGTACCGATTACTTTTGCCACAGACCAGTCGAAGTCACTTTCGGAATACCCTTCGTATCTATTCTCAAACAACGGAAGTTTCATGTTTATTCTCCTTTACCATGTAATTGTGGCAATCAGTCTGTCTCTAAGAAACGCCTGTCTGCCCTTATATTTTGTCATAGAACGAGGATTGAACTCGCCCTTAGTTGCATATTCATAGTCACCTGTTTCAAAGGAAATGTCAAATCCGTTATCAACGAACCATTTACCGAGCATACCGTCGCTCATAAGTTCCTCTTCAGTAGTGCCTTTAGGAAAAGGAATGATTATCTTATGATTTTCGTCATCAAACGTTGCCCCTTTAAACGGTTTAACGTGATTATATGCTTGCCAAAGAATATCACCTGATATTTCTTTTTCGTCCACTCTAATCATACTCATTCTCCTCCTAACTTATTTATACAGTATGCTTGCAATTTCTTCTACGTCACGTAGTTCACCTTTTGCAATACTTAGAACGCACTCTATAAGTTCGTCTTCAGTACAGGTATAGTCGCATATAATAGCACCTATTATCGTTGCTGTTCTTTTGTTTCCGTCTTGGAAGCCGTGTCCAATAGTAAGAGACCTTACAAGAGCACTTGCTCTTAATCTGTCATCATCATACCACTGTTGAGTACCCAAAGCCGACAGTAGGTTATCCTCGTTTATAACAACTGAACGTTCGTGAGCAAGATTACACACGCACTCGTTAACACCGATTAAGTAGTCAAGGTCAATTATCATCCAAGAACCCTCATAGCCTTTGCATACTTCTTCACATAGAACATAGCATCACGATAGCCTCTTTTCTGCGAAGCGGTCAACTCTCTTCCATCAAAAGATTCCTTCTTAACAGGAGTGTTATGATTCTTATTGTTATATTTATTTTCGATTACTCTAATCATAGCCTTGCCTCCTTATCTATCTAAATAACACTTGTAGTGTTCAGAACCGTCAGGGTTCATTACTACTTTAGTTATACCATTGTTCTTAGTTAAATTGAACTTATCTATTAACCAATCTAACACTTCCTGTGTACAAATATTAGGATTAGCATAAATAGTTGCTTTTCCTCTATTTATTTCAATTCTTCCTCTAGGGAAATAATCAAAAGGTTTGTTGTGTGTCTCTTTAGGAGTTAGTTCTTTCCAAACTAATCTATGGTTATAGTTGTCTCCGTTCTTAGAGTTCAGGTGCATCACTTCAGGATTTATTACTATTCCATCCGAAGTAACAGGTATTTGAAAGTACAACTGATTAGCATACACGTTGTCTAAATCAGTTATCCAAAAGATACCCTTATATAAATCCCTGTCTTCTGTTAAGAGCCTTATAGCCATATTTTATCTCCTTTATGATAATCTACCCTAAGATTATCACTTCTACTACCCTATGTCAAGTCTTACCAATATCCTTTGTCTTTCATCATTTTAGAATACTGTTCGTAGTGTTCATCCGTCATATATTCAGTAGGAGAATGGAACTCTTTAAGAACGTTTCTCATATAGTCTAAGCCTTTAAAAGAACTGTGTTCTCCGTTTTCCCAATCCACCTCTATTGGTCTGTATTCACGATTAGTGTCATCGTCAAATTCAATCTCGCCCTTGTAAATATCAACGACATAAGGCTTGTATTCTTTAGGAATATACTTCATAAGATAAGGGTCACGATTTTCCAATATGTTTATCATACTCTCTTCCTGCCTCCGTACAGCGTCTTAACCACTTCTCTAGTGCTCATAAACACCTGATTCAGTTTCGTTGAATCTCCGTGTACATAATCGTTCAACGCTTCAGTGATTGCCGATACGTTCATTATATCAGCATATTCCTGCACGTCGTCCTCGTTATTCTCCTTGACCAACTGTTTCGTATGAATCAAGGTCTGTGTCAGCAACGAACTCAAAGCGATTGCTTGGTCTTCGTCGCTTGCGTTCTCGTTTACCAAGTTCTTATACAACGGAGACTTGCCCATACGTTTGTAAATCTCGTTGTAGGTAAAGAGTTGCGGTAAACCGATGTGCCTGTTGATAAAGATAAGAACCTCGTAAGGAACGGTCTCTGACACCGCTAGTTCGTGGATGTACGGTGTCACGTTTATCTTGCCGTTGGATTCGTTCTTAATCCTATTCAGGTACGCATATGCTCTTGTCTTATCTAATGTTTTCATCTTATCCCTCTTGGCATCAGTGCCTTAAATAATAATCAATAACCTCATTAGTTTCTTTTCTATTGAACTCACCTTCACGTTTGTATGAAAGCCAATCCTTTTCAGAAAAAGTCAAGTGAATAACCCCTGTGAAGTTATCCGTTTTACTCCACGCCCTTAGAGCCTTTTTATAAATACTATCTCCTGTTGTTCCTTCGTCATATCCTTCACATATCACACGTAGAGTATCAAGACGGTTAAGACGTTTGATAAACTCTTCCATTTTTAAATTAGTTGTGTATGACATTCCGTCAGGAAATGTGTATCTATACATTGCTCGTCTCCTTAATATCTAGGCGTATCGTCTGTTTCAATCCAAAAGTGGTGTCCTCTGTCCATCGAGTATTGCTTCCAATCGAACTTGTCTACTCGGACATAGGAAGAGATATGTCTTCCTCCTGCACCTGTCCAATATCCGTTCTTAACCATCTTACAGCGTTCGCCTGTATCTTCGATTGTCCCACTGATTACAGGGACGTAATCAACGTAGTCTACACCGTAACCTTCGTTGCCTTGCCAATCTTTTCCGTCAGTGCCACCGAGTTCGTTTATATTGTCTTCCAACGCCCTAATCATAGTGATTCTCCTTAGTATTTGTCTATCTTTGCCAACGCTCTATCATCAGGGAACACCGCAAAAAAGAAATCCCAAAATTCTTTTGCTAATTCCCTATCATCAATATCTCCATATTCATACTCTTTAGCGAGTGTTTCCCCTGTACTTCCCTTAATCGGATTAGTAGGGTCAGATATTGCTTTCCAAAACTCCCTACACACTTTATAGAAAAGATTGTAAGGGTCAGAATTGATAGCATAGTTCCAATCCTTGATTTCATTCATAAAAGCCTTCATAGTGACAGCGTTTTGAACGGCTTTTATTCCATCAGAGTCATATAACATTTCTACTACTCTAATCATAGCAGGTCTCCTTTATCTACTTGTTCGTCATAAACATATACTTCATCAAGCCAATCATAGCGACTGTGACCATCACGAACGTCTCCTGCAAGAACAATTTTTACTGACAAACTTTCTTCGCCAACACTTCCGTATCCGTAATCTTTTCTGCCCTTTTTGTGATAAGGTTTCAAGTCGATAGACTTCATAAACTGTTTTGCTTCTGTCTTTGTCCTGAATCCTTCAGGTGTAGTGTAAATGTTTCTGCGGAAAGTTTGACCTGTTACTCCTTCTGCATATTGATAAAAATACCTTGTCTCAATAACATATCTGTTTTCAGGGATGTTTAAGTTCTCCCATCTACAAGTTCTAGGCTTTTCGCTCTCTAAAATTCTAATCATATTCAAACCTCCCAACCTATTTTTTCTGTCGTCTTCTTCAGGTTATTAAAAAACCTATTCAACGTAGAGAGACATTCCTTCTCTCCAAATGTAAGGTTAAACTTAGGACTTTTTACCCAATGATACGTCTGATTACCATAAACACCCATCTTCTTAACGTAATGCCTATAACAAAGTATTGTAGGCACATCACTATCTTTTAGCGATTTATAAACGCTAACCTCGACCTGAAATGTGTCGTTCGCTCTGTTTGCTTCTTCGAGACTAGAATAGTTTCCGTAGAAGAATTTGAACATATTAACATCGTCCTCTCCGTCATCATCATCAAAGTCGTATACTTTGCCGTGTTCATAGAAGCAAGAACCATTAGGGAAGATACTAAGATACAGGTCTTTTACTTGCTCGAAGAAGTCTTCGTATCTGCCGTTGTTTTCTATAAGTCTAATCATAATTAGTCTCCTTTATCACAAAGTACCTAAAACTCGCCAAGGTGCTTCTTCATTAAACAGGTCTTCTCTTATCCACTTTGAAGCCTCTGTTGTTGTAGTAGCACCGTAGTTAAGAATAATTAGTTTACCGTCTTCTATCTTATAACCCATCCAACCATATGAGCCACGATAACGAGAACCTTTTGGAATGTGTCTCCCAACAATTCCGTACTCAACGCCATTCTTACTTCCTAACTTTTTCATAAGTCCGAAAGCATTTTCTCCTGAATAACCACGTAAAGGGTTATCATTATGCCCTTCAGGATACTGAACCCTTCCGTTAACAATATTGAGTTTACCGTAACCTGTTCCATTCTCCCTTCCCATTACATCTATATATTCTGCTACTCTAATCATTTTATTATTCTCCTTTGTTATTGTGAAAGTTAACAAGGTTGTACTTTCTACAAAATTTTTCGAGTTCTCCAATGCTAGATATTTTGTTTAATATATCCTCATACTCCTTGTAAAATTCTAAACATCCAAGAAACTCTTTAAAGGATATGCTTCCTTCAAAATAATCCCTGCAATCTTCTTCGTTGACCATGCCATCCCAAGCCAAGCAGAAGATAACCAAATATTTGCGGAAGAAATTCTTCATTTCTCTTATTTCTTTATTGCTAATTTTTCTTGGCTCGTTTCCTTTAACATAGTCCCAGTTGCTATGAAGTTCAAGATTCCCTGCATCTTCGATATGAATCTTTTCAGGGTCAAACAGTACCTTAACTCTAATATCGTGGCTAGAGTTCTTTCCTGAAAAATAAAATGAAAAAGGCAATTTGTCCGTGACTTTAACTTTTGCTCCACGGACGTTAGCCATTTCGAACAAAAAATCTTCGTTTGAAACTTCAATCACAGACTTTACCTCCTTTAACTAAAACATTCAATCCACATCTTATATGTGGAATCGTTTGCATATCCTGATATCAGTGCTTCGAGGTCTGACACGAAGTTAAGGTATCCTTCGTCCTCGTCATACTCGAAGTTGCCGTTGTTGTCCTTCATCGTCTGAACGATTTTGTCATTGTACTGCTTCGCCCATCCTGAAAAGTCACAGCAAGCGCAATATCCCGACACAGAGACAATCTCTACGTTCCTTGCCAACATATCAAGGAACTTGTAGTAGTTGTCCTCCAAAGGGTCATGTATATCATAACACAGAGCGACCATCATATCGAGTTCTGTATCGCCTACATCTTGGTCAAAGTATCCATCGTCTACTTCGATTGCATAATCCCTAATCTTCATTGTCGTATTCTCCTCTCAAAATAAAATAACCTATTCGGTAATCTAAGATTACCATAATAGGCTACCCTATGTCAAGAACTATTTTATTTTGGATATACGACAGGTATATCGTGGTGGATTAAGTTGTCTACTCTCTCCTGTTCTGTGGAATAGTTAGCAGGGTTGATATAGGAATTATCCCAAGCCTCTTTGAGTTGTTCTGCGTAGGCTTTGTCGATATCATCGGCACTACTGGTAGGTGTCGCATAATAATCGTTCAGGATTGCCACGATTTCTGCTTTTCTAGTAGAAGTGGCACTTGACCATTCTCCCATAAATCCGATGATTTCATCGAGCATATCATAGGAATAGTCTTTTTCCATAACGTCTTCCGAAGAGAAGTTAGCGGATGCTTCTGCTGATACTGTGGTTATCAGGAAGTCAGAAATGTTGTCCAATCCATTTGAAGTAACATAGAGTTTCATTTTTTATTCTCCTTCCATTATGGTTTCAAAATACAATTATCCAACCACGCATCAATCTTAGTTGGATTCCACAATTCAAAATACCATTCACGATTATACTTTTTAAGAACTTCATTCATCTTATCTTTTAATGTAGGAGTATCATACATCATTCGATAGTATTCTTCTTTACTCATAGGAGTTTCACCAAGTTCTCTACTGATAGACTTATATTCTCCATAATCTATAAAATCGTTTTCATCAAAATATGCTTCGGCTTCCATAGATACTTTTATATTTTCATCTTCTTTTCCAATATCTACTCTTAACATATAATCATCAGAAGGAAGTTGACCATATAATTCTTCATAGTCATAACCAAAATGCTTATTGAATGTATCAGTAAGTTCTTTCTCTAATTGTGATTTACTAATCACTATTCCTTTAGATTCATTTAATACTGTAATCATTGTTTGTCCTCCTTATTAGGTTCTGTCGGAAGAGCCAAGAACTTAACTCTAAGGTCATCTATTACTCCGTTAGCACCTAGACAGTGATATTGCTTATACATATTCTCGAAGTCGTCTCTGACCCAAATAGGGGCATATCCGAGGTCGGAATATTTTTCCCATAACTGAACTAATGAGTTCCTAAGTGATGCTTGTGTTCCCTTTGCTATTGCTTCAATCTTTTTTAGAACGGCTACAAATCCTGCCCACATAGCACCACCAAGAATAGCAGGAATACCAAGGATACCTAAGACTGTCATTACATTGCTAAATGTTTCCATTTCCGATTCACCTATTTCCGTTTCGCATATTTCCTTTTAAATCAAGGTTCTCTTCAAAATTATAATATCAAAGAGAACCCTGTTGCGCCATACTGCAATAGCAAATATTTAGTTGTTTTTTATCTACATAACATAGATTTCAAGACTACTGGCAAGTTCTTCTATTTCTGTGCTTGCCTTTTTATTACCTCTCAAAGTCTTCAAGGAATCCATCTTCAGTATACGAACCGCCATAGCGAGCGATATCGTGGGCATAATCAGCGTAGTCGAAGTATCTTTCAAGGGTCTCTTTTCCTAACTCTTTTATGTCTCCGTAGACCTCGGCAATATAGGCTTCACCCAAAGCACTGTCGTCACCTTCAGCAACGTTATACCAATCGTAAGCGGAAATATCAGCAAGGTCATCTACGCCATAGCGTTCAAAGAGTTCAGCGATATACTTTTCGTCATTAGGGTCAACGTAATCGTTAGCATCGAAGTACAATGCTTCTTCCCTGCCGTACATTCCGTAATCAAAGTGATTGGAAAGAGTATCTTCATCTACGTTCTCTATACCACCTTCGAGTTCGTCAATGATTGTTCTTCCGAGAGTGTCATCATCATAAACATCTTCATAAAGATAGAATCTGTCAGGGTCGAAGTCTTCGATATCTTCTGCATCAACAAATCCTGCCTCGACAGCGTTCTTGAACTTCTTCATATCATAGTCGCTAAGATTGTCAATAGCCTCGGCAATCTCGTTCAACCTGCTAAGAGAATCATATTCACCGATTTCAAATCCTTCGATATCCGTTTCGTAGTCCGTGATGAAATACTCTTCGTAGTAGTTACCATCTTCGTCAGGTTCGTCACTGATACCGATACGAGCAAATACTTCCTGAAGTTCATCGTCATCAACAGGAAGGTCTACCCATTCGCCTATCAACTCACCCTCGTTGTATTTACCGAGATTAGTAAGATATACTTTGATATGTGACATATACATTCTCCTTACATTTCCTGTACCATTATATAGAGAAGACCGTTATTAGGGTCAATCTCCATAGGTGAATAAAGTTCATATGTGATGTAGTTGTCTTCCTCTGCCAAATTCCTGAAGTGATAAAAAGCGTCCCTTACTGTGCCGTTAAAAAGAACATAATCGTCATCGTTAGCGTGTACGTCCTCAATCTGACACTCAATATCACCTGACAGCCAATCTCTCAATAAATCAATCAACTCTAACATAGTTTTTCTCCTTTATCTGCTTTTTCCAATAAGAGTATAAATATAAATGTTGCAGTCCGTATTTACTTTTCTTATTAGTCTCACCAATTCTTGTATTGTATTCCCTGTGGTAAGAATATCATCTACCACTAATACATTCCTTGCATCTTCTAACTTAATTGCAGTATTTAAGTCCTGTTCAGATATGTTTAAATAATCCATTATAAATCTTCTATATTTAGGTCTTACATCCCTAGCCAAAGAGAAATAATCAAGTTTATGTATCTTGGGCATAAGCACATTGTTAACATAGTCTAACATTTGTTTCTTAGAATATTCGTTTTCTATCTCATAATCGAATCTTTCGTAATCAAAGTTGATTTCGCTAGGTATGGATTTGACCGCCTCAATAGAACATCTTTTCATATCCCTTGATGTTACATCCCCAATAGCCTTGATTATTTTATTTACAAGTTCACTTCTGCCTGACCTTGGGCAAACAAAACAGTCAATGGAATGAGTTCTAATGTGTTTGTCCAGTTCTCCAAGAGGTCTTTTCAAAAACCTATCAAGAGTGAGTTCGGGTACACTTCTATCTGTAAGTCCTTTTAGAAAATAAATAAACCTTTTTCTTTTGTCAGAAGTAGATGTATCGGAAAACTCATATCCAAACCAAAACGTCTTATCGTCAGCATCAAAAGAGCGCAGGACAGGATTAACAAACTCAATTAAGTCTGAAGATTCATTATTTTCAAAGTCAAACTCAAAATCATTTGTTTTAGGATTAAATCTAATTCCCTCGTTTATAACCCTAATCATGCACTTCTCCTTTATCTTATATTGTCGAGATAATGTTCTATAAACTCGTATGCCTCGTCATAGGCTTTCCACAAAGCCTTATTTCCGCTTCCCACGACAGGGAAGAATGCTACTTCCTCACCGTCGATTTCTGCGTAGAAACCATCCTTACCGTCACGATAATCGTCATATCCGATTGCACAACCGTTGTCCAACTCGTCATACCATTGAGGAACGTTGTTAAAAAGCCACTCACGAGCATATTCTTCATAGTCGTCATCGTAATCCTCTCTGTAATCCTCGTTCCTTGTAAGGAAGTCAAGAAGGGAAGAAACCTTACGGAAATCCTCTTGGTCTTCAAAGTCTTCAAGGTTGTTCGCCATATAAGAGAAGAATCCGTCATAGGAACTGTACTTCTCTTTAAGGAATTGAGCAAATTCAGGGTCGTTGATGCACTCGTCATATATCTTCTGATAATCCTCGTCAGAGATATCAAGAGTGAAATTGAGTGTATCTGTTTCGAAGTTATAGTACCTCGGCATATATACGGAAAAATCAGATATCTTGGCACTAGGGCAATACTCTCTGATTCTCTCTTCTACCAAGTCAGGTGCATTAGCAAGAATACAGTTCTTGATATCATCTGCATCACATACGAAATCCTCGTACATCGGTGTTCCATAACTTCCTACATAGATAACAGGAATTAGGTTGTTACTAACTTCAACTCTCATACTTTTTCTCCTTATCTCATTGCGTTTTCGATTGCTTCTTCAACAGTAATCTTTTCTACTTTAGGGTCGTCTGACATATACTCGATAGCGTATACAAAATCAACGTTTTCAATATCGTAACCTTCTTCTTCAAAAGCATCTTCAAGGGATTCATCAAGTGGATACTGAAGAACCTGTTCCATTGCGCCACTTACTTTTCCGTTTTCCATTTCCTGAAGCCATCCCTGCTTATCAGACCAATCCTTATCAACATAATCCCAAATAGCCACAGGGTACAAATCCCAAACTATGTAGGTGTTGTTATCAAGGATTTCTTCTTGGCGTTCCATACGAGCGTTTTTGATTACATAAAGGCGTTTGCCATTAAAAACTAATCTCATGTTTTTTCTCCTTAATATTTTTCGTAATAATATCTGCTGTTACTGTTGTCACTGTCCCAAAACTCCGTTTGAAAGAGTTTCACGTCCAAAGAAATCTTACACTTGTTGATTTCCATTTCAACGGTCTTGTAGTAAGGTGACATAACCTCATACCACATAGCGTTATCTTCGCAAAGGTATTCTTTGTGATAAGAACTGTACTCGTCCATAGGGTTTGTATAGACCTTTTTAAGACCCTTATGTTTCTTAATGAACGCCTTTTTCTGTTCGTTGTATTCAGCCTGTGTCACTACCATCATACCGCTACCCTCCTTCTTAATCAATCCTGACGGAAGATATAAAGGTCGTTCTGAATGTTTTCTTTTCCATCATATCTAGCAAGGTTGTTACCATAGCCATCCCATGACTTAACCTCGTCAACGATAGCCTGAAGGTCGTATCCTGCTCCGATATATCCTTCGCTGATACCATTATTCAATTCACTCTCTCCGTAAACGTCGATGTACCATTGAACATAATCACCGTTGTACTCTTCTGCATCTTTTTTGTTGAGATATTCTGTATACTTGTCAACAAGGTCAAGGTCTCCCTCGTAGTTACCATCATCGTCAAGTTTAGATTCAGATATGATATCTGCTTCAAGACACTCGTCGATAAGCCTGTTTGCTCCTATTTCACCGCTTTCTGACTGGATATCTTCAGCATACAACCTGTTATCCTCTTCACAGGCTTCTTCAAACCAATCTTGGTCAAGAGCGTTTTGGCAAATCCAATTAAAGAAGTCAGGAGAGAAACTGCTGATACCTACCTCGTCAATGAAGTTATCAACATCTTCATAAAGGGCATCGTCGGCTTCGACCTCGGTCATAACCGTGTAGGTCTCTCCGTCTACTTCATACTCGTCCCACTTATCAGGATTGTCAGGGGAAGACCCCTTGTACTCTACCTGCGATTCATCTACTTCCATAAATTCTGCAAGAGCCTTAATCTTTTCATCTAAAGTTGCCATTCTTTTTCTCCTTTGTTTAGTATCGTAAACTTAGGATAGCATATATGCTACCCTAAGTCAACAACTTTTTATTTAGCCAATAACATTTCCTCTTCTATCAAGTTTCTTCCCTGCTTTGAGGTTGTTATAGATATCCATAATCCTTGTCTTACCTGCGGTAATATAGATTACTCCGTCTAACTCTCCTTCAGGGTGATAGAGGTCTCTCTTCTTGTTCCCAAACTCGTCGAACGCTCCTGCATTACTCCTTGCTACGGTATGGTTAGAAACTCTATAATTCTGACCATCTATTGTAAAGTAGTAGGAATCGTTGGACATGGATGATTTTATACCATTCTTGACACAGAACTCGTCTATCTCGTCCATCTTCTTAGCGAACTCTTGTGCCTGTGCTTTAGAAGGTTTCCATCTTCTTCCGTAGGTTTCTTCAAGGTCTTCCTCTTCGTCTTCGTCATCGTCCTCGGTGAAGAGGTCAATCTTCTTATGAGAAGCAGGGACGTTAGCGATAGCACCTGCGTTAGTTGCTTCTTCGAGGTCTTCAGGTTCGTCCTCGTACCAATCGTCACCGTAAAGGTCTTTCAGCAGGGAGGAATTACGGATGTTCTCTTCGTCGTCGCTACTAAGGTATGAGGAAGAGCCGTAATAGTCATCCTCTGTCTGAAACGGAGAATCAATGGTACGGTCATAATAGTACCTGTCATCTTCTCCGTCCTGCATAGCCTTAACATATTCTTCCTCTTCGTGAGCGACCCAATCCTGATAGGATTTATAGTCAGCATAGTTCTTGAATCCGAAAGCATCAGCAACGGTATTGAAGATTTCTTCCGCATCGTTTGGATGGTCTTCGATGAATTTCTGAAGGATAGACCAATTAGAATCCTGCCACATCTTATCCCACTCTTTTTCAGGCATTTGTGCCATCACTTTGAGTTCAGCAAGATTGTCGATAGCGTTCTCGGAATTATCATAAGTTCCTGTGGTCATATTCATGCTGTCGTTGTCAAAGAGTTCTACAACGGCAAGAGCAAGTTCTTTAGCCCTACTGTTATCATCCTCTTCAACAAGAATCTCGTCTTCGTCGATATCATCCTCAAAGTCAAGATTGTCCTTGTCATCTGCGAAGTGACCCTCGTCGGGTACTTCTTCATCAGAATCATAGATTACTTCCTTATCGTCCTTTTCATTCTTCATTCTTATCAACTCCTTTTTACGCTGATATGATTCTCTTACTTCAGGTTCTTCACTGGGTTCTTTGTTGGATTCTTCATCATAATAAATAATTTCGCAGTTTTCAGGCAGACCCCACTCTTCGATACCTTCTATTCTTGGTGTCCAAATCATTTCCAAGTTGGGACACTTAGCAAACGCATTAGGATATACCTTTTGAAGCGTTCTAGGAAGTTTGATTGATAAAAGGTCTGTACATCCTGCAAACGCTCCCTTATCAATAACTTCAACGTTGCTATTTCCAAATCCTCTTACTGATACGAGGCTTCTATCTTCATAAAAAGCATATTTGCCTATTACTTTGACTGATTTAGGAATAAAAATACTTTTCAAGTTAGGACTATAAGCAAAAGCAAACGGACTTATTACGTCGATGGTCGATAAAGTAGGAAATTCGAAACTAGTTATTCCACTATGAGAAAAACTTGCTTTGCCTATCTCGTTTAGTTTTGTTGTACCTTCATTGAACACTTTAATATTAGGACACATCCTAAACGCATCTTCCTCAATCTTTTCAAGGTTTTTAGGAAGATAAATATTTGAAAAATTTGCACACCTATGAAAAGTTCCTTCTTCTATTGTTTTCAAATTATCAGGAAGAAAAACCGTTACCAATTCTGCACATTCAGCGAACGCATATTTGCCAACCTTAGTTACTGAATCAGGAACTTCAATACCTGTAAGAGAGGATTCTGCAAAAGCAAAATCTTCGATTACTTCAAGAGTTTCAGGCAACAAAATATGCTCTATTTTACACCTTTGAAAAGCGTTTGCCTTGATAGTAGTAATACCTTCAGGGATTGTGATTTTTTTAGGGCAATTCTCACGTCTAAGAACGTCCTTTACTTTCGTAATTGTCGTGTCACCTTCAATCACAAAATAATCGTTTTCAGTAAATTCCTTTACGTACTTCTTGATTTCCTGTTCAACATTGAATCCTGCCACCTTAGAAAGTTCAGCATAGGTCTTATACATATTATCTGCGCTGTCAGGAGATTTTATGCCTACATGATTACATCTAAGGGTGACATTTTTGAGATTGCCATATTCATCAGTCCTGATAGCCATCAAAGAGTTGCCATAGTCGTCTCTAGGATTTTCACGATTGGATTCTGCATCAAAAGGAATATTTTCCCAATCGTTATTCTGAAGAACAAAGAATCTGCCTCCATCTTGTGTCCAACTATTGTAAGTATCTTCATCGTTGGTATGACACCAAGCCGTACCGCCACCACCTGCGTAAGCATCGGATTTACCGTCACCTGTCGCCTTACCACCGTAGAGGCTGTGCATCTGCTCATAGGAATCAATAGGAACAATCTTAAAATTAGAGGAAGAGAAATCCATCTTAGACAACTCTTCCTTTGATTTTACATCTAATTCGTCCTGTATCCTTTTCAGTTCGTCCTTAACGTCTTGAAAAGACATTTCATTATTAAACTTGTTGTCAAGGGCAGTGCCACCCATCTTCTCTCTGTTCTCTCTAACCCACATCAAATACTGGTCGAAAACAGAAGGGCACTCTCTAAGGAACGCCTCTGCTCTGTGGGGGTCTCCGTTTGCTTCATCAACAAGCATCCTCGCAATACCCATGAGGTACTTTTCGAGCCAAGCAGGAGAATGGACAAAAGCATGGATATCTTCTTTGAACAAAGCCTGAATGATAGCGTTACTCACTTCCTCATTAAACAGACCTGAATCCGAGATAATCTTCGATGCCTTTTTGTCGTACTTCGTACCTTCAACTAGAATCATCTGTTCACTCATACTTACTCCTTTTCGCTATCTCTCCAATTCCTTATAGCAAATCCTGTACCATATTTTTTATCTAACGACTTTAAATAGTCGTTTCTTTGTTTAATCAACTTCTTCGAATCCTTCATAGGGATAAATATTCTTTCCCTGCAATCGTAGTCTTCGACTTTAATCATACTTCAATCTCTCCGAGGTCTTCACCGCCAAGTTCTTCACCCCCACCAAGTTCAGGCTCGTTGAACTCTTCACCACCACCGAGGTCAGGTTCTTCGTTACCGCCACCAAAGTTCATGTCAATGTCGGTGTGACTGCCACCGAAATCTCCACCGCCTCCGTGACTTTCCATATCGAGGTTTGCTTCTTCCTCTTCTGTCAATTTGTCAAGCGTTTCATCCTGTTCTACCATAGCACTGATATCAGGCTGTGACAGGTAGTTAGAGAGATAATTGACAATGATTTCTTTTCTTGTTTGAGGGTCAATCATATCTTCAGGAATGAGACCGAGAACTCTATCGACAACATCTGCTCTTGTTCCGATAGTCTCGTCACGCTCTGCATCCTCTGTCGTAGCAGGAGAAGTCATCTTAACGGTAAAGTTGTTGATGTACTTATTGAATCCCCTGTCAAGGGCAAAGATATTTATAAGCGTTGTTATAGCAGAAATATAGGCGTTCTGTATCCTCTTGATAGTTCTAGCATATCTTGAATCAAGTTTAGTCAGGGATGTACCACCGTTGAAACCTGCGCTATCATCGGTATCGCCAAGAAACATCGGGGGTATCTTTAATCCACCGTACAACTTCTTCTTGAAGTGGTCGATATCAGTAATAGATTTTACGTCTACATCACCGCCAAGGCTCGACATAGAGACAGCACCCTTACCTTCTCTCGTAGGAACATAGAGCACGTTATCAATAGCAGAAGGAGAAGCCGAAGATGTGAACGTTCCTTGGTTCTTATCCATGAAGTTCTTCTGCTCGATAAGTCTCTTGTATTTACGCAAGACTTGTTCTGCCTGATTCTGTGGCATATCTCCAATCTCAATCTGCAAGATACGGATAATAGAAGACCTCGTAACACGGTTAAGAAGAAGAGCGTCTTCCATCAACTGCAATTCACGATAGGTCTTGTATGTATCATAAAGGATGGACTTGCCACGCTTAACCTTATAGGCAACTGTCTTCAGTGTTGTTTCGTTAGTCTCACTTCCATTTACAGGCACTTCGAAATTTATCTTGAAGGTTTCAGGAAAACGGTCTGTGTCCGTTCCGAGCATAGCGTGAACAAACTTGTTTGATTTGTATATCTGAATGTTATTATCGTCTGCATTATAAACATATGACCTGAAGACATTATCTTGGTCACTATTATCATAATTGTGTACTCCGACAAATCCGACGGTCTTGCCTCTTGAAGCAAGGTCAAACATATCGGCAGGATTAGGTACGGCATCCAAGTATTCAACTAATTGTGAACCCTTCTTTGTGGATACCAAGTCGATATCGGAGTGGTCTATCTTATTAATTATAGGGTCGTCTTCAATCTCACCGTCTTCGTAGAGTTGGAGGTAAAGGTCTCCGTACTTACAGAGCGAGTAGACGTGTGACCAAGCGTTCTCATTGATTTGAAGCACGTCGATAAGTCTGTTAGCAAAAGCGGATACGTTCGGGTCGTCAGATTCTACCCAAATAATCTGTCCGTTAGTGTTGTATTGTGTCGCATCATCAGTATAGAGTTCAAGGGCGGTAGATATAATCGTATCCAACGCCATTTCGTCATACATCCTGTACTGTGAGTTCCTGTCTGTACCGAGAGTACGGAACTTCTGAAATTCTGCAAGGTCTACTAGCGAAGAACTTTCATCAAGAGCACCGAGGACGTTTACAAGGGAATTTGACTTAGAGGCAATTCCTATCTCTGTTTCTTTACTCGGCTTACCTTTAACTCTAATCTTCAGAAAGTCTTCGTGAAGATTCTTTTTATTACTATTTTCTGCCATTACGATACCTCGTTATCTTACGAAACACGTTTAGTGCCGTTTAACTATAATACGGCACTATACTTAATTTATACACTTTATATTCCTAAAAAGCAATTAACTGTTAAGATGTATCGCCCATAACTGTCTCGGCTTACTGCCTATTAAAGATTTAATAGACTTAACTCCTTTGATTTCCTCTCCGTCTACATATAACTTCGTATACTGCGTTATCTTTTCTTCGTTCTGATAATAGCAAAGATTTGCTTCTTCCTTATTATCAAACTCGTATGTATGCACCACTTCCTGTGCAATAATCGTTTCTATCTTATATTTCATTTAGCACCTCGTTAAAATAATATGAATCCGTTGTACAGGTCTCTAGCATCGTCGTCGATAGGTGGTTTAATAGCCTTATCCTTTGGTATACGATTGACTAGCGCATCTTTAGGACTAGCAACAAGACCGTTTACAAAGTCAGTTGAGAAGTCTTCTTTAGTGTCGTTAACACCGCCAAAGAGCATAGCATCATCAACAAGATGGAATGCAAATTGACCGTCGTGAAGAGAAGCATTAAATACCGCACCTGCAAGCGAATCTGCGATATCCTTTGAAAATTCAGGTGGATGGTCAATTTTACCTGTTTGATTGTCTTGTTTAAGATTTACCAATTCTGTTACTAACTCGTCTTGATGTGCAAGAAGCATTATTCTTCTCTCAATAAGAGCCGTTTTAAACGTCTGATATCCGTCAGGTTTCTTGTCCAAAGAAATAATGGTAGTGTCTTCAAACCCTGTTGTTTTGAACGTCTGCATCATATCTCTGCTTTGAAAACTATCAAGAGATATTCCTTTTATGTTCCAACCTAATTCGTTTTTTAAATAATATACAAATTCTCTGTCCTTCCTAAAAGATATCTCCGAGCCACTAGGACACTGAATGCCGATAGAAAATACCTGTCTGTATGCTAGTTCTTTTATCTCGGTATGTTCTCCTGTAAAAAAGTCATATCCTTGTCTATTTGTATATCCTAGAACCGCAACACAACTTATTCCTGTACGGTCTCCTGTAATAGAACAGTCAAAATGAATAAACAAAGGTTTAGAGTATACTTCCTGTGGTACAAGTTCGGGTTCAAAAAAATCCCTGTATTGAAGTTTATCTAACATACCAATCATAAGAATATTCGTTTTAAACGGATTCTTAGGTTCTACCATACATTGCTGTATCGAAGGATAAGAAAGAAATCTCGTTACACCTGATACGGATATACCGCATATATCCATCAACGCTCTATCCATATTCATTTCAAATTCCTGTTTATGTTCCACAGGAACTTCTTCTATTGCATATCCTTGTGCAATGTATGTCTCACTATCTTCATTATCAGGAATGATTTTAGATGGTAAATTAGAACCTCCTACGGCTACTCTAAATTTCCTTCCTGAATAAGTACCTTGTGGTTTTACTTCATAGAGTTTTGCATCTGCAATATAAACTCCTTCTTTGCCTTTTTGTTTCTTTACGTAGGTTTCGATAAAGTCATACTCTGATTTCTTGGATGATACAAGGAACAACTTACCTCTGATTTTACCGTCAACGATAAAACGAGATTTGATACGAGCAAGAACTGAAGTGTATGTCTCCATAATTCTCGTTTTTTCAAACTCAACCTCGGCTGATTTTGTAAAATTTACCTCGTCCAAAATTCCACAATTATGCGACACCACGTATCCGCTTGGAGTTTCTATAAGGAAATTATGAGTTTCAGGAACATTTATAACATCATAAACATCTGTCTTTTTAGTCGTTATTTTTGTCACTTTTTTTACTTTCACTCTTTTCTCTCCTTTTCTTTTTAACAAGATTTGTTATACAATATATTCCTGACGTTTTACAATTTCCGCTATCTAAATCCATACCCTCGGTTAAATCTTTTGCTTCAACATATTCACCTGAAGCAAGTCTAAGTTTATGGTTATAAGTACATCTTAAAACACAACCGTCTTCTAATTCAATTTCGATTAGGTCTGTTTCTGTTCCTGTTTTTCTGATTTCCACAGGTGAATCTGTTAATTTAATTGTTCCATCATCATACTTTGTATAAACTCTTACACATTGACCCTCTAAAGTTTTTAGAGAGCGAACACCTTTTTCGGTAAAAATCCTTGTTTTTTCATCAAGACAAAGGATAGCCTTACCTAATGAGTGTTCAGGCTGTGAACCTACCGTAAATTTGATATCAGCGTTTTCCGTTTTATTCGGTACGTATTCGAGATATTTCGTTCCTGTTACAGTACCTCTTGCCATAAACCAAGGTGAATGTTGTAACAAACTTTGAAACTTATTAAATGCAACACCTTTTGAAAGTTGAAGAGTAGCATTAAAGAATACTACGAATATTGTATCTCCACGACCAAGACCAAAGTATAGGTTAGGGTCTCTCAAACACATCGTCCAATAAAGAGTATAAGCAAGACCTATTACCGCTATTGTGGATTTTCCGCATCCGATTGAATTATGTGCTACAATGCCACTTTCGGTAACAAAATTATGATGCTCTTCAACCGTTAAATCATAAACATATTCTTCTCCAACATATTCGATAGAGACAACACTCAATTCATTACATCCATCTGAAGGCAACAAAAGAGTTCCTATTTCTAAACCATTATCAATGCTTATCCACGTTATATTACTATCTATAAATTTATGATTAGATGTTGCCTTGATACTTTTTCCGTTATCAAGGGTTATCTTGTAAACCTTCTTTATCCCTGTACAAAAGGCTTGTGTAAGATGACCAACAGTATATTCGTTTCTCTTTATATCAAACGAGTATACATATTCGTCTAAATCTCCTATTTCAGCCAAGTCCTTCATTGTTACATTCTTGCCATTTAGTAAAGGAATTAGCGTGTCACCTGTTAAACAGCCACCAAGCACTATTTCAGAGAAGTTTTTACTCTCGTCAAATATTTCCCTTAACTTTTGTCTCCAATAAGGGAATATATTCTTTCCATTGTTAGTAAACCACCCTGCAAACTCGTCGCTCTCGATGAACTCGTCTATACTGACAGGAACTTCAATAAAGTCATCCTCGTATAACTTCTTCAGGGTTTGGGAGTGCCCCTGCTCCGTGTACTCACCGAGAATCTTTTTGACCGCTTCCTGCTCTTCAGGACTTAACTTAGCAAGAACATTGTCTGTAAGTTCTGACATTACTTCTTATCCTCAATCTTCTTGTATTCTTCTCGAATGCAATGACTAATGAAAGCCGATGCGGAAGTCTCGTGATAGTTAGCCAATGACTTTAGTTTCTGTTTATCATTCTTAGTCATCGACACTGTTATTACTGTTCTTTTGATTTCGTCAGGCATAAATACCTCCTTTGTAAATAATTCTGCTTTATATATTATACAGTGATTATTTATTTCAAGCAATAAAAAGGAGACAGCATTGTGGAAGTTGCTGTCTCCCTACTACTAAACAGGAGGTACACGATTGCCGTGATACCTTGGTATAGACCGCAACGAGCGTGACTTTACTGTGATTCATCCCTGTGTAAAAGTAAAGTTGTCACGGTCTATTGGTCACTCTGAAGGGAATTGAACCCTTGTCTCCACCGTGAAAGGGTGGTGACTTAACCACTTGTCCACAGAGTGATAATTGGCAAGTGAGAGATTCGAACTCTCGGTGGCTTTCGGCAATCACTTCCGTATGCGGATGATATTGACCCTACTACGCCACACAATCAGATAATGAAGATAACCACTCGCATCCCACCGTTCTGTTAGAACTCAATTAGAGGTATTAACGATTACTCTCCCTCGCTTATACATTCTTCACACGCCAAAGCCTTGTCCGTTTCTTCGGCAACCTGCTGTCGCATTTAACCTGCCTCTGCCAACTTGCCATTTTGTCGATGTAGGTCGTCATCGACGAACGAGAAGATTTTAGGATAACATCTTCAAACCATTGGCGCAGACAACAAGATTCGAACTTGTACTAGTATTGCTACTAGGAAGGATTAGCAATCCTTTGGGTTACCGTTACTCCATATCTGCAACTAGTTTGCTTCGGCAGGATTCGAACCTGCAAATGTGGCTTTTTGTCGGCAATTACCACTCCAATAACTTCGAGCATAAGCCAACTTTTTATTGCTCTAAGTCCGTTCGCTCTCCCATTGGGCTACGAAGCATTATTATCAGATACTAACCGTTTCGGATATCTTTTGCAAGTAGAACTCTCTGTTTTATACTTACCTTTTCACTAGCCTGTTCCGATGTTTTTATGTGCCAATGCCATTGCGTGCTATGTTGACACCCTTCTTGTTGTTGAAGAGGATACCTCTCTATCAAAAGTTTCGAACCTTTTGATAGTGGCATTACAGATAGTACCTGTGGTTGAGGTAACAGGATTCGAACCTATGAATGTGGGAGTCAAAGTCCCATGCCTTACCACTTGGCGATACCTCAATATTTAATTCAGCAGGTAAGGATTTGCACCTTACATAGCACTCTTTTATAGATAGTCTGTGCCTTTAACTATCCTAAGCGTCTACCTATTCCGCCACTGCTTCATATCAAGTATATTAAAGGAACGCCTTTTGAGATTAAATCTCTTTAACGGACTAGGCAGGGATTAACATTATGTGGATACCAACGCTTATGAGAGATATTGTTTATGAGGTTGCCGTACCGAGGGCGTTATTTACTTGTCAAGATTCATGTTTTTATTATATTGATTAGGGTAGCGTATTTCAACTACTCTTCGTCGTCTTTACCAAAACTAAACTTAGTAAAGGATGCGTTCTCACTTTTGAGAACTCCGTCTATGTACTCTTGGTCTTCCATGAACTCACACATACGGCTTACAACAGGTGACAAACCAAGAGCAAGTGTATTGTCGTCGAGTTTATCTGCGTCGCCATGACACCCATCTTCCGCAAGATAGAGGATGTAAAACATCAATGCCTGTGCCAGTTCGGTTGTGATTTGATATCTTGCTCCCATCATCTGACACGTATTGGTCATTTTATCGTCTATCTTAGGAGTTAAGTTGCTTTTCGGAAACAAATTACAATAAATAATTTTCTTTCTCCTTCTTTTTTGTCCTCACTTCTCTAAACGGAAAGTAAGAATTGAATCACCACTGATTTATTCAACTATTGCAATGATTGAAGGAAAATCCATGACGTATATGGTCTCGCCTTTTTCTTCATAGGCTTTAATGCCACGCCATCCGTTCTTAATGATAATCTTTGTTCCAACCTGAAACTCCTGATATTCAGGGTCTACCTCTTTAGGAAGTTTGACTATCTCGTAAATCATGCTGTCCTGTCCAACGATATATAAACCTGAAGGACTTTCCTTGTGCTGTTTTACAAAACAGTGTCCCAACATAGGGGTATAAACTCTACTCATTTTGCACCTCTCTTAGTTTCTTATTGTTCTCTGTACATAATCACAAGACAGAACGTATCATCCTTACTGTAAGTCATATTAGATTCAACGATACAATTCCCGATAGTTCTAAGAAAATCGTTTACCCTATCATCAAAATCCTTATCAGGTCTTTTCGTGGTGAATGTTTTTATCTGCCACGGTCTTACATCTATGTCAGGCTTGACCAAACGAGGAACATCGGCACACTCCCTACAAAAGAAGCGTCCATCGGTCATTCCATAAAGTCTGTTTGTCTGTTTACCACAGTTTTCGCACTTATTCATTTTTCTTCTCCACGTTCAGTACAATCTACGCTTGTTCTCTTCAACTTAGGATGTTCAATCTCTTCAAGAATCGTTAATTTGAATACATTTCTTATTTCATAACTGCCATCTTTGTTAGTAAGGACTACTGCGTTAGAAAAGTATGTTGGTTCTCCCGAAGTAGAAAAGTAGTTATCTCCAACCTTCATATAGGCATTAAAGCCTTGAAAATATGCGATACAGTTAAACCAGTACATATTGTTAGGGATAGTTCCATCCAAGAGATATTCTAATCCCTTGATAATTGCCCATCTACTAGCCTTGGTACAACTTGTAGAACACCAACCGCCACTTACCGTGGTAAACTGTCCACTAGCCGTGAGAACGCCTGTTACGGTGTTAGGGAAGGATTTAGAGAATACTCTGCTCCATATACAGGAAGCAACGTATATCCTTCCATCAGTTGTTTCTCCATCTTCGAAGTATGACCTGTCTGATTCTGCTTCTACAACATTAGCAAATAGATGAAAAGATTCTACATCTAATCCTACCGCTTCTGCCTGTTCTTCCATAGAGGCATTGTACTGTTCCTCTTCGGTCATGTCTTCCCATGCGGTCTCAACATCTTCATCTGCAAAGCAAGTCCAATTTACTGTCAGTAATACTGTACACGCCATTGTTACTGTCAACAGCGTGGCAAGTATCTTCTTTGTGTTTGTCTTCATTAAAATCTCCTTTATTGTCCTCGTATTATCTTAACGATGTTTTAGGATTAAATCTTCACTCGCTGATATATCTTAATACAGGGAAGACCTGTTCAACCTCAACTTCCACTGTCCTGCCTTTGTACTGAACCGTGGTGTTGTAGTTTCTAAGCAGGTACTTGACCTTATCCGTGAAGTATTTGCCCATAATCTTGAAGTCAACTTCTACCTCGAATGATACTACTCCGTACTCGTCATCACAGTTGGTATACTCAATCTCAAAGTCGTTGAACTGATTGCCCCTGCATATATACTCTTTATTTGCCCTTATTTTCTCTTCTACGAGTTCTCCAAGAGCATCAAGGATAGAACCCTCGTCCACAATATGCTCGGCTTCTCCGTTGATGATATCGTAGTGTAATTGGATATCGAGTTTATAGAGTTCAGGCAGGTCGCTCTCATTAAGAGATAACTTGTACTTACTGTACGATTCATTTGCTTCTACCTGCCTTTTTGTGATATTGGCATTTGTTCCATCAAATACATCCTTATCATATCTAAGCGTGCTCGGAATAGATATTGAACCAAGATTAGGGCAATCTGCAAATGCTCCATCCTCAATCTTTGTTACGTAATCAGGGATATACAAAGATATAAGACCGCTTTCGGAAAAGGCATATGTTCCTATTGTAGTAAGAGATTGAGGTAATCCTATATATTGCAAATTGTCGCAACCTAAGAAACAACCGTCAGGAATTTTAGTAATTCCTTCAGGGATTTGAGTAACAGCACTTCCAAGTGTTTCACCACTCTTTACATAACCAAGATTTGTACAACCTGAAAATGCACTTATGCCAAGGTCTACTAATGTAGATGGAAGGTAGACCGTTTCTAATTGGGTACAGTCTTCAAATGCTCCTGAACCTATTTTAGTAACCCCTTCAGGTATAATTACTGTTTTAACAGAATTATTAGAAGCAAACGCTCTTTCTCCAATTTCAGTTACTTCGTTAGGTATAGTAATGAGGGTAACTTGTTTTTGAGTTGCTTTCTTTGACTTTTGAAGACCAAGGCACTTCGTTCCGACAATAACATATTCGTTATTTTCATCGGTCATCTTCGTTCCTTCGAATGCTGTCTTATCTACTTCAATTCCACTAGGTATAGTAACAGATAAATTTTTACAATCCTTAAATGCCTGTGCTCTGATTCTTCTAAGCGAAGAAGGGAACTTAACATCAGTAAGAGCCGTACATCCTTCAAAAGTGTTAGGGTCTATCGTTTTCATTCCATTAGGCAAAGTAATTGATTTTAGTTTTTTACAATTTTTAAACGAACTACGACTAATGTCACAATTATCTGCTAATCCAACTATCTTCTCAATACCGCTATTTTCAAAAGCACATTCTTGAATATAAGTAACAGCACCCCAATTTATGTTTGTCAAGTTAGTGCAATTTCTAAATGCACCAAACTCAATTCTTTCTACTGAAGGGCAATTTATTTTTTTCAAGTTTACACATCCATCAAATGCACCTGCCTTGATTGTGTCAATATTCAAAGGAATAGTTATTTCTTCAAGTGAAGTACAATCTTGAAATAAAGTCATAGGGATTCTATCGTAGTTCTCATTATCAGGAAGGGTCACTTTTGTAAGGGAAGAACATCCCTTAAAAGCACTTGCATCTATACTTGTAACTGAAGATGGGAAGTTAATTTCTTTAAGTGAAGAACAACTTAAAAAAGCACCTGTTGATATATTAAATATTCCTTCAGGCAACAAAAGCGTTTCAAGAGAAGTACATATACTAAATAATTGGCTTGACAAAATTTCAATCTGTGAAGGTATATTTATTTTCTTTAGTGCAATACACTTAGTAAAAACACCTTCTCCAAGGTCTTTTAATGATTCAGGTAAGACTACTTCAACAAGTTCAGGGAGATTTGCAAAAGCACCTCCTAAAATATATTCAATACCTTCTTCAATGATTATCTTTTTGACGTGAGGTAATTTGCCTAAAAAAGAAAATTGACGAATCCTTTTTATTTCTTTTTCTCCAATTTTTGAAGGTATCTTCAACTCAAAAATATTGTCAATATCGGATTCGTCTGTTATTCCACTAATGGCATCGTAGTCATATTCAAATTCAACTAATCCCTTGACACGCTCTTCACAGTATTTCTTGATTTCCTGTTCTACATTAAATCCTGCAATCTCTGACAGGTCTGCATAGGTTTCATATTGATTGTCAGGACGAGAAGGGTTTCCTACGTGGTTATTACGAAGCGTAACTTTTTTAAGAGTTCCGTATTTGTCCGTAAGGATAGCCATAAGGGAATGACCATAATCGTCTTTACCCTGTGTTTTGGCATTACTCTTAGCATCAAAAGGAATATCTTCGTAGTTATTATTCATAAGTACGAAGAACTTATATTTACCACCGCTTACCCAATTTTTATAAGTATCTTCATCGTTGGTATGACACCAAGCCGTACCGCCACCTCCTGCGTACAAGTCAGAAGAGCCATCACCTGTTTTCCTGCCTCCAAACAACTTGTGCATTTCTTCATAAGAGTTGATAGGAACAAGTTTAAAGTTTGAAGAAGTGAACTCCATATTTGCCATCTTCTCGGCATTCTCTTTTTCACGTTCTTCTTGGATTTCTTCTAGTGCCTTTTTTACGTCATCGAACGACATTTCCTTATTGAACTTGTCATCAAGAGAGTTACCGAATTTCTCACGATTTGCTCTAACCCACATAAGGTACTCGTCAAACATAGGTGTAGATTCTTCTTCGAACGTATCAATCTGTTCCTGACTGCCATCAGTATTCTCTCTGTACATACGAGCAATACCTATGAGGTATTTCTCTAGCCAAGAGGGAGAATGAACAAAGGCGTGAATCTTGTTTTTGAATATGTCGTTAATAAGATTAGTAGCAACGGTTTCATCCCAACCTGCGTTCACTAAATCTCTTATAGCATTTCTGTCGTATTTTGTTCCTTCATTGAGTGGACGTATCATAGATATTCTCCTTAGAACATATTAATCTATGATAATTTTACCCCTTAAAAGACCAGTTATCAACGGCTTATCAAATTTCGCCCTTTTCGAGCAGGAAGATGCCGTTCTGTTCAAGGTTAGCCTCTGACAAAGAAATGAAGAACTCCTTGCGCAACGGCTGAATCTGATAGATGCCTGTATTCTCGTCATATCCGATGACCTTACCGAAGTTATATGTTTCTCCGTTAACGCCTGTGATACCAAGTGTGTCCCCTACTTCGATTTCATCGGTATCAAAATCTACATTGAAGATTTCCTCACCCAAAATGAGTTCAATAAGGTCTTCATGCTTGATATATTCTATTCCGTCCTCATAGTTGAACAACCTGTTAAGCGTTGACTGACTAACGCCAAAAACCTTAGCCATTTCGGTCTGTGTATCGTACTTCATCAACTCCTTCTTCAACTTCCTCTTGATAAAGTTTGTGTACTTTTCCTTAAAATCGTTGTACGTCATTTTTTATTGTCTCCTTATTCTTCTACGTTTACTCCGCTTTCCTTGTCTCTTGAAATGTTCTCTATCAAGTCAAGGAATATTGCCGTTTCAACAAATCCACCGATTTCTATGCCTCTGTTGAGGTTGTCATAGTTCTGTTCGAACTCCTCTACGTGTTCCTTGCCAAGATTCTTGGCAACCCATTTCTTACCATATTCCTTCAAATCCATTTCCTGTATCTTCCTCCTTTTAAGGATTCTTCCGTAGGCTTCTTCTATCTCATTCGCCAGTTTCTTCTTCATTTTTGAGTTTCCTTGAAAGTTCTGTCAGGTCTTTGATAACCTCGTCAAGTTCTTTTACTATCTTGTCCTTATCTTTTTCCATTTTCTTAGCACACTCGTCACAAAAGTAGTAAACTCTACAAGACCTCATAACTTCCTTTTTCAGTTTATCTTCAGGAAGAACTTTCTCACAAAAAGAACACTTTTTCATTTTTGCTTTCGTCATTTCAGATAATCCTCCTTTATACCTTCGTTACACTTGATAACATCATCAAGAGTTCTCGGTGTGTAATCAAGGATTTCTACTCCTACGTTATATGCGTTCTTAACATTGACCATGACCTTAAACGCCTGATTCTGAACATTGTTATGAATATGTCCGAACAGGTGAGTTGTGCCCTTGAAATAACCGTTCCACTCGACCATAGGATAGTGGGACAGTATAATCTTGCGGTCATTGTCATATATCTCGGCATATTCCTTTATCCACTCGAAGTAAGGCTTCCAACTCTTATCAACCTTATCATGGTTTCCCTTAACAAGATACTTCTTACCGTTAAGCCTCTCGAAATACTCCGTAGGCTTCTTGGAAGACCTGAACACTATGTCACCCAAGACGTAAACCTCGTCATCAGGCTTGACGACCTTGTTCCAGTTCTCAATAAGGGTTTCGTCCATCTGTTCTACACCACTGAACGGTCTGTGGCACAGCCTTATGATATTCTCGTGACCGAAGTGCAGGTCTGATATGTAAAACTTCATTTTTGATATATTCCTCCAAATAAAAATACTCGTTAAAAACTCCTCACTGTTCTTAACGAGTATCTGTTTTTGAATCTACGCTGATTACCACCAAATAGTATAAAAATCTTCAGCAAGCCAACAGTCACTAGGAAGATTTTCTTTGATTTCTTCTGTGTCGTAAGAACTATATACTATTTCTTCAACTTCTTCAACAGAAGTGTTTCCTTCGATAACAACGATTCCATATGCCCCTCTGTCACTACTATCGCTGTTTTCTATTATGACAAACCTCATTACTTCACCCCCCCCGATAAAATTTCGTTGAGAATGTTTTTCTATAACGATATTTTTAGTATATCATTATTTTGTCAGCCTGATAATCCATTTGAAGAAGAAGTCTTCTAAGACAGGTAAACGATAAGGTTGTCTCTCGATAACCTCGATTTCCTTCCACAACATCAGGTCTCTCGAATTGGTCTTAATATACGTCCTGTAATCTCTCGTGAAGAAGACTTGCAGGAAGATATGATTATAGAACTCAATACGGAGATAATCGTAACCCTGACGAGCAATTTGTAAATTTTTGTGTATGTCGTCCTTGGTCATTACCTGACCTCTAGTTAGTTTCAGGGTCTTATACATTACTTGTAGATATCCTGTTCTAAGAGTGGTGTCTTCTCCTGTTGTGGTGCTTCAGGAAGAGCCACAACTTCCTTGTTGAGTTCTGCGTTCATTTCCTGTACAAACTGTTCAAGTAAAACACGCACTTCGGATGCGGAAATCTCGATACCTTTTGAGAGAAGAATATCGGTTGCGTACTCGATAACCTTCTCCACCTTCGCATCCCCATGCAGTTCTTTGAACATCTGTTCCGTTGCTCTTACACAAGCCTTAACAACTTCTCTCTTAGTCTTGTCATTAAGATACTTGGCAATAAGACCTTTAATGGTTATTCCGAGATAACCGAGGATAGCCGTGATTACTGTGTACAGGATAGTTGCTCCGTACTGTTGAATAAACTCACCGAATGCGTTCATAAAGATTGCACCTCCAATAACTTCATCATTTTATTTTATCTTCGTCATTTCGTTAAAAATGACGAAATTGAATCTCTATTGTTCCAACTTTGCTAACGTTTTTGCTCCTACCACGCCATCGTGCTCTTTAGGTTGATTAGGAAACGCCTTTTTCTGAAAGTTAATCGTAGCCTGTTTGCTTAACTTACCGAACACACCGTCTATTACAAGATTAGCACCGTCTTTTTGATTAAGCAAGTATTGGCAATACTTTACATCGTTACCTACACAATTAAGTTTAATAACTCTTGTAGGTCTTGTATAAGGGTTCTTAGGTTTTGCAGGTTCTACTCCGATAACCTTGCTCTTATTCTCGATAAGTTTCTGTCTCGTAATCGCTCCGCACACAGCATCGGCTTCGATACCTACCGCCTTTTGAAAGTCAAGGAGAGCCTGTTTCGTGGCTTTACCGAAGTCTCCGTCCAGTAGAAGAGAAGCACCTGCTTCGTTCAGTTCCCATTGCAACCAAAGGCAACCTTGCCCTTGCGTTCCAAACGAAATCAAAGAAGTCGGCATTGGATATGGATTGCCTGAAGAACTCTCTTCCTCTTCGTATCTAAGAACATATTGCCAACCGTAAGAAGGGTCGTAGAAACTTCTTGTACAGACTTCCTTCCCTGTGTTGTCTCCTTCTTTACCATATTTACCACCAGTCTCGCTTGAAGAGGCATGAACGATTAAGCCGTTTCCAAGATAGCAAGCGGTGTGGTGTTCCTCATTCAAGAGGATATCGCCCTTGATAAGCGACATTCCCTTCTTGTAAGGGATAGCCTTAAACCCTGCCTTGACGAAAGCCTGTTTCATATTCCCAGTGAAAGACGCTCCGTACTTGGACTTAACAGGAAAACCTTCTACTGCTGTTTCCCATGCCAATATTATAAAAGACGAGCAATCTATATCGGGATTGAGCCAACGCTTGTTCGCATCCTGTGAGTAACCGTGAGAATTGTCGTTGGCAATGTTAACGAGCCAATCGCATACTTTGTTGATTGTCTTTCCCATACTTTCTTCTCCTTTCATTTCTTATGATAATCATGTCCATCAGTACAAATGATTGCAAACATTATTAAAACCATTGTAACTGTAAAAATCAATAATATCCATTCTTCAAGTGTCATTTTCAGTACCAATCATCTTCCTCAAAAGGACAATTCTTTAAAAGAAGAGGACAACCTAAACAATCAGGATAATTAAGTTCACACACTTCTTCTAAGAAGGATTCATAATCATCATAATCCATGGTCAGTTTTCCTCCATTTCTTCATTAAGTTCATCAACATTCATCATCATTGCTCCACAATTCCCACAGAAATCTATGTAATACTGTAAGTCTTTCTTTGCTTCACATTGCGAACAAACATACTCATTGTTATCATTAAGAACCCATTCAGCCGTTCCAAATCTTTCTTTCATCATATATCTTCTCCTTTAAATAAACTTAATACCAACACACATAAACCAGTATACCCAAGTATCAACAGCAAATTCTGTAATGGTAAAGGTATTTAACTGATTGTATTTATTTTCTACAAACGTACATCCTTCCATTATCTCTTTTTGCCCTATACAGATAGGTGTATTGCAAGGTTGTGTTTCCGTTGCATCACCTGTGCAAGTTGCGAAAAACAGATAGTCATAGTCAAACAGAGAAGTTGCTGATGTAATTACACCACCTGTTGCTGATATACTTTGTTTCTCGAAAATCATAGTTTTACTAACAGTAGCATTGGTACACTTTATTCCAGTTACTTTGGTAATATTACTGTATCTGTTATTTGTTCTTGTCCAAGTATTGCCTGAATGAGAATAGCAACAGTAGTTATTGCTATTCCAAAAGTTCAGATTAAACTTGCCTGAACTGTAAGTAAAAGCATCTGTGATTACTTCGGGGATAGTAACAATTCTTTTTGTACCAAGGGTTGATGAAGTAATCTCAAACTCTATGAAATCATAGTTCTCATAATCATCAGACAATGTGAATGAAGTGTCCTGTGCTGAATTATCTACCAGTACAGTTGAAGAGAATATTGGAGTTACAGAACCACTATTCGGTGTATAATATTCCGCTTCCACTTCACTATTACCTACGTTCAAGTAGATATTATTAGTTCCCTTCACAGAATTAACCGCCACAGAATCAACTGTAAGAGAAGTAGGTGTAGCAAGTTTATATACAAAAGTTGTCGGATTGTCAGCAAACCATTGTGTAGCCTGTTCTTTCGTTGTAATCGTTTGGTCAGCAAGAATACAGACTAAAGTATGTCCACTATTAGTGATATAACAATGGTCATCACCGCCTGTCAGACCTGTCCGAGTAACGAACTTATCCGAATAGACAGTCTTAGCACTTGCTGATGTATTTTCACTATCAAGACCTACGGCAACTGTTACAAAATATGTTCCACTACTTTGTGAAACGGCATTTACAGAAACACTACCATCAAAGTATAAAGCATCGCTCCAAGTTTTATCAAAATTTCCACTTTCATCACCTTCACCACCGTATACAGTAGTGCCAAATGATACAGGATATGTATTGCTTGAATATGCTTCATAAGAGGTTTCGCTTGAAGGATAATTGATTGAAACATCATTCTGATAAGATGTTCCATAAGCATTTGTCCCTCTAATCTTAAACAAACTCGCATTGTCAGGTGCGGTAATTACTGTGTTTGTAATATTTATTGTTTCAGAAATAAAGTTCTCACTGCTATCATACCAAAGTACCCTAATAGGATTGTTTGAGCCGACTTTAACAGAATAGTTTTGTCCACCTTTACAATGCGAAAAAGTTTTCGAGCGAATTTGTGTTGTACTTGGGTTTGGTACTCCTGTCGTATCGTTTATCGTACCAAGTTCAGTATCTTCGTTAAAGAAATTCTTCTTACACCTTATTATGTTTAAAGATGATACTCCAACTATGGGTCTTATGTTGCTTGGACTAGGGTCTCCTGAACCTGACTGAAATGGTAGAAAACTATAATTTAAAGATTTAAGAGGGGCATTTTCTCCGTCAAAAGAAGCAATAGCACCTCTAACAGTCTTTGTAGGCATAACCATCATAGTCTTTATCGGATTTACAATATTTTCAGGATGACCAACAGAATAAGGAATGGTATCTGCACTCCCTGTCTTTGTCCTTATCGTATTGGCTATCGCTGTGAAATCTAAATCTAATGTATCGCCATTAACTAAATTAACTGACATATACTTTCTCCCTTGTCTATTCTATGAAAGTAGAAAACGTATTTACCTCTCTGATTCGTACTCAATACCATTAGAAGAACAAACAACAAAATGTCCGTTTGTTCTTTCACCCTTTGATTTTCTTTTCTGAATGTATTCGTTATTCAGTTCATCACATATCTTTATAGAATCTTCCAAGTTATCCGAACCTCTCTGAAAGTGGATAAGACCTCCTATTTTATCAACAAACTTATCATAATTACGCCAATATTTGTCTGCTTTAAAATAAATATCATAACGTGTATCATCAGCACTCTCTAAAACGCTAATCATAGTTGAATCTCCTTTATAATCAATAAAAATGAATTGTGTTCCACTCGTCTCTATCAAGAAATCTCATGTTACTAGGAAAATATTTCTCTGCATCATACAAAGAAAACACCTCTTTGTCTTTACCTGCTTTATTCCAAATAATATCATAGACTTCTTTCCAAACATCAACTAAAGGTTTATTGGTCTCAACAACAACGATATCTATGATTTTGTTTCTTTCATCTAAAATAGGAATTACTACCATTGGTTTCATAAATTTGTTCTCCTTTAAATTTTATATTTACTTAGAAGTTTCCTCCATTCCATGCACTGATAGTAGTAGCAACAATATTTCCACTAGAATCAACGGTTAAGAATTTGTTTTCATCTGCACTTGTTGTAGCAGGTAATCTGTCATCACTATTTTCCCAAGTACCATTATTGTATCTAAGCACCTGACCATCAGTAGGTGAAGAGATAGCAACATCAGAAAGTCCTGCTAATGTAGAACTTCCACCTCCACCGCCAGTAGGAGCATAGATATCTATTACAGTTCCGTCTATATCAATCTCTGCTATCTTAGTTCCTGTTAATTGCAGTTGAGTAAAGGAAACAACAGAATATCCTGTATCATTATTAAGTTCTGATAAATCAGTAGGAATATCACCTGTATCTGCTTTACCACTTAATTCGTTCGATATCTTATCTGAACTCCAAGTCTTATCTACTGCCGTAGTTGAATCATCAATAGTAGCACCGCCACCAGTTGCGTTTAATGTACCGTCAGGGTCAATATTAAGATTAGTGCCTACTTTAATAACACCAAGAGTGTCCGTAGAGGCTTTCGGGATATTTACAACATGATTGTTAGGCGTAAGGTCTGTTCCGTCTATCTGAACACCTTTTATGATAAGATTATAGTCTTCTACGGCAATACTGTTAGGCACTTGTTCTTTGATGTAGAACGTATCATCTGCCCAAGTAGAATCCGTGTTCTGAACATAACTGCCACTTACTAACTTGTAGTAATCTGTATAGTTAGTATCCCAATTCGTAGGCTTTGCTTCCAACAGGAAATAATAGTCAGTAAGACCGAGTTGGATACCTGTACCTGCTACATAGGTATAACCATCCTGTGAGGTCAGAAGTTTCCAACGTGTTGTTCCGTCGGTAACATACATATCGCCCCAAAATACCAACTCACCGTTGTTGCCAGTGATGACAGGATTTCCTGAAGCGTCGTGCTCTCCTGTGTAAGTATTAGCCGAGAATATCTGTAATGCACCTGTACTGTCTGCATCGCCTGAAGGAAGAAACTTGATACCTCCACCAAGAAACGAAGAGATAATAAGGTCGTTTACCGATTCAAAGACAGTTTCTTCATAATAGTACGTATCTGTCGCCCATGTAGAACTCGTGTTAGGCTTGTACTCTCCATCATCATAGATGAAGTAGTCCTGATAGTTTGTAGACCAGTCATCAGGCTCGTCAGTAAGCAGGACGTACCTTACGACAGCGTTGCCCTGCGAGATACTTAACTTACCCTTGATGACCCTGTTACCGTCACGGATGACAACAGAACCGTCTCCGAGAAGACCATTGTTATCAAGTACAGCGTTTGGGTCATTAGTGTTCGGACTAATGACGTTATCGTTATAGTAATAGCCTGATGGATTGGAAGAATAGTTACCTTCAAGGACAATCCACTTGCTGTTATACGTCCATAAAGTGTTAGTCTCCCAAACATAGTAAAGGCTACCGTTGATTGGACTAATGTTAGTTAGTCTTTCTCTTTCGGTAGCAATCATCTTTACAGCCTTGATTGTTCTTACATTGTTTTTGTCACAAAAGACCTGTTTAGTGTCCGTAGTAACATAGTAATTACCGTTGGTAATCGCTGTGCACTTCAGGTCATAAGCGGTAAGTTTATAAATGCTAATATAAATCCCTTCTTTCTGAAGTTATTCTTCCTACGAACACCTTGTAACCAAGATTATTTAGTAGGCTATCCCCCTATATTCTAAGGTTCTTTTATTCTAAAGTTATTTTCTTTATTATACTAAATTGCTAATAGTTTTAAACCTTCTCTAAGAATGTTTTTACTAGCATTTATATCCCTATCTACTTCGTTACCACATTCAGGACAAGTCCAATAGCGAATCTTTAAATCCTTTACAGCCTTGTTCTTATATCCACAGTTGTTACAGAGTTGCGAACTAGGATAGAATCTATCAACCTTGATTAGTTGCTTTCCATACCATTCGCATTTGCAGGTCAACTGTCTTACAAACTCCGACCAAGAAACATCTGATATAGACTTAGCAAGATTATGATTCTTTACCATACCTGCTACATTCAGGTCTTCAATACAGATGTTGTCATAGTCTCTGACAAGTTGAGTAGATAGTTTGTGTAAGAAGTCCTTCCTTTGATTTGTTATCTTCTCATAACATCTAGCAACCTTGATTCTTGCTTTGTTACGATTAGAACTACCCTTTGGTTTTCGGGATAACTCTCTTTGTAACTTAACAAGTCTCTTTTCTGATTTTGCTAGATACTTTAGATTCGGTATCTTAACTCCATTACTTAGGATAGCGAAGTCTTTAAGACCTAGGTCTATTCCAATAGACTGATTTGTTTTAGAAAACTGTTCAATCTCTACTTCGCAACCAAGCGATACATAGTATTTACCGCTAGGCTCTTGTGATACAGTAGCACTTACTATCCTACCTTGAATATCATACTTATCTCTGAACTTCACTTTACCAAGTTTAGGAAGTTGAATACACCTATCAAAAATTCTAATGTTTTGATTAGTAGTATAAGAATTATGGTTATCTCTCTTAGATTTAAACTTAGGATACCCACTTCCTTTAAAGAACATCTTGTATGCTGAATCTAAATTCCTAAGAGCATTCTGTAAAGAAAACTTATCAGGCTCTTTCAACCATCTGTTTTCTGATTTTAATATAGTAAGTAGTTTGTTTGTATCACAATAAGACAATAATCTTTTCTCTTCCTTGTATACCCTGATTCTTTCAGCAAGGAAATAATTATAGACAAACCTACAACAGCCAAAAGTCTTGGCTATAAGAATACGCTGTTCCTTGTTCGGATATATTCTTATCTTGTAGGCTTTGTTAAACATTCACTTCTCCTTCTCCTGTCGCAGGTAAATTAGCCAAGATTTCTGCTACCGCCCTTCTCACACGTTCTCTACTCTTCGGGTCAGATAAGTCGGCAACAACCGAGTTGCTTCCACCAACCTGAATATTTGAATCCGATATGTTGTTCTGTACGATAGACAGGTTCATTATCTTCTCATTGTTCACAACGTCCTTAATGAGTTGATAACTTCTCTCTAACGACCTAGATACATTTTCAATCATTTGAGGGAGATATTCAAGAGCCGAAGGGTCGTTGTTCATTGCCATAAACTCTAAGGCTTTATCCTGATACATAGCCTGTGCCTTATCAAGAAACTCGGTCATCTTAACGATTCTTTCAAGTTCCTGCCTAGCCTGTGCTACTAAAAAGATACTGACAGAATCCTTTGTCTCGTCAATCAAGGATTGAGAGAAGGTCTTATTGGCGATAACATCTTCAGGTCTAAGTGTGTTTACCTGCTGTTGTAGTTCTCTTTTCTTCTTACCCATATGACCTCACAGTAACTCGTTGTATTGTCTGTTAATCCTTTGTATCAAAGATTCTGTTGTTGCCGTTGCTAGAGCCGACTTGCCCTCTAACGCTTGCCTAACCTGCTTATCGAACACTTGTGTCGGGGTAAACTTATAAGACCCCTTCTTCTTATTATATACTAATGTTCCGACATTAGGTATGTCAATCACGGCTTTTTGCAAACGTCCGTCAGTTTTCGTAAGGGCATCCTCGGCTACTTGGTGAACTAACATTAAGGGGTATATCTTCTTATACCCCTGTATCGAACGTTCTGATAACCCTGTAAGGGTAATGATATCCTTATCGTTAATCATTCAAGACTTCCCCTGTATCCGCATCTATGTACTTAACGTTAATCTTCCTAGGCATATCAGGAACAGTAAAAGGAAACTCGATATATTCAATAGATTCTGTTCCTAAGAAGTTCCATGTCTTGCCACCGTCAGTGCTGAATATCTTTGCCTTGGTGTAGTAAGGTCTGCCGTTCTTACCAGTCTTAAATACCGAGAAACACCTTTTGTTCTGATACCTAGCAATTTCATCAGGGCACTCGTCAACCTTATTCCATTCGTCGTCTGTTCCCTGAAGCGGAGACAACGGTTTGAAGTCCATGAGCCTGTTCAGTATTCTTGCTGTCTCTTGGTGACTTGAACTGTTCAACTCTTCCATCTGACTAATCAGGTTCATTATCTGCTGTTTCTTTTCAGCAGAAATATTGTCAGCAAGTTTTAATTCTCTATTCGCATATTCCTGAAGTGTCATCTTCGCCCTCCCTTAATTCCATAAGCATAGGTTGAGCACTCTCAATGTCAATCTTAGCCCTTAGACACTCAATGCTCTTACGTTTTCTATCTAACTTAAAGAACGGACATTCTTCACCGTAACACTCTGCAAACTCTTCGGTTGTTGAACTGACAATCGTTGTTCCATAAACAAAATTGTTTTCTGTGATTTTCCTATATGTACATTTCATAGCCTATTGCCTCCTTTATGCAGAAGCAAATGAACTATCAGAACCATCACAGTGTATATTAAATCTGATAGTAATATCTGTCAGTTCTCCGCATACCCTGTTGATTTCAATGTCCTTTACTTCAGACAGGTTTATTCCTAAATTATTAGGGATAAATGATAGCACCTGCTTTCCTGCTGAATCTTTTTTAATCTCTTTTAATCTTTTATCTGTCATTGTCTTTTATCTCCTCAAACATAGATATTTGTTCTGTGGTTATCTTGTGTGGAAAATGAGCCTTAGTATGAGGCTTGTATTCCTTACTTGTGTCATAGGCATCCATTTCACAAAACTCAAACTCCTTGCAGGTGTTGATACATTTTGTGGTGGATTCAGCCAGTATCTTGCGCTTTGCCTGACAGTAGATACCGTTTCCGACATATAGATTTATACAGTAGCGACAATATTGTTTCATTTTGACACATCCTTTGTCCAAATCGTCATGTAACCGTTTTCTTTCACCTTTCTAGCAAATTCTTGTTCCTTCAAAGATTTGATTGCTATATCTAACGCCTTTTCATATTTCTGATTCAAACATACTGCCAACTCTTTAACTTCTTTTAAAATATCTATTGCTTCTTCGTCGCTTATTTCTGTACCATAAGGTTCGGGTTCTTCATCACTTGGCATCCAAGCAACTATCCTATCTTTACTAGTAAGAGCAAAACCTCCACCAGTAAAATAGTCAGCCGAAACTCTTCCATCAACAGTTGTTATCCAACACCTGCAATATTCAGAGGGAACACCTTCACTAATAGGTGTCCACTTCTTCTCTTTTTTCTTCTCGTAAAACGAGCAGGAATCCGCAACGTATTCGTCTTTTACTCCGTTTGCTTTGCACAAATCTTTGTGAATACAACCCTCACAATTTACCATCTTTATCACCTTCTTTCCATTTCCAATTATACCTTTCTGCCACCTCTCATATCTGCACCACAATTCGGGCAAAATTTATATTCCCAAGGTGAGTAAAGACAATCGTCTGATACCTTTATCATTGGACAATCTATATGAATAAATCCTCCACAATAAATTCCTCCATCTGTCCATTGGTCTATTCTTTTCCACTTGCCCTGTGGTCTTTTTTGACCATCTTCTAAGCCTTGAACATATCCAATATCGAAGTTATCTCTGATTTCAACCGTCGGGGCATTTTCAATTAATTTACACTTGTAAAAACTATCTTCATTTCTGAAATTTCGGCATGTCTTACAATTATGACAACACAAATTATCAAATGCGTCTTCAAGATATTCACGCCTGATTAAATCATTGTTCATTGTCTACCTCCTGTTCTGGGTATACCTGTTCGCCTCCTATCAGAACCTTAACTTGCTTCTTCTGTTCGGCTTCGAGCAATCCGTATTTGTACCCACGTTCCCATGCTTGTGCTACTATCTGTTCGATTGCCCCCTTCATTCCCTCAAGATTTTTCAGTTTTGTTTCTGTCTTTGTCTTACTCATTGTCTGCCTCCCTCATATCATCAACCAAAGTGTCAATATACAATCTTGTAGTCTTTTTAGTGTGAATATCAGTACAAGCCACATATCCGTTAGTATTTTCTATAAGGTGTCCTATTTTGTACTGTCTATCATTAAATTCAAATATTTCGCCTGTGTGCATAAATCCTATGGTTGTTTTACTCATTGTTCTACCTCCTAACAAATTACAGGCTTCGTTCCTAACGTGCAATGACATATTCCGTCTCCACCGTTTGACGGATGTGAAGGACAGTTCTTACAAGCCTGTGGAATATCCACAAAAGCAGGAGACGTAGATACCATAGGGAAGGTTGGAGTTTTCCTAGATGCTCTTTCGTATCCTTCGGCAAATCCTTGTTCATAACCTCTTATATAATCATCCCTCACATTCGTGGCTATATCTCTACATTCGGTAATGGATGGTTTTTCTGCGGTTTCATAGAAAATCTTTTGCAATTCCTTTTTGCTAACTGTCGGGGCATTGTCGATTTCATCAATAATATCCGATACAATACCTTCTTCCGATTTACTCCCAATATAATCACAGGAATATACATATTGAAGTTTTCTTTTTAAAGCCTCACGGCTAATCAAATCGCCCTCGGTTAAAACAGGTGTGCCATTTGCGATTGCCGTGTGAATATCATATCTGTAATCTTTTCCATTCTGTATTGCTTTTACAATTTCTTCGGGTATATCAATTATCAGTTTCATTCTTTATCACCTCTCATACTCTTTTAAAGAAAAATTCATAGTTCCATATTTTTTATATTTAATATACTGATAAGCATATTCAACCAAAGCACCTATCAATGTTGAATGTTGATAATAATTT